GAGGACGACCTGGGAGCGAGGACGACCTGGGAGCGAGGACGACCTGGGAGCGACCCTCGACCTGGGAGCGAGGACGACCTGGGAGCGAGGACGACCTGGGAGCGAGGACGACCTGGGAGCGAGGACGACCTGGGAGCGAGGACGACCTGGGAGCGAGGACGACCTGGGAGCGACCCTCGACCTGGGAGCGAGGACGACCTGGGAGCGAGGACGACCTGGGAGCGAGGACGACCTGGGAGCGAGGACAAAAAAAAAACCCCCGCGAGCGCGGGGGTCTTGGTCGAGGGTCGAGGGTCTAGATACTATCTAACATTGAGGTCATTGGATTCGCGACGACCGACCGACCCTCGCGGTGCCGCGCAAGACCTAGATCCGCATGCATTGCTTGCGCGACCGTACGGTCGACCTTGACCCAGGGTCGCGGCGCGGGCAAGGGTCGCGATGTGATCGGTCGGCAGACCTCAAAGGTACGACCCTGATCGCGGTCCTCAAATATTTGTCGTTCCTGAGACCAGACCTCGATCCCTGGGTCGGGAAGTACTCGCGCGAAGACCCCGCGTTCCGTGATCACTCCGCGCTCCCAATGGTTTGACCCGGTCTTCGCGAGCGCGGCGCGACCCTTGACTTCGCGACGTACGACCCTCGATTTCTTGACTTCGATCACTGGATCGAGGGTCGACCAATCGCGGGCGCGGTCCTCGACCCACGCGAGCGCGCAAGGTACACGCTCGGGTCGCGAGTACCTTCGCTCCGCGATCATCGCGAGGGTCAACGCGCGCCAAGACCCTTGCCTTATTCTCGCGGGCGCGCTGGTCCTTGTTTCTTCCGCGGTCCTCGCGAGGTCAGCGACCCAGGTCGACCAAGTGCGAAGGGTCGTCGCGGGCGCGGAGAGTGCGACCCAGTTCGTCAGCGCGCTGACCGTACGGTCAACGATGTAAACTCTCGCGGGGGCGCGGAGTGCCGCGGTTGCCCAAGATAAAACAAATAATCTAAACATGATAGGTCCTCTCGTTCGTTCGTTCGTTCCCGTATTGGGAGTGCCAACAATAGCATGTCAATAGCTAATTGCAATGAAAAACGACCCTCGCGGGAAAAAACATCGACCTGGGTCGCGGGGTCGCGGGGTCGACCTGGGTCGAGGGTCGCGGGGTCGACCTGGGTCGAGGGTCGCGGGGTCGACCTGGGTCGAGGGTCGCGGGGTCGACCTGGGTCACTCCCGCGCGTGTATGTAAGAAAGGATATGGGGAGGGTGATAACGTATCGTAATCATAACACATGCAGCGCGGGGGCGGGTGTAGCTAACCCTCAGAATTTGTTTGGCACCTTTTCGCGATTAGTGATTTTCGGCAAGTTTTTCCACCAGGGGTTTCAAGAAAAAATTGGTGGAAAAATTTCAGGCGTGGATGTAGAGGTATTCTTCTCTGGCTTTGCCGTTCTGGTTTCTGGTCGGTTTCTTAACGTGTGGGTAAGGAAGCGTGCTATCATAGCTTGACAACACAAATGCGTAGGGTTCTACCAGCTTCATTAGCTTCTCATGCTCGTCGAACTCGTATTTGTACTTACCCCTCGTTCTCAACTCGCTAGGATACGGAGGGTCCAGGTATATTAGCGGTTTTTTACCCCGCTGGGCCGCAGGATTAAGCGGTAACAAGTCTAGCGCACTTTTGTTGAATATAGTTATATTCTGCAACCGCTGGGCGATTACCGGCAACTTTAGCAGCATGTTTTCCCATGTTTGTCTACCAGTCCATTTGAATCCTCTACCGGCAGCTTCTCCGCCAGCGTAGCGCATTCGTTGCCACGTATAGTAGGCTACCGCTCTATCAAAACTTCCTTCCGCCAATTTAAAATATCTGCTGGCAGACTTGCAAGTGCTTTCACAATATTCTACTTCCCGCAACCTATCTACAAACTGGGCACATGCCCATTTGATGTTTATCATCATCCAGAACAGGTCTGGATCTATTTCGTTATACAACCCTGGCACATTATCATTTAAGATAATAACACCACTCCCGCCGAAGGCATCAACCAAATAATCGTGTTCTGGGAAGTTTGCCAGTATCCATTTATAGATTGCTCCTTTCCCGCCAAACCAGGGTACTACTTGCAGCTTCATGTTGACACCACGAAACAACTACCATGTAATTTAAAGATATTCACAAACACCTCAATGTTACTCCCAAAATAAAATACTGCCTGTCCTTGCAACGGGGTACTAGTCTTCTTATCCGGGTGCCAGTATCTAATCCTACCTTTAGGAAAACAGATGGCAGATGCTGCACTAGCAAGTTCCTGAAACCATTTTGTCTCAGTAGCATTGTTTAACAAAGCCATTGCCTCTGGCACGTCCCCTTCTTCAAAATGGTATATAAGTTTTTTACAGAAAAGAGAGGCAAGCGGTTGAGCATAAGGTGGATTCATCCACACTTTCCCTTTCCATAATTTAGATAACCCGTCATCACTAATGTTATAAAATACCCGTGCTTTTACCACTTCATTTGCTATCTCACTACTTGCCGGATCTAGATCAACTTTACCCATAACAGCTAACGCGGAGGTTATGATACTGCTGGGCGTGTACCATTCATTGTCCCCGCTATTTTGAGCCACATGTGGCTTCATGCTGAGAACACCTCATCTACCCATTCATATCCTGGAAACTTTGTACCCTCGCTTCCCATGTGTGTGGATGGGTCGTCTGCCTCTGCATCCATTACTCGTTGCGCCAACGCGCCGATGTGTGCAGCAAGCCGCAGCTTTGCTTTCTTCATTGCTGCTGATGCGCTAGTTTCTTTTACTCGCAAATGCCAGGAGTCTCCATTCCGGTATCCAGTCACTCCACAATCAGCCATAGACTCATGCTCAGACCTGGCAGGGGATAATATTATCGTGTTTTCTTTTACATCCCAGAACACATCGAAGTAGTATGTGTATACCTTCTCTCCGTTAATAGCTTTAATGAACTCATCAGATTGTGTTAGTTCCATTCTTTTATGTCTTTCTCTGCTACTAATAAGACATCTAGTATCTCTTGTGCAAAATCAGCCGTTATAGTAAGGTTACGTTCTACCTCACAGTCCATTATATAGTGGAACACATCCGTTTCGTCTATGCTCATATCCATAACCACTTCTATTCCTGGATTATAACCTTCTTTATATCTTGCGCGTACTAACATCTTAGCCTCCTATAACATACATTTGGTATCTATTCGCTTGAATCTGAAATACACCCGGCAGTTCCACTGGGGTAGGTATCATTTTTTACCCTTCTTTTTCTCTTTTTTGGATAATTTTGTATCATCCGCCATTGAAACTGCGGCGATATCCTTGACTCTGGCACAAACTGTGCAGCCAGCTTTGGTAAACTTGTTACCCGCCGGGTTACACATGTTATGAACACGGATATTCTCACCGTATTCTTCGTCTTGGAAGGCACTATTGCATACACATTTTTTTAAGATAATCATTTAGCCCTCCATTTTATCATGTCGTAAGCGCACGTTCAATTGACCATCCATCTCTGGTCAACCTCTGCCGCAAAAGCGCACCTGTTATACCTATACTTTTTGCCCATTGAGTTACATTTTTTGTCTCACCCTTATATTTAATCCACACATTTCTCCTTGTATTATTACACTGCTCTTTAGGGGTAGCCCACCTGCAATTTTCCAAGCAGTAGTCCCCGTCGTTATCTTTTCTATCAAGTGTCGTACCCTCTGGACGTTCACCCATATCAGCCAAGAAGTTCTCAAACTTATGCCATCTATCACAAACCTTAATACCTCGACCACCATAGTCTTTATACCTAAAATATGTGGAGTTGTTACATCTAGTCATCATATTAGACCAACTACTATATGTTGTAGTGTGCACCCCATCTACAGCATGACCATGTGAAGTACTTCTCTCAGCAATTACTTCTTTGTTGAGACATCCACAGGATTTAGTATGCCCGTTTTTCAAATTGCCACCTTGAACTCTGGTAATATTTCCGCACTCGCAGACACAGCTCCAAGCAAGGTGCTTACCATTTCTGCCAGCTAGCTTCTGCACAACTAACTTGCCAAACTTTTGATTAGTTAAATCAATCATTTATGACTCAAATTTGTTGAAAGTAGTCACATCGTCTTTTAAAGCATTCTTGCTGACATCCGCCATTTTCTCCCACAACTCTGCGCGCTCTTCTGCAGCCCGTTGAATTACCCTGCCAGCCTCTACACATCTCTGGTGAGCAGCATTAAGCTGTTGTTTAAGCTGTTCTTGCAGACTAGGGAATTTACCTTTCACTACTACTGGCAAGTTTTCAGTCACTTGTGCCTCCTTTAGTATTGTTTCATTTCCATTCTCATCCAAAATTGATACTTCAATTGCCATTATGCCTCCAAAAGAGAAAGTAGGGTATCATAACTTAGGTGCCCCAGGTCGGGAGGAGAAGGTTTGGGCTGTGTTTGATACCCCAAATTTTTTATCTGAACCTCAATTTCCGAATCCCTAACTTTTGGTACCGCTTTACTTGTTTGATTTCCTCGTGCTTTCTGCTGTAGTTCGCCACTTTGTTTGTAAGTATGTGTACAACAGAAGCCATAGCATCAGCGCAGTCTTTTCCAGCACCGGGTAAATGGTCAATCCTGTTCTTCTTAGGCTCGAACTGCAACCCAAGTAGCTCCTCTACATATACTTTGTGACTGGGATGTATGATTCGGTGTTCAATATAGGCAGATTTAAGTTCGTTGTATGGTTGTGTCGTTGTTACTGTCGATACTAACCCACTCCTTACTTTTAATCGCCTCAACCCTTGTATAAACTGCACCGAAGAGAATCTATCAAACGTACCAAACTTTATATTAAGAACCTGACAGATGTAGAAAATGAATCCTCTTAGCAGATCCATGTGAACTTCGCCGCCATGTGGTGGGCGAATACGGATAATCCCATCTATACAAAATACTGGTGCGAGTAAATCGGTTAACTCTACAAATGTGTCTAGTTTGCCGTTGTATCTACTGGTTGATGGCAGATTCACATAATCTTGGATATGCCCCACTACAAGACCAGTACTATCGTGTGTGATACCAATATCAGCGTGCAGCGCAAATGTAGCGCCAGCGTCGAACGATGGTTCCTTTAAATAGTCCTGGTTTATAAGCATCGCCCAGTGTGGAGAACCCCAATCTAGCTCAGCATCTATGATAATGTCATCCATTGTGAATAGTTGCTTATTATCATACACAGCCGCGTGCGCGCGAACAGCATCAACTACTGCTTCCTTGTTCTTCATGAAGGCACCTTCAACACCGAGCACAATACCAGCAAAGTCTCGGAGTGCAGCTTCACAATTTCGTTGAAAGTCACGGAAGTAGTTCATCGGCACTTCAATAACTTCGGACCCTTCGAATGCCATCTCATATTTCGGTAGAATTCTAGAACTTCGTTCATGATTCCCGATTTCAACAAGGAATTTCTCTGTGCTCATCCTATCCGCAGGTAATGCTTCCCATTGTGCATACTTCATGACGAATATACTAGGGTCTGTCTTCGCTTCTTCCATCTTTCTATCTAGGAAGTCGCCTGGGTACCGTGCGGAAGAGTCTAATATCATCATTCCAGGCATTTTACCCATTTTATCAAACCTGGAACGCATTCTCTGCATAATAGTGCCATAATTCTGTTCCGCTTGGTCATATGTTCCATCAGCAGATTTACTTAACTTACTATCTGCTATTACTTGGAAGAAGTTAGCTTCCGAAATCACACCTGCAAACACATTCAACCCAATCGCTGACATTTCAGTACTACTGACCGGGGTTACATACAATCCGTTCGGGAATTTCAACATAGAGCGAACTTTTTTATCGAAGGGGAACACCCTTGTAAAGTAATGTGTTTGTGACATGCGCCCCATCATCTGGTCGAAGAGGACTCGTTTAGCCGATGTCATAGATACAGACTGTAGAATGAAGTAGATGGTAGAACCTGGGGCTAAATCATATTCTGCTTGCATATTTGTTAGGCAAGAGTTTAGATACACCAAATAGGATAATGCCATTTCAGAGAAGAAGCTTTTCCCAATCCCTATTCCACCCGAAAGAATTACCTCAAGATATTTATCTCTGTTAGAAAAGAGTCTATCCAGTTCATATTTTATCACTGGTCTAAGATGACCTCTTTGGTTCATATATTCTTTAGACTCTAAGAACTCTTCGATATCTACCGGCTGCTTCTTATATCCTCGTATGGCTGTCATTTGGTCCATGTCTTTAGATAACATGGTCTTCATATAGTTTTCGCAGTATAAACTGAACAGATGTTTATCTAACAGTAATTGCCCATCTTTCTCTGTCATGTGACATGACAGAACAAGGTCTTCGAAGAACCCGGTTGATTGTTTGGTAAGTCCTATATCTTTACTTATTTGCTGCACTGCCTCTAGTGCTTCTCCTATTTCTATGTACTTATGCATTGACTACTACCTTCTGTGAGGAAGCCTCAATGACAGGCACATCAATCGCTTCGTCTTTTATGTTTGCTAACCCACGTTCTTCAGTTAAAGCCAGAAGTCTACGTGTGGCTGAGATTATTTTATCTGTATCATCTTGTGCTTCGAATGCGAATGCTTTTAACGGTTGTCCTGTTGCAGAGAATGTAATTCTGCTTGTACCTACATCATTCTCAAGTTTGATATATTTTTCCAGGATTGAGCTTAGTTGCCTAATCGTATCGTTCAGGATTATAAGCGGCTTCCCTTCAACATCTTCCATAGCTATAAACTTCTCTACCCTTGCTGTCTGCACATCTGCGAGCCAGCCTAATCTACCCATAGCATCTATCCTTGCCGACAGGTTCTCAAGCTTATCTTTAATCTCGCGTGCCCCAGGCTCACCATTCTTTAACTGTGCTTCAACAAGCGCGATATCATTAAGTGCCTTCATCTTAAAGTTTGCAAGGTCACCCATAAGAGACCTGGAGTTTCTGTCAAACAGTATTCTCCAATCTTTTTGGACCTTATCTATTATTTCAATAAATGTGGCACCCTCTCTCATGTCTAGATATATCTCCGCTAGAAGATGGTCTGGTATTTCATGAAGCCACCGTCCAATTATAGTGCTTTCCTTAGCAACAGTCGTGATATTTGACATGAGTTCTTTATTTTCAAGAACTTCTTCTATTTCCATTAGTTAATCACCTCTGTCGCCTTTTAATCACATTATCAGCCATTTGTCAAGAGGATATTGGACAACTCTTACAATAGGTAAGTACTCTGCGCTCTTTATACTCGTTATCATGCTTAGATACGTGCTTTGTGCAATGTCGTTTGTGAATGGTTGCGCCAAGGGACTCACAATACACCAAATCATCTTTATTCACTTCAAGCCAGTCTTCCACAGTTCCAGCTAGCTTGACACCCTTAGCCTCTTCTCTCACTCCAAACCATCTCTGTCTCTTAATCATGTTAGTTTGCATAGCTCCTCCAGACTCATGTTAGCTCTATTACATATAGTTGCCATGTATTGTGTCCAAAGTAAGTTGTCTGTTGTCTTTAATCGTAGTATTGTAGGCTCTATTATCTCTACATTGTAAGTATACTCACTTATAAATAGATTAAAGTATGCTTCATTAACAGCATTATCACCAATATCTACATCCTCCAATTTCGCTGTAGCCCATGATGGGAGTATCTTAGCCGCCTCTACCGCAGGGGTCTCAACAAAGTGTGTCTCCACTGGTATCCTATTCTCCAGTAGGAACAAGGCGGCTTTGAAAAGGATTACATCGTGACCAAGCACTGGACCCTTGCCAATAAAAGGAAGTGCTTCTAGGGGATTTCGTTGAAACAAAGCTTCCTTGAAATACGCTACTTCATAGGGTACAATTGTACCCGCCTTTTTTGTAAACCATGCTAATGCAAAAGCATCCCTGGTTTTTGGTAACATGCACAGATTGTAAGCAAGCTCCAGTGCCATCTTACCAGTAAGCTTGTCGCTGCTCAGTAACGCGCGCGCCTCATCTAAATTGTGGTAAGATGAACTGCAACAAAGAAGTAGAAGTTTCCATTTTATATAATCGGTGTTTTTCAGCGTTTTCCACAGATGCCCAAGACAGAGCTTTGCCACGGCTGGGTCAGCGCGCAGCACAGCTCTGTATAAACCAGTTAGGTAATCTTGGACAGAAAGCATTAATCGTCACTCAGCAAATCATCTATACTTTTATCATCTAGGTCGTCGAACACCGGCTCTTCTTTTTTCACCATCTTCTTCTTAGGCACTGGTTCTGCTGCATTAACAACCCCAAGGCGCACTCCAAATGACCTTTCCAGGAACACTATGTAGTCTTCGATGGAAGTTCTAACCGGAGTCTTGCCTTTGAATATAAGCCACTCACCACATATCTGAGATAACGCTAAAACGTCATTGTCTGTGTCGTGAATCCGTTTCGCTTCTGTGAGAGCATCACCAACTATACCAGCGTCGGCAGCATCAAGTTTAAACGTCATGATATTCACTTTAGGCTTCGTGTCATTACCTGTGCGGTTTAGTTCATCTTTAACTGCTGCCTCAAGCTTAGCTAGAGACAAGCCCCCTGCTTTTTCGAGCCAAAGGTCAGCATTATCTGGTGTAAGCACCTTAATGAGTTCTACAGCCTTAGACCAACCCATTTTTGTTATCTTATCGTGTGAAAGCCCAAGCTCCTCAACTTTCTGCCATATATCTGTAAGAAACTTGGCTTTCCTATAAGAGAAATCAAGTTCTGTCTTGATATAGGACTCGTATGTAGGGAACCCCCACCCTACAAACATTTTAGCCATAAACACTTCATGTAGGTCACGAGCCAGCACTAGGAACCCGGACTCTATGGAATCCTTTATGGTGATTATCTCGGCTCTGAGTGCAGCCTCACCCCCCACTACCTCCCCGGAACTCTGCTGATTGTTTTTATTTTTTGTTTTTAACATCTTTTTCTCCCTTTCGTAGCGGCATTACATTGTAATCTGACACCATTGATACTGATCTAGCGCGTTGATGCATCCACTCGGCTAGTTGCTGTGCCTCTTCATTGTCTATGTTAGACTGTGGTTTAGTGCTTTGAATGGAATACATGATATGCTCTGTCTCTAACCTCTTACCACCTGAGAAAGCTGTAAACATCGCATCTTCTATACAAGACTCAAGTTCTGCCCCGGTGTAACCATTGCTCCTGTTAGCAAGAAAAACCAAATCAAACAGAGCCGGGTCTTGTTTTCGTTTAGTAAGATGTATGCCAAGTATCTCTACGCGCTCCTCCGCATCAGGAAGCCCTACAGACCATATCTCATCGAACCTGCCGCGTCGGTATACCATAGGTGGTAATTTAGAAGGATCGTTCACAGTGCCTACCAGGAACACTGGCTTCGTTGTCTCCTGCCTCCATGTCAAAAGCGTAGCTATAACTCTAGCCGTTACACCCGAATCAAAAGTTCCTGAACCCTGAAGTCCAGCCAAACCCTTTTCAAGTTCATCGACCAATAAGAGACATGGTGAAACTGCCTCTGCTATCTTCAAAGCACTTCTGATACGCGCCTCACTGGACCCAACATAAGCTGAATACACACGTCCCATATCTAACCGTAATAATGGAAGCTCCAGATAAGCGGCTGCTACTTTACCACAAAGTGTCTTACCAACTCCCCCGGCTCCTACCAATAGAATTCCTTTAGGGTAAGATAGTCCAAACTCTCTAGCCTCATCAGTAAACCCAGCCTTCCTTCGTTGTAGCCATGACTTCAGTGCTCTAAACCCACCAAGTGTGGATATTGACTCTGAAGTTGATATATATTCAAGGATATCGCTCTTTCGGATATCCTGTTCTTTTTGCTGCTGGATTATGTTTGTATCTACCCCTCCGGTCATTGATAGGGATAGAGATAACGCGTTCTCGGCAGCTAATGCAGTAAGTCCGGCTGCGTTCATAGCAGCCTTCTTTATTTTAGCTCTGCGTTCAGGAGCAGAGGCTGGAAAGTTGGTTAAATCGGGTAGATACTCTTTAATTAGAGTAGTAAACTGTTGTTCCAGTTGCTTCTGTGTTGGTAGGGGAAAATCACAGAAGGTCACTACGTCGTGAAGCTCCGGGGGGAGTTCTATATATGGACCGGCTAGTATTACTGCAGAAAAAGTAGAACGCACTTTATTAACAGTGTCTGCTATCTGCTGCACAACAGCCGGACTATCAAGATGGAACCTGACATTGAAGAATATTGCTACCAGAGGAGTGATGCTCTTCTCAATCTCTTGCAGCGACGGGATTAAGTCTTTAGGTCCTGTTTTGGGTAAGCTGTCATAATGCCCGGCTGCATATATCCTTAATCCTGTTGTAACTCTCCAGACTGCATAATCGGTGGGCTCCTTGCCTTCATCTTCGAGTTCCTTAAGTGCAGTCTTCACCGTCTCCTCCACAGACATCTCCTCTGCAGATGGTAAAAACAAACACGGGTTTCCGGCTCTAAGATAATCTACAATATTAGCCATATTAACAGTCCACGTCAATCTTCTGTCTTAACTCAAGATAATGAGTAAGCGGCACAGTTATCCAGACATCCCTATTTCCCATCTGTGATCGGTGAAATATTAACGCTGGCGTTGTATCTGGATAATACTTTTTCTGATTGTCTTTAGTCTGCTCTAACGCGCTCCAGATTGAAAGACTCTTCTGGTTCTTACACTCTATAGTCAAGCCTACTAGGTCACGGGTTTTTTTGTTATTGAGGATTACATCTGGTCCATTCTCCGCACCCACTGGATTGCGTAAATCGTCATCGTCTAGATTGAAGCACTGCTTTATCAAAAGCATAATACTTTTTTGAAACGCGCGACCCTTGCTGATTCTGGATCTGGCAGTGCTCATCTAACCTCCCTCAAGTAATTCTCTAGCTTAGTTGTCATTATACCATGCTTTTTTATGTTTGTCAAGTTTTAGCCCGGATACAAAATTTCACGCAAGGGCAGTTTCTAGCTTTCCAGCTAGTGTACTTGGTTCTCTCGCAATCGTGATCTGGTGGTGGTAAGGTCTTACTTTTCATAGAATTTCCGTATAACCTTAATTTAGTTTTTATCTCAGTTAGTATGCGCTCGTCTTTCATTACTGGGAACACTTTGATAGGAAGTTCACCCTGCGTCTCTTTTTTGGATATATAAGCAATGTAGCCACAGCTATCATCTATTCGCACAGACATCTCAAACGCCATTTTATGACAAGCCCACATATATGTTTGAATCTGCCAGACATGTTCGACTAATGGTGTGAGTAATTTTGAAAACTTGTCACCGTTCATAGTTTTCAATTCTACGACTCTTATCTTTCCCGGCGCTTCTATAGGTTCTATAAACAAATCAGGATGTCCTGTTAGGCAATAAGGGGAGTGCATTAATAAAGTGACTTCCTTGTATCTTGATGCCGCCACATCTGCCCCGCACCTCTTGCACGGTAGCGTGGGGGGCTTTCCAAATATTCTCTCTTTTCCACAAGCAGTGCATTCCCACACTCCCCTTCGCTGAACACCAAAATAAGAATCACTGTTTTGTATCCAACTATGAACCGCAGAACCAATATCAAAGGTGAGTTGTCTACTAAAGCCCACTATCTCGGTTCTCTCTAGTTTCTTAGCAGTACCAATGACTAGTTGCCTAATGCACGCACTATATAAACTAGAGGCTCTTGGATAGTGAAGCTTTTGTACATTACGTACAGTATTAATGCTAAGTATGTTAGACGAAGGCTCCTGTTCATTTAACATGGTTGGTTCTGTAAGTAGACTCATGAGAACATATGCCTCATGTGCCAGGATATTGTGAATAATGTTTCATCTGGATACGCTATTCTAAATAAAGCTAATTTGTTTTTCGAACCGATACCATAAGCCCCTTTAACCTCAAGAAAACACCCATAGTCTGGAAGGTAGAAATCTGGAATGTAAATAGTTTTAACTATAGGGAACCAATAAGCTTCATATTGATACCATATATCGTGAGCCGCTAAAAACAATGCTACAGTTTCTTCATACTTAGACATAAAGAATGTTTTTAGTTTTTTTGAGTAATAGGTACCGGTTCTGATAGTCTGCATGTTAAATAAGAACCTGTCTCTTGGCTTGTTTCTGTAAATGGCTTTTAGAAGACAGTCGCTAGAGCAGAAGTATGCAGATGTTGGGTCTATCAACTTCCAGTCTTTATTATCCACATCAGACATTTTAGAGCATGTAGAACAAACAACATCAGGCATGGAATATCTCCAGTTTGGCTTTTTCTATTATTTCCCTCTGAGCCGTAAGGTATGCACCGGGGTTAGCTCTCCAAAACTCCTTTATCTCTTTCTGTGTACCGACTGTGCTTCCAATTCGCCACTTTGCCCCTTCTGGTAAAAGAAGGTTATAGGTTTTAGCTTGTTTTATGACAGTTGTGTATTCTAATAGTTCTCCTCTGCTAAATTCAATGTTGCCCTCTTCATCTCTTATGGGTTCTTTACACCTTACAAATTCGCCACCTCCAGCTAGAATTGTAACCTTTTGTCTTTCTACAGTGAAAGAATGTCTCTGCACCAATGAGACTTTTCTACTCTCATCTCTCTGTTTCTTTTCAGAGTCTGTCAGTGCCTTCTTAGAGAATCTTACCCATAAAGAAGTGAAGTGTTTTAACGCTTCTCCTCCAGGCATACTCTCTGGATTCTTGAACAGTTCTCCAACTAGAAACATGACTTGATTTGTAAGTATCACTACGACAGGGTGCCCTTTGAAGCCCTCTCTAATAAGCACCGGGTTAAGCCTTCTGACAAAATCCTTTACTGCTCTAGGATTAACACCCATATAGTTACTGTAGGATGAGCCTTCCATAATCTTAGACGGCACTAACGCGGCTACTGAATCTACCACTATCAATCCTACATCCTCTGCGCGTATAGCAGCCGTAGCAATATCAACATACTGCTCCAAGTCTTCAGCGGTAGCAATGACATAACTTTCTTCATCTAACCCTAAATCTGTTGCCCATTGTTTATCGAAGGAACCCTCTACATCCAACCAGAGAGTTTTCATATGAAGGGGGGGCTGCGAGCATTCACACTCAATTTTCATACACCTCCAGCACATTCTAGCTGCATTTGCAGCGGTACTAATAGCAGTAGATGTTTTACCTCCAGATTCTGGACCCCTAAAGCAGACCATTTGATTCATAGGTAATCCGCCACACAAAGCAAAATCTAGAGAGAATATCCCAGTTGGAAGTCTATCTATGTGTGGAAGAATTTGAGTACCTGGAACACAGGTGTTCTCGCCATATGTTTTATTATATTGTTCCGCCACTTCATTTAAGAGCATTATGCCTCCAGCTTTTCAAGCTGTTCTTCCATCAGCTCTTTTGTTAGTTTTATTGTTTGGTGAAACACATCTACTACCTCCTCCATATAACATGGAACTGTAAGACTAACGCCTAGTTTTATGCTTTCGAAATTACCTATGTTCAGTGTCCTGTCTAATCTAATGCCCACTGAGGCAGTAGCGTCAGTTACGAAGGGACGTATCTCTATTTTTTCTTGCTTCTGTGTTGTCTGTTTTAGTATTGTTTTGGATACCGTAACAGTACCTTCTTGTTTCTCTACTTTTTTTACCATTTCTTAACCTCATTCATATGTAATCTGCATCCCCCTCCCCCTATAATATTTCAATCTAGCATAACCAGAGACGCGCAAATCTTCATAAAAATTATCAACTACGTCTATTATTACAGGAGTCTTCTTACCATCTAAGAACCGTTCGATTCTACCTGATATCTGAAGCATCTTGGTTTGTGGTGTGGCTAGAACTAGGGCATCTAGTCTTGGGATATCAGTGCCACGAGAACCCATACCGTATGTTCCTAAGATTATCTTACAGTTCTCTAATACATTTTTTGTGTATTCCTTCTTGAATTGTTTCCCTTCCATAGTTCGCATAAAAAAACCAATTTCAGCTTCTGGAATGTCGTATGTTTCAATAAGTTGCTCACACATAGATAACAACTGCTCTTTACGGTCCGACAACACAAGTGTCTGTCTGCCGCTTTCATACAACCTTGCTATGCGGTTTGCTATGAGTGCAGTTCTATCCTTATTATCACTCAGTAGTGTCAGAACTTTACCCCTTCTAAACTTAAACTCTAAGTCCGGGTTCAAATACCCAGAGGGGGCATTATATTGAATCTGTGTAACAGATGGCATCAAAGTGTTACTTGATGTAGCCTTTAAGTATATCTGTCCAAGATGTTCCTCAAATATCTTGTGGAGACCATCGCTCCTGTACCTGGTAGCTGTAATCCCAATTCGGTATTTTGCCGGGAATAGTCCAACTACAGGAGCGAATGTTGCTGGGGGAACTGAGGAATCAACCTCATCAAAAACTACAGTTCCGAAATAGTTCTTGAAATCCTCTCCGAATCTATCAAGTGCTAATGTATGCACAAGAGCTATAACTATGTAAGCACTATCCCAATTATCATCTAGCTTACCGTTTTGAGCGGTCGCTATTCTAATACGATCAATATCGGTACTCGATACTATTCTATCTATCCATTGTAAAACTAGGTCTGATTTTGGGACCACTACTAACGCGGTCTTACCAAGGGATTGTATAAACTTTATAGCACAGATAGTCTTACCAGATCCAGGAGCTGCCTCTAAGAAGAATCCTGTCCCTCCTTTATCTGTGTGTGCATTAAATTCTTTAAGTAGTTGTTCTTGGTAATCCCAGAGATGAAATGCTTCTTTTGAATTGAAATTTATAGGACTTCCCACTGAGCGCCTATCAATCATGTTTCGAGCAAGCTTGTTCGTCAGTGGGAAGTGGTGTCTGGGGAATCCAAACATAGTATCTGTCGTTTCATAGATTGGAATTTCTGCAGAAGCATCGAATTTGCTGCGGAATGTAAGTGAATCCCGCAATACTGGCAGTTTATGCCCAAGTTCTGCTTTATCCACGAATATGCTACTAGATACTATGCAGGAGTTCCACATTAGAAAAGGCTCTCCACAGTTTCGTCTTCCTTCTCATCCTCTCCAGCTTCATCTGTGCCTTCCGCCTCTTCGTCCTCCCTCAAGTCATCAAAGGGGTCATCATTAGCACCGATGCCAGCAGATTTAAAAGGTGTAGACTCATCTATCGTATCGATGATAGCAGTGTAGTCAAGCGGTTTAATGAACTCGTCCTGGTCTGTTCCTTCCGGGGCAAGTGCCTTAAGCTTAGCAGGTGAAATCTTGCCTTTAGGGTGGAAAATCTCACCGCACGCGCAAGCTGTCTGCTCATCTGGGCGCGTAACACGAAAGGCAGTAAACTGCACATTAATGTACTCAGGACTTTCTGGATCAAGAAACTCCAGCATGGCCTGTTGCCCAGCACCCTTCAACACAATATACTGTTTCTGGTCCTTATACTCCTTTGTGCCGTCTTTGGATGGATACTTGTTATGGTTAATAACTGTCCCAACCAGCACGTAACTTCTCGATACGCCGGTCGCGCAATGCGGACAGTCGCCCTCGTTATTCTCGTTATTCGAACACCACACGGGCTCGTAGAACCCGTTGCTGTTCTTAATCGAGTGTTCGTACGCGCCCGCGGTAGGCACATCAATAAATGTGATTACTCCGCGCTCCCCTCTCTTGAGTCGGTATCTCCTAATACCACTCCGCTCCCTCATTTTGTTAGTTTTGATCCGTTCATCTTTTGCTCTCTGAATAGCAGAAAGCCCAGTCGCGTAATTCATCGTTTCTTCTCCTTCTTCATTTTGTTATGCTTACATAATACCACATTTATTCCTCGTTGTCAAGTAATCCGAGATTTTTGCTGTGGTACTCGTGAAAAGCCTTGACTAATACTCCAACTTCATCGGCAGTATACTTTTTAAGCATCCTGTCAATATACTTCTTCCTGTAACACAATTTCTCAGCAAGGTCGTATGCTGTTATCATCTTTCCTTCATACTCATATAACGGGTCTGGTCTCAAAGTGATAACCGTAAATGCTCCATCACATTAACAATCTGTTCTTCTGAGGTTATATCTCCTGGGTCCTTACACCCAGCCACACTCCAATCCAAGACACTAACAATATTTTTGTTACTTAGCATCCTGTAGACTTTGGCAGCACCAGCGCGCCCACTATCATCAGCATCAAATCCTAACCTATAATTTATTCCATGAAGTGCATCAAGCTGCGCCTGGGATATTCCACTGGTACCTGCCGCTATGGTATTAGACCGACCTAATGATAATAATCGCATCATATCACAGTTGCCTGTCACTGTTATTTTATCATTTTGTTTAACTAATAACATTCCAGAGGGAACAGACACACAAAAAACTTTACCTTTGTAATAGTCTGAGCTTTTGCGTAGACATTGTGTAGAGTTTGTAGATTTCCCGTGTAGAATAGAAATTTTATACCAACTTCCGTATTGGTTACGGCGATGCATAACAGTGGAAATCTTGCCACATGTGTGGGCTAATGTTTGCATAAATACTATGTTTTTATAAGACATAGAAGTATACTCGGTTTGGTCTCTGTGTTTAACGGAGTTCCCGTCCCAGTATACCATCTCCCCCAAAATCAAGTTTCTTTGGTGTAGTGTGGCCAGTGATAACCACTCATGTGGAAACTCCCTACCTACAACCCAATCCGGCATAGAGAAACTAATATATATATACTTCTTTTTGCTTGGTTTAGTACATGAGTAATGCAAGCCTAGTGTTTCTAATAACCATAAAATTCTTTGCACCTTGCGTTCTTTTTTAAATCCACCTCTGGCATACCTCATTTCTCTAGGTTTGCAACTACCTGTGCCTTTTCTATAATCTATAGTGAAATCGGCACTAACCGCCACACATAATCTAATTTCATTATCTGTTAGATTAATTCCTGGACCATCAACTTGAACGACCCTTGGAACATGGTGTCCTTGTTTAGGATAGTTTTGTGCTTCTGTTTTACAGAGATTCCCTTCCGTATCAAGGGTGACAAGCAGATGACCAGGAGTTGTCTTAGAGAGGTACCCCTTCGTTTCATATGTAATAAGTTCTCCATCAAAATCTTTTTTAATGATGGCTGTAGGTTTTACAAAAGAAGCAGTGAAATCATCAAATACTTGAAGAACATTTTCGCCGTTATAATCTTCAAAACAAATCCAACCATTTGGTGTTAACACAGACGCATCTAGTGGAAAACATTCACCCTCGACAATATATACAGGTTCCTGCCAGTTAATCAAGTGAAGTCCTAACCAAGACCCTGTAGCCTGTGCAGACCTGAATCGTAACCAAGGTTGCCCCACATACTCAGGGGTTATGTTGAACATCTTCTTTTCTTTATAACTTCTAGCCTTTAGTAAAGTAATCTCTCCCAAATTATTGGTGTAAGGGAATAGGATTAGATTCTCATCGACCCAGCACCTAACACCTATCAATTCAATGACATCAGGTTCTATCCGTCTAGTGTTTACTAAATAATCCATTATAGGTTTAGATACATCGTTTGAGAGAAGTGGGAATATATCAATTACATCATCTGGGAGTTTATCTGTTGGTCTTTGCGCGTAGGACTTCCACGAATCATGCGGTTCATACGTAATGGGTTCATTGTGTGTTGCGTTATCTCCATGCATTAATACTAAAGAGGCAGCTCTTGGGTAATGCCCAGTAGCTCTCCATATGTCTTGGATTAACGAAAACATAGGTCTGGGTGAGGGACTACAAGTGAAACACTTCCACACTGAGGTTTCTTCTTCTGAAACACTCACCCCAAAACTCGGTCTACTGTCCTTACCGCTCTCATGCTTATGTTTAGCAAGTGGGCAGTGGGCATTAACCCAATTTCCTTTGTGGGTGAATTTCGTGATGCCAAGTTCTTTAAGGAACTCTTTAGCGCCCGCTAGATTCACTTAGTACCTCCACTTCTTCTATCTTCGTTCGTTCCATATCGAAATACACCAATATCTTACCTGTTTCTCCTTCTCTGCCCTTCAGGATTTCGATAATCTTGTATTTAACTGATTCCCATCCGGCTTCGTTCTTATGCTCTTCTTCTACATCACTTATGCCTATAACTAATGTAGCATTCTGTGCAATCACATCAGACATGTAAACATCATCTAATCCCCCCGCTGTTTTCCTGCGGAGTTGATAGGACGCAATGACAGGAATACCCGTGTCTTGAGCCAAGAGTTTTAACATATCTGCGCCATGTGAGTACTGTTCAAATCGGTTCAATCGCTTCGAATATTCTGACCTTAATAGATACGCGCCGTCCACGTAAACACAGTCCGGTCGTTTTTCCTTAACGTGGAGTATAACATCTTCAAGAGTGGTTGTCAAAGCACTCTTCATCACGAGATATGGGTTCTTGCATTCTAATAGTGTCTGAATGTCTGTTTCTATCATGCTTCTGCCAATGTGATGAATAAGTCTGCCAGTTCGGATGGCACTAAACTTTATCCCACTCCTTAAAGCAAGAATTCTCCTCGCGTACTGCACAGGACTCATTTCTGTAGAGATAACCATAGGAACCTTACCGGCAGCATGAATAGCGTTCGCCATCTTCAACATTATGTAAGTCTTTCCAGCCGATCGTTTCCCCACTATGGCTATGAAGTCTCCCGGATGCGCGCCCGCGGATACCTTATCCAAGTACGGAAAACCAAGCGAAATTACCGCATCGTGCCTAGATACCTGTGCTTTATCATGTTCTTCTAACACCAGCTTACCAAGGTCAGCCAGATTAACCGCGGGGGGCGCGCCCCTGCGCTCCTGCAGTTCCAAATAGAGTTTCTTTATTCTAGCCTGTGCCTCATCCACATCATTATTGGATATATGCCTCTTTACGGCATCAAATGATTCAGATATAAGCATATTGGCAGAACGCCTAATAATACCATCAGTCCAGTAATCTATAGGTTCTCTAGGGAACTTTGAGAACTGAGTTCCCCATTCGGCTTCCACAGTCTCCTTTGATGGAAGTACTGAATATATTAAGATGTGATTCTTAATAATCTCAATTACCTCTTGCTCACGCTCATCGAAATCCTCAATCTTCAGCCCGAAGTTATTAAGGAAATCCAAGCACGGACGGTCTATCAACACCTGATGTAAAAAGCCTAATCCTACGCTCAATCTGTTTTCCTCACTTTACCCCATTTTTTAGCGGCTTGTGCTCTCGAACTCTCGTGATATAGATACTCGGCTTTCTCTTCTATATTGATTAATAAAGATGTACCTAGTGTATTCTTAATAGTGGAAAAGAAGGTACTTTTTACAGCTTCATTCATAGTCCCCTCGAATAAATTAGTTATTAAGTACTTATAGGTCGGTCTATCTCTATACTTTATGAAAGCAGACATACTTCCCTTGTAATGAGACATGCGACTATCGCCATCAGCTATATCCGTATGTACTATCAATGTAGACCTGGATATTTCCTTTAAATACTCGTTAGGATCACGGAAATCATTTCCACTATCCCCACTAAAGAGTCTAACTAACATATTGTTAGATACATTAGCAACGGACTTCTTCGTATTAAGTGCAAATATTATAGGGATGAAATTACAGACTGAATCCAACATACTCTGACTATTAGCAAGAAAGACAAGCCATCTATGCTCATCTAGTTTTGCTAATATGTCTGCTAATATATTCATCATCGGGATCGGTGGTTGAATGGAGGCTGTTTCTATATCATACCCGCGTTCTATCAACTTACTGTAAATCAAATCCTTGTTGGCACGGCTCCCAGAAAATTCAGTATCATCCCAAGGTGTTACCGGATAATTAGTTTCCATTTTACCTTTTCTCCTTTGCTCTTTCTTCTTTCAATGTTTTTAATGTTTTACCACTCTTCAACCACTTACTAGGGGTCTCAGTAGCTGGCAAATCTACATTAGGTCCAACAACAACAGGTCCACCCGCTTCTATGCTAGTAAGCATAGCGTCCAAACCTTTAATCTCTATGCGGTGATCTTTACCAGCAACAGGTCTCTTTCCTGCATCTAATAGTCTTTTAAGAAAAATACCTCCTACAATTCTTTCAGATGCTCGTATCCCCTCACCTCCTTCACGAACCGACAAGTAATCATACACATATCCTCTAAAATTATAAAATGTTTCAAAATCAAAAGTGATACCTTGTATACTAGTATAACCAGTGATATCTATTAAAAAAGTTACTATGCCATTCCAATAAGGGATAGTATTATCTATAGTATCAATTGGGTCCCTTTCCTCCTTTATACATTCGGCAAGATAGTTCTTAACCTTCTTGAAAGTTCTTGGCTCCTCGATAGCGTTAAAACTCCGGTTGTGTTTTGATGAAAGTGCTTTCATAGCAGTTATAAAGCCGGTTACAGTAAGCGCGTTGCCTTTCGTCGGCTTCTTACTCGCTATACTTTTAGCCCTTGCATCTTCAACAAGTTCATCGAGTTTCATATTACTAACCCCACCAAATATAGGAATGTCGCAAGCAATGCCCTGGTCATGATATGCCGTGACTACCTTACTCCACAAACCATTAAAAAAATTAAGTGCGCTTCCTTTAAGTGCAGTATATGAAAAATAATGCGACAGTATTCCAGGAAAATTGATAACATAGTTGGTGGCTGAAGTAAATATAAATAGATTAGATTCTTTGATTGAAACCATAGACCTCTGGACAGTTCTGTGAGCATTTGTATGCGGAGTGTTTATTAAAAAGTTTCTAATATCAGCAGTTGATGTAGTAGCTGCAATGCCCCCCCAACGAGATGCCCTACTTGACATGAATAGAGCTATACTAGTGACATTTAACGTAAACTTAGGTGCCGCCGCTAATGCCATACTAAATAAAGCAGTGAGTGTATTGTATTCATTCTCCTTGAATAACCTTTTCTCCATGCCCGCCTCCCCAAAAAACTAAAATTCCAATGTCAAATAGTATATCACGATTTCAAAATAATTGCAAGCATGAATACTTTAATACCGCGCGATGGGGGGCAGCGACCCACCCACGCTCCTCTCTTTACCTTTCTCTCCCTCTCCCTCTCCTATACTTTCCTGCATACGCGAAGCTCCTGGGGTTTTTCTGAAGGGGGAAACGCAGTCCTGCGTCTTATCTTATAAAAAAAAAAAGGAAACGTACTTAATAAATATCTTATATTTATTAAGTACGTTTCCTTATCTTACTTTATTAGTTTGTTAACTAGAACGTTCATTATATTAGCAGAAATCCAATTTTTTAAGAAAATCAAAGACTTATGGGCGAGGGGTGCGACACGCCATGTCGCAGGGGGCGACACGCCATGTCGCCTCATTTTCTGATTAAAATTATGAAAGCGCTTTCATGTTTTGCCCTAAATTGTAGGAGGGGGTGCCCCCGTTTTGGGGCACCATCTTGACAAGTTTCTTTTGCAGTAAATCTTTGCATTTTGGGGGCACCTTCTCGATGTGTGCATTATAATTAACCATGCATACTGATTTGTCAAGTTTTACGCAGGGAGTAATGCATTTACCCTTGACAATATTACGTGTTTTTTAGTAGTGCTATTATATGAGTAGTAGCCCCGACAAAAACAAGCGCCTAGTTGTTAGAGACACTTATGAGCGCATTGTTTTCGGTGAAGTATATCGTCCTGGTTTTATTGATTCGCATGGGACTACTATGACCGCTAATGAGATTAAACGCGTCGCCTATGATTTTATGAAAAAAGGGTATGTGAATCGGATTGATGAGCAACATTCTTGGAAAGAATCCGGCTGTTACGTGATTGAATCATTTATAGCGAGGGAGAACGACCCGGACGAATTTTATACAGGGTCTTGGGTTCTCGGAACACAAATCGTAGGCGACGCTATTTGGGATAAAGTATTAAGAGGCGAATACAATGGCTACTCGATAGCTGGTTTTTCAGATGAAACTAAAACCTATGTTGATTTAACAAGAACAACAGAATTAGACGTAGAAACAGAACTGAACCTATCCGAAAGTATAGATAAACATTCACACGTGATTCATATAGTATTTGATGAGGACGGCAAGGTTATACCTACCTGGTCCTCAGAAGCTATGCGTCATGTGCATGAAGTATTACTGTCCACTGCCACTGAGATAGAGTTAGACCATAGTCATAGATTTACTTGCAGTTGTGGGGTTGTAAATGAGTAAAGTTATTGACGAGAATACTGTGGAAGAGAGCAAGTTTGTAAACTACCTTACAGATTTTGATGTTGAGTTTGTATCGCTTGTCGACCACGGTAGTAACAGATTGCCTTTTAAAATTGTCAGAGAAGATGAAGAACGTGCTCAGTGGACTGTTAGGAATATAGATAAAAACAAAAGAGGGGAAAAAGGAATGAATGATGTGATTCAAAGTGTTTTAGTCCCTTCTACTTCCAACATTGACGAACTGAAGGAGAAACTTGTTTGGTTACATGATATGGAAGTTCAGAGGGTGGAGGAGTTTGATTTTTATAAAAAGTTTAATCATCGACCAATGGATGCTTTCAATAAAGGGTCTTTCTATATGGAAAGGCTTGAGGGTGGGGCGCTCGCATTAGTTGGTGAATTACTAGAGTCTGATTCAAAAGCTGTAACCGTAAGGGGCAACTCTATGGCTTCAACAGTTGGAATAGATTCTAACGGATTCGTTGTGACATTTGGTGATATTATATTACGTGAATTAGACTCACTTGTGACTAATGTTATTAGCACACTTAGTATGAGTAGCTTGGATTCTAAGAGCAAGAAAAAGTCGGTTGCGTCCGCTCTTGATGCTTTTAGTACCTATGTGAGTATGGGACTGGATAATTCTGGTGAGGGCATTGCGCTCAGATTTGAATCCAATCCAATGGACTCGCTAAAAAAAACTGAAGAGGTTATACAAATGGAAGAAGTTATTGAGAGAACTGAAGAGATTACTACTGATCCTTCAGAGCAGCTTTCAAAGTTGCTGGAAACACGTCTGCCCGATGCTATCGGTAAGGCTCTTGATGAGAGACTAGAAACTGCAATGGCGAAGGTTGTTGAGCAACTTTCTGAGAAACTTGCCCCCCCGCCTGTGGAGGAAGTGAAGGCAGCGGTTGATACAGTGGTAGAAGTTAGGGTCGATGGTGTTGAAATACTTGAGGCTAAAATAAAAGAACTTGAAGAGAGACTCACCAAGTTCGAAGAGGAAGATGTGTCTATTAGTAGAATTACTGAGGATAAAGAACCAGTTACAAGAAAAGACCGTGACAGCGATAATGTGTTCAAGGGTCTTTTTGCATTGGCGTAATTAATTAACTTTAGGAGGAATTTATAAGATGGCAAGACCGAACACACAAGACATGGTTGAACGAGCCGCTGGCTCTATCTTCATGACTACCGACCTCATCGGCTCTGGTGGAGCTGGTGGTGGTTTACTTAACAGGGAACAGGCTGATAGATTCATCAGAATGATTGTTGACCAGCCTACTATCCTAAACGAGATTCGCACAGTAACAATGAGCGGACCTTCTATGCGTCTTAACAAGATAGTTATGTCCGATACGCTGCTACACAAGCCCGGCGGAAGTATTACCCCGCTGGCATCTACTGATTATGCTGCGCCTACGACTAGCTACGTTGACCTTGATACTCAGGAACTAGTAGCTGAAGTGCGTATTCCTTACGACGTGTTAGAAGACAACATCGAGGGTGGAAGGTTTGAGCAGACTGTTATGGAACTAGTCACTCAGAAAGTTTCGTATGAACTCGAAGAGCTTCTGCTTACCGGCGATAAAACTCATCACATTAAACATGATGCCGAACCGGTGTCCGATACACATTGGTCGGCTACTGATATGCGATTGGCTCAGGATGGAATCTTGAAGCTGGCTGATGCTTATACTTGTGCTTATGCCACGGCTCCGTCAATTGACGAGAACGTGTTTGCATATAGCATTAGTACACTTCCGACTAGATATCAGCGCCTTAAGTCAGCTATGAAGATATATACTTCACATAGACTTGAGTTTGATTATGCAAAGTATCTTGGTCAGAGATTGACTGGTCTTGGTGACATTAGACTTAGTGCAACTTACAATGATGCACTTCAGGTCTTTGGAACCACAATCAGACCGTGCTCGCTTATGCCCGATGGTACCACATTATTCTGCGACCCAAAGAACCTTATTATGGGTATTCAGCGTAGGATTATGGTAGAAACTGACAAGGACATCTCTGCTCGTGTTATCATCATAGTTCTTACGCTTCGCATAGCCTTACAAATCGAAGACAAAAATGGGGTGGTCCAGGTTACGGGTATTTATTAAAATTAATCAGTTAGGTGGGTTCTAATGTGAGCCCACCTACCCTATTCAGGGGAGGTGTATTATGAAAATATTCGCAACATATCTTGGACCCAAGGAAAGTAAGTACTTCCTTATGCATAAAGATGTAAAGACTGAGTTTCCTTATTATGAACCAGTAGAGGTAGATAAAGAAGCCGCAAAGTTTTTAAGAACTTTGAAAAAATATAACACTGATGATCCGAGGTTTAAAATAACCTCTGATAATGAGAAGGATTAATGTCTGTAGATACTACAGTTGGCGGAGCATATGCTGATAGTTTTATAGAAGCTGTAGATGCTGATGATTTTCTACAGAATATTGGTATCGACGAAGCTTACTTAGACACTTGGCTGAATTTCGAAGATTTAGCTAAGGAGTTCAGACTTAGAGTTGCTGCTCAGTTTATGGGTACATTCCCTTTGCGTGGCAACTTAGTATATGCAAATCAGGCGCTTTGTTTTCCTCGCTCTTGTCAACTTGATGTTACTGAGATTCCAGATGCTGTAAAACAAGCACAGGCATTAACAGCTTGTCTTGTTATAGATAAGAATATAGCTAACATAGATGAACAAGCCGTAGGCGGCGATATTCTACTTGAAAATGCACTTGTTAAAAGTGTTAAGATTATGGGCATATTGGAAGTTGGTCTTCAGAATACTATGGACGCAGCCACAATTAAGGAACAGACTTCTGTAAACAAACCATTGCTGTATAAAACTATGAAAGCTTATGGAGCACCTATCTGGATGTTGTTAAAACCATACCTTGCTCAGTTCAGGGGAGGAACTTTTGCAACCAGAGTTGTTACTGCCACTACCTTGCTTGATTCTCCGGATTATGTAGCATGACCAATTGGAACAGTATAGGCTCACAAGTTAAAACTATAATAGAGAGTGTTTTTGATGGCACTGCTTCTTCGGATATAACTTATGTGTCCCCTACAGGAACAGAATATGTCTTTAAAGGCTATGTTATGGCTGAGAATCTTAGGTTCGTTCGTGAGGGATTAGGATATGGCGTTGGTGTTGGTGGTGTAACTGAAATGGATTTGGTTAGATTTTGTTTTAAAACCTCTGCAATTACCGCTATTTTTGGTACCACTGGGTTGGATTATGCAGGTCATTTCATCTGGAATGATATCCGTTATGATTTAACAGAGAAGTTCCCAGGAATTCAGACTGAGCATTCACCACTAGTAGGAGCTACTGACCTTCTAACAACTTGCTTTGCGCGAAAGGCGGAAGCGTTAGAACACGTCATCCCCGCTGCTTCAACAGGTGAGAAATTTAAGTTTGGTGATTGGTAGATGCTAGCACTTAAGTTCGACATTCAGGGGTTAACCGCAGCTCTCGGAGATTTAAGAAAGATACCCGCAGCCGCAAGAGCTGGGTGTAAAGCCGGTATTCTTAATGCAGTGGAGTTTATAGCCGCAGAGACTAGGAATTTTATATCTAAGGGCGGTGAAGGATGGGCACCGCTTAAAGAAGGCGGACCTGCAACCTTGAATCGTACTGGAGGTTTGATTGGTAGTATAATGGCTGTTCCTGGTGGTGGTATGTCAGCCAGTGTGGTTGTTGGTGCTGATTATGCTGTTTATCATGAAATGGGCACTGGTAGAATGCCAGCAAGACCTTTCCTCTGGCCCACGGTTGCTAAATGTATGCCGGAGGCAGCGGCGATTGTGAAAGCGGCAGTTATTGCAAGCATAGGTGGAGTTGGTTTTGCTGGCAGTCGAGGCGGCATCAACAGAGTATTAACACTTGCCGAACAAGGTAAAGGATTTTTTGGAGGTGCAGCTAGAGCACCAGCGATATATGGTAAGATTTCCGATATGAGGGAAAGATTTCGTTTACAGGGCGCTCCTCCTAAAGGCATATATGGTAATTGGGCTAAACGGGCTTGGCCCGAAAGGATGCGATAGTAGTGTTACAGTACGTGGATGCATTCATAAAAAGCAGACTTGAGTTGGTAAAATTCAACTATGCTGTAGCTTTACCTGCTGGACCACAGGGTGTTCACTACAGACCAGTGAAGGTTTATGAATATATGCCGGATAGGGAAAAAAATGAGACTTTGTATCCATCTGTTGCATTTGTTCGTACTCACGTTGAACACAGACTTATAAGTTTTAGGGTTGGACACGAAGTATTTGTTCCTAGCGATACAGAGATTAGTGTCGATATTCCACAGATTATGGGCGGAGGTGTGGCAACAGGTCCAGATGGATTTACTAGAAAACCATACCCCACACCAATAAATTTATATTACGAAATGTTTACAATGGCTACGGATAAGGCGCAGCATGATTGGTTGACGGAAATGATGTTTCAAATATTTCCGCCTGGATTTCAATCTCAGATACCGGATATAGACCAATCACAATACGGATTGTTCGTATTCGAGAAGGTTTTAGGTATGGATCAACTAGAAAAGCCTGTTTTTAGCAGTGCTTATGTTTTAGCCGTGTTAGATTTATGGTTAGATAGAATTGAACATTATACGTCTACCCCCACAACAGACGTTGAGTTTGATATAACTACTGAATAGGAGTATAAAATATGTCAACTTTTGAAGATTACACTAATGTTGAAGGACAAGTTGTTGAGCCAGTGGCGGTAGAGTCCGGTGCTAAAGCGGCTAAGGTCCTTGGTCTTATCTGCATACAAGATGTGAAGACAGGTGGAATTGATATTACCCTTACAAATGGGGCTAATTGTAGAGTCCCTAAAAACGGAAAGTCAAGACCAGTATTGAGGAAATTAGTCCCAGGTTACACAAATAGACTGGCGGCTGATGGCGAAATTAAGATTATAAATTGCTAAATAATAGGAGGGTAATAGAATGACACTAGGCACTGCTAGAGTAATTTGGACTATAAACGACCTTTCAATGTTTGTCGATGCCGTAGCTATGGGTTATGTTACTATGGTTATTCAAGCAGAACGCGGACCTGTTGGTGTTCCAATGACTGTAACATCACTTGATGACTATCGTAGAGCATATGGGCTGAAAGTTCCATATACAAATGATCCGTTGGTTTGTGAAATGGCACTTCGACAGGGTGCGCGTTTGAATCTTATACGTACGGCGCATTATGACGTAACTTCTGATGCCTCCACATTAACTGCAACTACAGCTACTGTTACTATCCCGGATAGAGGTAACGCTATAACTCATGCTTATGTTGAAGGAAGAACTGGTCCTTACACATTTATTCAGAGTTTTGGTGGGCATGTAACTGGTACTGTTGAAGGACCGTTTGAGATAACCGCAGATAATAAAGCGTTCTCAGCCAAAATTCGACACGAAGGAACATGGGGAAGTGCTTTACCTATAACATTAACTGAAGGTACAACGAGGTCTGCTTCACAGATTGCTCTTGAAATAGCAGCAGCAACAGGTATAAATGCGGAAGCTATACACGGGCATGTAAAGATATTTACTGATAACCCTGACGATGATTTAGAGATATCGGATGTTGCTGATGATGTTTATAGCACTATTGGTGTCACTATGGGACAGTATATGCATATCGTTGGGGAAGATGAACTAATTGTATCCATAGATGGTGGAGCAGATCAGTATTTTTCCTTTGCTTATGATTCGACTATATCTGGTAGGACAACTGGTACTGTTGCCGGTCCGTTTGTTATTAAAGCGACGGATACTGAGAATGATAAGTTTAAAATTAGGGTCAGGCATAATGGAGAGTGGGGGAGTCCCACTACTATAACATTAACTGCTGGTATTCAAAGAACTGCTACACAAATAGCGGAAGAAATTGCAGCTATTGATGACGTTAGTGCCGTGGCTACAAGTACAGATAAGATTAAAGTATTTGCTACAAATGTAGCAGATGATATAGAGATAATGACAGTAGCTCTTCATTGTTATACTGTATTAGGATTTGTAGAAGGTGTTTATGAAAGAAGCCCCTCTACATCACCGGGCTCTTCTTTTAGATTGACCTCTGCTCAGTTAGTTACTCAAATAAACGAGGCAGGATTAGAAGGGGCTACTGTGCTGTCCGTAGATGGTAAACTAGCTTTTAGAACTGTAGCTTCTGGTGATGACTCTTCTGTACAAATTAAATCTGAGTCATCCTCAGCTATAAAATTAGGGTTTATAACTACAGAAGTTCTTGGGTATGAAGGGGTACAGGAAGACACTGCAACATTCACATCAAAAGACCCAGGAGATTGGGGCGATGACCTTAGAGTGTTTATATACGATTCTGCGCTTGATTCAAGAGGTAGTTTTGATGTAAAGGTTTCTTATCTTCGACAAAGTGCCATGCAAGAGTGGTTCCCAACACTTAGCATGGACCCAACATCTCAGAGATATTTTGTTAACTACATTAATGAAAGGTCTACACTTGTAACAGTGACTGATGAAAGTTCTTCAAATGATTTTTATACAGAAGTTGGGTGGCTTAATCGACCAGAACTTTCTGATGAGACACTGGGTGTTGCTCTCACAGGTGGGTTTAACGGGCTTGATGATTTTGATGATTCCGATTGGATAGGTGATTCTCCTTCACAAACCGGAATTTATGCTGCAGATACTGCTCATATGAGTATGGATCTTATGGTTCCAGGTACTACCTCTGCTACGGTCTATCAAGCGATGATTGTATACTGTGAGGATAGAGCCGATATGTTAGGGTATGGGATGGTGCCTTACGGATTGCGTCCTGAAGAAGCAGTGACCTGGAGACTAGGTGGAGCCCCTTGGAGCCATCCGGCTTTCAATAGTCATAGGTTCTCTTTGTGGTACGGTCGTCCGTTGGTTTATGATGACTTGGATGATACTAGGAAGTGGGTTTCCAACCTTGGGCATCTAGCATCTTGTTTATGTAGGACTGATAATGATTACGGTTCAAGTCACGCTCCTGTTGGACCCAGACGAGGTGTGGTAACACTTGTTGAGGATTTGGATTTTGATATCCAAACTAATAGGACTACAGGTTACTCTGACTTGTTTGCAGAGAACGGCATCAATTACCTGATGATATCTAGATACGTAGGTATCGAGGGCGCGATGTTCTGGGAGCAGAGAACTACTCAAAGAGCACCTTCCGCATTGAGAGAACTCAATGTTGTTAGGTTTATTACGGTTATGAATAGGATGCTTATGCCGATACTGAGAACCTTCTTGTTTGAACCTAACCATCCTGTAACATGGAGAGAGATTCATAGAACTCTTGAACCTGCTTTTGATGATTGGAAGAATAAGTATGATATCTATGACTACGCGTTGCAGACCGACCGTGATGCCTGGTTTGATGGTGGAGTACTAAAGAATGCTGTTATCAACTCAGGACTTGATATCGATAGAGGAATTTACCATTGTAGGGCGCTTATCCAGCCTACGAGAACTATTTACTACCTGGAATTTGAGTTAGGTGTACTTAGAACGGGTGAGGCTTTCGAGACCTACACAGAGTTAAAGGAACTGCCGGGTTGGATTCGAAGATAATTCAACTACTTAGGTAAAATACTTAAAGTAGCTTATTTCTCAGTCTGGAACAAAAAAACATACTATTGAGGAAAAACTCAAACGGCGTTCCAGAGTAAAACTTAACATTTCATCTTTTTTATGGTATAACCTCCTTATGAAAATGTAAGGAGGTTTTTTTATGGAAAATAAAGCCGGAACAAAATTTGGGAAATGGAAAGTGACTGGTGTCATTAAGAAGGTTATGGGGACATCTACACGTTATTTTTACAAGTGTGTATGTGAGTGTGGAACAGAGAGACTCGTCGATTCTTATTCAGTACGAACTGGTAAATCCACCTCTTGTGGGTGCAGCGCTAATGTGAAACACGGCGGGGCGGCAAAAGACAGTATATACCAGAAGGAATATACGATATGGGAAGGGGCGCGTGCTAGATGCAGAAATCCTAACAGAAAAGAGTATAAAAATTATGGAGGGAGAGGGATAACCTTTTGTGATAGGTGGGATGGGGAAGACGGCTTCGCTAACTTCTTTGAAGATATGGGAATATGCCCAGATGGAAAGACATTAGGTAGGAAAGATAATGATTTGGGGTATTCTCCAGAGAACTGTAGGTACGAAAGCCTAAGAGAACAGGCAAGGAACAAACGTACGAATCGTAAGTTGACATATAAAGGAGAGACTCGTGTTGTAGAGGATTGGGCAAAGCAACTTGATATTCCAGCCACTACTATTCATAAACGAATAAGGTCAAGGTCGAAGTTTTCTGTAGATAAGGTTCTATCTAAGAACACACTTGACAACAAGACTAGGGATATTAAAAATACCATTCTTACATATGGCGGCGAGTCACGGACTATAGGAGAGTGGGCAGAGAAACTTGGAGTTTCGTATCAGTTATTAAAGAACAGGTATGAACGGGGGGACCCACCCGAGAAGATATTGGACCCTAACGCGCACACGCCCGGAACTAAACCAGGTACTAAGTATAATATCCCTCAAGGTTCTAAGTTGAAAGACCTTTCAGGAATTAGGTTTGGTAGATTAACCGTAGTAAATACATGCAGAAAATCTAACGGAAAACAGTATCTCACATATGCGTTATGTAAGTGCGATTGTGGTAAGGTTACCGAGGTTCTTTTAAACAACCTGAAGAGGGGCTCTTCCAAATCTTGCGGTTGTCTACGGGTAGAGGAGTTGAAGAATAGGATTAGTTAAAAGTAACATATCTCCTGACATCCCCTTGACAGAATCTGGCGAGCATCTAACATGTTCGCCATGTTCATTTTTGTGTGCACAAAAATTGATAGGAGGAACTAGAAAATGCCCGTAGAAGCTGCAGCAATTAGTGTGTTGAAGCAATTTAAGTTTAGATTAGAGATTAATGGACTTCCGGCTGCTTTAGTGCAGCACTTTAATCCTGGGGTTCGTACAAATAGTGTTACCCAGCACGCAGGGGCTGGGCAAAACCACCCGGCTAAAGAAGCAGGGATGCTTAATTATGGTAACTGTACACTTGGTATAGTCTCGCCTTTGGATGGACCTGGAAGGGTTTATTTCGAAGATTGGATGAATCTGTGTCAAGACCCGGTTACTGGTAATGGTCAAATTCCAGCTACATACTTGAAAAATTTTACTTTGTATGAGTTAGATCCGAAGGGAGACCCCTCTAGAGTGTGGGAATATAAACGTGGTTTTCCTGTTAGCTTTACATTAGGAGACAGGCACTCTTTGGGAGAAGCTGCTAATGTTATTGAAGAGCTGGAGATTGCATACGAATCAAGGACTATGCGAATTATAACATAATTTTAATAGGGAGGCTTTATGTCTGATTATGTTCTTGAGAAGAAAACAGTTACACTCCCGTTAAACGGAAAAGATGTCGTTATTCAGGAAACTGATGGATACGCTGATAGGCTGCTTCTCAAAAGAAATAAAAAAATGTATGAACTGATAGTGGATTACCTAGCAGTTCTTGTTCAATCAATAGGTAGTTTGAGGAAAGTTACCACCGATCACATATTAGATTTATATATTCCAGATCAAGACCATTTGTTAATAGAGGGCTATAAGATTAATTACGGTGAAGTATTTGAGTTCAACAATATGTGTTACGTATGTGGAGAAGTTTCCCCACACGAGTTTCCACTTAAATCTATGAAGTTTACATATCCAGATGTAGAGAATAAAGCGGACCCGGAGGTTGAGATTACACTTCCAAAGACTAAAAAGAAAATTGTATTTGGTTTACTTACCGGACACAAAGAAGCTATTGTTTTATCTCAACTGGATACCGGCGTGGACTCTAATCAGAGTGAGTTTCAGAGTATTAGGTCTATTGATGGCTCTAATGATTTTTCATATGAAGATGTTGTTAAATTCCCTTCTGCTGATCATAGAGCAATAAGAAAGGCTAGAAGTAAATTAGTATGTGGTTATGATTCTGTGGCTAAGTTGGTGTGCCCTAAGTGCAGTTCTCCCGCGTTGGTGAATGTGCTTACACACCCGGATTTTTTATTTCCAACGGGCTAGCTCGCCAGGTGGCTGGTGAGTTTGTACAATGGGGTTATAGAGATGCTTCAATATGGTGCCCACTTGTTTATGAAACACTTAAAGGATTCAATCAAGATGTGTTTAATCTTGAGTGGCACATGAAAGAAAGCAAGAATGATATTATGTCCTGGCCCAGCTCAGTAAGAAAAGATACATGGAAACAGTACCTAGCTCAGATAGAGTTCGAGAAAAAAGAGGCTAAAAAGAAGAGGAAAAGTGCCTGATACCAATGTAACCATAGGTGTTTCACTAGTTGGAAACTTAGAAGCTGAAATAAATAAGATAGCTACTGAGTTTAATCAATTAGGTGCCAAACTTGAGCAAACTGTCGGCAAATCCATGTCTAAGGATTTGACTGCTCCGCTGCGTAAACAGTTTGCTGAGTTAAAGAAAGCAGCCGGTGATATTCTTGTTGAGCCTAAAATAAGCACTGATAGTTTGAAGGCTTTTGAGACTGAAGCCAAGAGAGTAATTGGTAATGTTCGAAATATGTTTGCCAATGTGGCGGGTGGTTCTGCTAAAAACTTAACACCCTCATCACTTTACGCTCCAGAACTTGCAGCGGCACAAAGCAAAGCTGCCGTTATGAGCGTCGCTAAGACTACAAAAGCTGGTAAACAGGAAGCTGTTGCATTACAGGCAGCACTTCAAGGTGCATTAACTGAAGCGCAGCTTGTCGCCTCGATGAATACAGCACAGCAGAAAAAATATGCTACCATGCATAAAGGTCAAAAACAACTTGCATTAGATGTGCAGAAAGTTACACTAGCCCGAAGAGCAGTTGATGCCGCAATGCAAGCCGATGCTGATGTAGCGAGTTTATCCGCAGCAAAAGAAAAAGCACGCAACGCAGCTTTGAAAAGGGATGCTGGTGGTCTAGGTAGACCAGCCGGTTCTCTTGAAACGACAGATGGAAGATGGGGGGCAGACCGTGTAGGACCGACACCTAGAATGAGGCAGTTTGCTGCGGATTTGGGCGCTCATGTTTCGGGAGCTGCCCCAAAATTTGATCTAACTACGGCGGCTGGAAGACAAGCCTATGTTAATTGGCAAGCACCAGGTTATGTGGGTGGTAGGTCTAGTCAGTATAACGAAGCGGAGATAAGGAGAGCGGAGTGGACCAGACAGAACAATGCTAGACAGCGTGGACGTTATTATGGTGGTCCTACCGGAACTGGGTTAGGTGAGTGGGGGATGCCTTGGGATGCGGGTCCTTCTCATATGTTTAGTGGTGCTGGTGGTAATATAAGAGAACGTATTGGAGGAGTGGCTAGCGCAACTGGTGGGGCGATTAGGGAAGGTGTTAATACTTTCGGGAGAGGCATGGGTTCTGCAGTAGTATATGTACCTGCTTATAGTGCGGTCAGAGGTATTGGAAATGTAATGAGTGATGTCATAACACAAAGGCATCGAGGAGAGTTTACAGAATCTGCTGTTAATATGTACGCTGCTGGTGCTACTAAGGAACAAGTTGAAGCTGCTTTTATGACTGGTACAGACATATCGGCAAAGTATGGTGGTTTAAAGGGGATAGGTTCTGGAGACTTTGCTAGTATGCGGGCGGAGTTTATGGGTTTGGGTGGTACTAAGAATATGGCACCGGGGCAGATGGATAAGTTAACTGAGAATGCGATAGTTGGTGCTAGATTAGGAAAAATGACTCCTCAACAGGCGCAACTAGAGATGCCTACTGTGTTTGAGTTGTTAACAAAACATCCTCAGTTTAAAGATATTATGGCAAAAGACCCGGCTGCTGGATTTACTAAGTTTCAGAATATGGTCAGGGCAGGGGAAACGTTCTCTTCTGGATGGTTTAGGGATTTGATAGCTAGTGGTAGGTATACATTTCAGTCCCTTTTAAATACAGGGAGACCGATTGAACAAGAAATTGGAATGGCTTTTTCAGCCAGAGCAATGGGCATGAAAGCCAATACTCAAGGTAGACAACTTAGACATTTAACCGGAAAAAATATGGAGGATATTAATAGAATAGTAGCGATGGGTGCTACGCGTGGAAAAGTTCTTGAATCTAGGTACTTGCCAGAGGACCCATATAAGCTTACCCCTCAGCAACTAAAATGGATGAGTAAACAACCAAGGGATTTCTTTGTTAGGGGAGCGAAGGCGTTTACACCTGCTTATGTTAGTAAGTCTGGGGTGCAAACACATAATAGAAGGGTGATTACAAAACCATTGCCTGAGTTTGGTGGGCAGTCTATTGAGCAGATGACCCCAGCGTTATATGCAGAAGACCCATCTAAATTATGGAATTTAGTAGGAGAGAGTTCCTCTCGTGCGGATGATATATTTGGTAAAGGAGAAGCTAGGCGCGGAGTGAAGAGTCTGGAAGTGTTGGGAGTAATGGATTCTATGAACAATCCTCTTATTAGGGAACAAGTAAAACAAGTTTCAGCAGAAGCTAAGGAGGCTTTTCATGGTCAAGGAGATACCGTTACTGGTGCTGATAAGTTATTAGATGCTTCTACAGTTTATCAACGTGCTACTGCTAACTTTTCTAGAGACGTTGCTCAATTTGCTGCCTCAAACTCATTCCTTTCAAACTTTTTATCTAGGTATGCTCCAGATTCAACACAAACAAAGGCGCAGCAGGTTTTAAAGAATGAAGCAGACTTGAAGTATTGGAATAGTCTCTCAGATCCCAATCGTAAAGATGATAATGTTGCTGGTGATTATTGGGGGGGTGAACTTAAAAGAGGCATAAAATTAAATAGAGATTATGTAGGGAGTTGGTTCGATAAAGAAGGTCTTGCTTCAGGTGTTGATTTGTATCCAGAAGGGATGGAAGGAGCAATGGAGTCCGTGGTCGCTGCTGGGGGTAAAACAGGGATGTCTGATGCTGAGGCTTCTAGTGGTGTTATAACTGATGTTAGCAACACAGTGGCAGCAAGTATTAGTACTGGTGGAACTAGTATTGCATCGGCTTTAGCAGGAGTGGCAGCAGCTATTGCAGGAATTAAGATAGCAGGACCTGGCATGGCACAGGACGTTAGAGTGGGGGGTTCTGCTGAAGTACCACCACAGGGCGGTTATACAAATTAATAAGGATGTTATCTATATAAATGCCATACTCACCTAATTTTACTAAAGGTATGATAATACCAGTCGATGGTGGGGCTTCCCCGGTTATTTTTCAATGGAACCCAGCAACCATTCAATATTCAAGGTCAGCTCAGTGGCATCCTATGAAAGCAGCGGGTAATAACGAACCATTCCTGCAGTATACATGCGGTTCAAGTCATATAGTGCATTTTACTATAGACGTTTCTAGAGATAATAACTCAGACTTCTTTGTTCGAGGCTTTGCAGCTAGTCTTATAGCATTAGCTGACACTACTCAATCTGGTGGTGGTAATATCAAGAGACCACCAAAAGTTATGTTTGTATCAGGTGCCTCATTATCAATATATGGTGTAGTAGATAAAGTGGATGTACACTACAAAACTTTAGCTAACCCAGATACTCTTTTACCATATAATGCAACAATTGCAGTTACAATTCTGAGGTTAACCGCGTAATGTATGATAAAGAGTGTGATTTTATTGTTAAGGTAGCCGAGACAGATATAACGAAGATTGTATCTAAATGGTCGGTTAAGGAAGTTGATGATGGGATGTCTTCTTGCAATATAACTATAGTTAACATTGATATGTTATTTAGTGGTTTATTTCAATTAGATGGTGATATCGAGGTTATGTTCGGAACACCAAATGATTTATCAAACACAGCAAAACTTAAAATTCAAGGGGTCACAGAGACTTATTCTGATAAAGCATTAACTATAGAGATTCTTGGGCAAGATATAATAGCAAATATTGATGGGAAATCTATGAAAGGTATGTATAAAGAAGGAACAGATGCAGTTAAAGCTATAAAGGAGACTGTTGAGGCTGCTGTTGATAATAAGGCTAGTGTAAAAGTAGACCTTCAAAGTCCTGATTTTGGTAATGGTGTAAAACTCCCGTGTAATGGTACTGTATGGAGTATTATAGGTGAATTAACCAATATGTGTAAAACTACCAGTCAATATAACGCAGAGCAGACTATGTTTAATATTGGAGAATTCAAGGCTCCCTCGTGCGCGCCAAAAGCAATGTGTATGACAGGTACAGCGCTTAATTCTGGGGTTGGTCGTGAGGAAAAAAACGGAAAGAAACCAGATGGAGGCAAGGGCGGAGCTGCAGGAGCTGCTGCAGGAGCTGCTGCCGGTAGTGGAGGAGGGGCTGGCAGTGGAGGAGTTGCTGGTGCTGCCGCTGGAGCGGCTGCTGGTGGTGATTTGACTTACGATTATGGTTCTTCATCTGATACTAATTCAGTGGATAATAACAGGGCTAATGCAGCACAGAATGCCAGTAAAGGTAAGTCAGTGCGCGGAGATGTGGTCCTATACTGGTCTCCTGAACTTCGCGCAAAGAAGGGAATTGAATTTGATAATTTAGGACCAGAGAATTCTGGTGGTTGGTATGTTCAAACATGTACACATGGTTGGGAGGAAGGACACGGTGGTTCTACTACACTACATGTGATGAGAAATGAACCAGATGAGAAGCAGGAGGGGAATAAGAAAGGGTCCTCTGTAAAACAAGGAATGAACTCTTCGGTGGCTAGAACATGACACAAGCTAAAAAAACAAAAAAAGGTAAAGGTAAGGTAGTTATTAACTCTGATATATATGGGGGCGGTGACATTAATATTGGACCCAGAGACCTAGATGCTGGAAGTCAGGCTACAGTTTCGTTTGGTAAAGATGATAGCACTATAGTATCAGCAAAGTTTACCATGTCAACTACTCAGTCACGGGGAGGTGCTGAAAAGGCTAAAGGTGGCGGGGTAAAAAAGGATGGCGCAAATGCATCGGTGGATAGGACATAATAATGTGGGAAACACCAACAATAGTTAATCCAGATGCTGGAAATATTCTAAAAGCTGTCACTTTTAGCGATTGTGTTATTCGTAAAACAGAAGGAGACCCAAAAGGGGATAATAGGGTACAAGTAGAATGCCCTGTTAAGAGTGGAGTTGGGAAGGAAAACTATACTAGTTGGGTTGAAGTAGGTGGTATGCCGATTGGTGGCACACATAATAAAGGCGATACTGGTATATCCTGGCCCATGTCTCCAAGGCAAAGGGGTGTTCTTGTTAATATTGACGGAGACCCAATGAACCAAATTGTGTTTCCCGCTGGTCCATCTTCTGAGTCTAAAGATAGCAAGGTAGGATTACTACCTAAAGAGACTGCAAACGCTATCACTAAAAAAGAGGGGCACCTTTTTTATCAGTTGAAGACACCTGCAGGAGCTGGACTAACTTTTAATGATAAGACAGGAAAGGAGGGTGTTGCATTACAGAGCAATACTGGTGCTGGTTTATTCATAGATGGTCCAAACAAAGGTGAAGAACCAAAACAAAGCGAGAAAGAAGAGACTAAGTTTAGAACAGCGTATAAGCGAGGGGATGATTGTGTAGCCTGTAAAACACAAAAAGCTCCTGGTGAAGTATTTAAAAATAAGGTAGGTTATGTTAGACTTCTTGGGCAAAACGGTTCTGGGTTGACAATAGTAGATGCAGAAGACGGTAGTGGTATGATTATTAGAGTAGCCGATAGTATGAATTCTGAAAATGGCCCATCTATATTCCTATCATCTAAAGACGGTGGTTCTATTATACTCACTGCAGGAGCCGCGCAAGTTCAAGTTCGTGGTAAAACAGGGGATGTAAAGTTTAATAAAAATATTATTCAAGAGCTGGTTAAGTTCGAGGTTGAAACAGATACGGTAAAACCGCTGATGACCCAATTGGCAGAGATAAGTAAGACTATGTTATATAATGAGGTTACAACCGCTTGACAGTACGAAAAGCTACAGAACTCAAAGTGTATGGCCGTGGGATCGGGTTTCCATTTAGACTTAACCCATCGACAGGTGGAGTTGTAACTACGGCAGGAAATACCGATGCTACTTCTGTGGCTTTGGAATACTTACAGGATAGCTGGTCTATACGGGAAACTGTTACCCCTAACGTAAACCACATAGCGGAATCAATTGCACATATACTCTTGACAAGACCAGGTGAGCATGATACACTTCCTGAGTTCGGTTCTTATATATTCATGATATTGTTTGAACCAAACACATACGAATTTAGGCAGATAGCAGAAGTGTATTTTAAGACCTCTACAGTAAGGTGGGAAAAACGAGCAAAGGTGCCGGATACTTTTGGACATGAATACAAAGATGCGGGTTATAGCGGAGTTAGGTGGAAACTTACAGGAAGACAAGCTGATATGGGAATTGCTCCTATGTGGGTTACTATAGATTTTATAACAGGACAAGCACCAGGGAATTTGGTTATTCCTTTTGTTACAAACAGGGCTTCTAGATTACAGGAATACCATTCGAGTAATGTTGATTCTAATGGGCACGACCATGTTAGTCGTTATAGAGGAGCAACTAGAAGTTTTCGAAACAGTCATGACTATATCAGACTTCAAAAATATAAACCAATACCATTATCCTCTAACGATTCTTTTTATAGCGTAAAGCGCGGCGATACCTGGTTGCTTTTGGCTTATAAGTTTTACAAAGATATTAGGTTGTGGTATTATCTTGCGCGGTGTTATATCTCAGATTCTGCCGATGCTGGTCTTGGTAGAGTTAATATGAAAACGCTTGCAGATCCCTTAATAGGAACGATGTTACGAGTTCCTCCGAAAGCAACCATTCTGATGAGTGAGGGACTATAAATGGCTGATATGAATAATATATTCACACAGCGTGACTATACAGCGAGTTTTGAACGATTGCTCGCGCTACTTTCTGTTGAAGTACCCGAATTAACCGATAGAAATCATAGTGATGGCGGAATCTCTTTAATTCGTTTGTTGTCTCGTGAAACAGATTTGCTATCCTTTTATATTGATGAAGTATTTTTAGAGGGATACTTATCTACTGCAAGATTCAGACAATCACTTGTTGATATTGGAGCCACTGTTGGTTATACGCCCGTTCTCGCTTCTGCTGCTGCCTCTGTTGTGCGTGTTACGAGGGGGGGTGGCTATACGCGCAGGATTGTATTACCTAGATTTATGGAGTTTACTAGAGCAGATGGTTTAATTTATTCTTCTGTAGCGGCTTCTGCTATTAGTGCAACTCCAGATTATGCCGATGTTCAAGTGCTGCAGGGTGTTGCACACACACTATCGTTGGGCGCATCAGATTTTGAATATTTGGATAACACAAATAAGTTGAAGTATAATCTTGGAACGGAAGTAGCTGCTGGTACCGTTGAGATTATTCATACTGACGAATCAGTGGTTTGGACACAGGTTGATTCTTTTTGGCGGTCTACCTCTACTGATTGGCACTATATGTTGGAACTTGATGGTGAAACAGATAATGTATATCTAGTAATTGGGGATGGTGTGCAGGGAAGTCTACTGTCTTTTGGTGACATAACAGTTACTTATATAACTACAGATGGTAGTAGTGGTAACTGTGGTACCGGTGTTATTACCGGGTTGCCAGCTAATATGGTTGATATGGCAACGTGTACTAATATAGAGGAAGCAACAGGGGGCGCTCCCTCTGAAGGAACAGAATCAATAAGAGAATCCATTCCTATTGTAACACGCGCTCAACGAAGGGGCGTTGTTAAGGAAGATTATCAAGCGTTGATTGAGCACTTACCCGGTGTACTGCATTGTCAAATAATTGATAGAAATGATTCTTTAGAATGGCCCCATCTTTACATTGTAATGTATGTAGTTCCAGAGGGTGGCGGGGTAGTTACTACTACTATGCGTGATATATTACTTGATGAATGCACTACTTGGGGACATTTAGGTACGTGGCAAGGAAGATATTTGATAAAGGACTGGACTGCATTTCCAATAGATGTGAGTATTAGGATTGGTGTTTCTGTTGGATATGAACATGCTAGTGTAATAGCTGCTATTGAGGATGCTTGTACAACATTCTTTTTGTCCGAGAACCAAGGTTTGGCATTAGATGTTGATTTTGGAGACCTTAACTTAACATTAAGTAGGGTTAACGGGGTATCCTGGATAGAGTTTGATGCACCGGTAGTTGATACTGATATACCTAATGGGTATATGGCTACTTTAGGTACAGTTAGTGTGGTGATTCAAGACTAATGGCAGCACAAAGAACAGACCTCTATGATAGACTGCCAAATATATGGCGTAAACTAGATACTCAAGGAGTGTTGGAGAGGTTCCTGAATGTTGTTGATGATGATTTTGATTCTATCGAACAACTTGCTGATAGTTTATTAGACATCCATAGTGTTGACAAGATACCCACTCGACATCTGAAACTTATTGGAGACCTTGTAGGACATAGGTGGTATTATAATAGAACTTTACTTTGGAATAGAAATAGAATTCGAGATTCTATTCGTAAATATTCCTACAAAGGAACCTTTGTATCACTTAATGATTTAGTTGAAGAGCACGGCTCACATCTTAATAAGTATCAGGATAATGCCTCTAAGCTATTAATCCTCGGTAAGCAAGGTAGGTTATCATGCGATGATGCTTATATAGTAGCGCCAAATTATTGGCATGACGGTGCGTATGTAATAGGGGTAGATAGAGCCGGAGAAACAGAGGACTTACTTGCTGCTTTACTTGAAACCTCACCAGCCGGAGTTATTTGGTTTATCGAATACTTTTTTGTTATGACTGGTATTGATGAGGTTGTTGGATATTTATTAATCACCAGCGCTCTTTCATATACAAATTGTCTTGATGGTGGGATTGGTTATGGTAGTTTAGGTATAACTGAAGTTGTTGGGGACCGTCCTGCACCGAGACCACAGTGGTCTTATCACATTGTTAATTGGAATGATTGTGATACACTCGGACCTGTTCTTGGAAATACTTTATTAGGAGAAGTTCCTTTTTACCCAGTACCAACAACTACATATATGCATACGTATACATCTTTACGTTGGACTGATATCGAAACAAATGAGCTGCGGATTGGCGAACAACTTATAGGGGAACTTGCATTGTCCACGGCTCCAGCATTAAAACCGCGCTTAGATAGCGTAGAATTATGAGGTGAAAGAAAATGGCTGTAATACCCTATACCGCTCGTGCGCGGACTGCGTTGTTACACAAAACCTACTCTACTTATTGGGTCGCAGTGGGTAAGACTACAGCGTGGGACGATGAATTAGCACCACCTTCTCCGGAAGCCGGACTCACAGATATTGAAGAACATATCGTTTTTGTTAAAGCAGAGTTAGTGAGTCTTTGTAGATTTGTTAATAGTCAAGAAGATGTTATGATACGCGGTCGGAGATATCGTTATGTAGAGGATTCTAACGCGTTGTCAGAATTGGGTAGGTTTATTTACATTAAAGCTAGATTTGACCCTTCTGTTGGGCAACCTTATGGTATATTTAGACAGATGGGTGTTTTTTCTAACCTAGTTCCCGCTTCTGGGCACACCACAGATTTGTGGTTGGACCCAGATGATGTTGAGGATACCGGTGTTTTGGAATATGTGGAAAATACTGCTCCTATAGTGATGTCACTGGAGCGTGAAGAAATAGTCCAAGTAATTTTTGAATTCAAATAAGAGGTGTGAGTAATGGGACTTTTAAATGACAAAATGTTTGATTATAAGTTGAGGGCTGGGGACAATCTTCCTGTTCCGGTAATGACTACCCCAGTGGTTCATGGAACTCCTGGTAGCACCTCTTATTCCTACAGAGCTTCTTTTGTTACATTAGTTGGTGAAACAACTCCAACTGAAGCTGTTGTAGTAACTACAGGACCGGCAACAATAAATAATACTAATTATATTGCCTTGTCTGTTGAGAGTGTTCCTGCTGCGGCAACATTTGTTAGGTTTTATAAGTTGCAGGGTGGTGTCTATTACCTGCTTCAAGAAGTTGCTGCATCAATTGCTGCATATAATGATAAGGGTGTAGCACTACAGACTGCGGAACTAATTAAAGAAGACAATACTTCTGGTAGACCGCAGTGGAGAGCTTTGCTTTTCAATCATGGTGTTTACCTTCAGCGACAGGAACTAATTGACCTTCAGTGGATAATGCTTCGTGGAGTTAAGGATTTAGCGGAAGCATCATTACATCGTGATGGTGATATAATTTCTGGGTGCGCTTATCAGTTTGATAGTGGTACTACATGGAATTTTACTACAGGTAAGGTTTATATTCAGGGTCAGATTGTTGATGTTCCTGCTGGTCAGGTGGAACTAGTTGGAACTGGAGTAGAGACTGTTGGTATTGTGGTGACTCCGACTGTAGTGTCTCATGTAATTGACCCAGTGATGAGAAATCAGGATGAGTTGGTTGATTTAGAGTATGCCCAGGACGGTGCTGCTAGGTTAATTTATGAGTTTGTGTGGGGTATCGACCAGGACAATCAGCTTGATATACAGAAGTTTACCGATAATACTCCTTTGATTGTAACTGTTACACCAGAAACTACAGTGCTGGATAGGAAATTAGCTAATAGAACAAGAGACGTGTCTGGCAACTTTGTTGTACGCAACTTTCCAGTAGAAGTGCAAGCACATGCAACCGATGCAACACAACTAACCTTGAAGATTGGTCCCGGACTTGCTTATGTTGAGGGATATCCGGTTGAGACCATTGGTTATCGTTTTGAACACATTAATAAAGCCAGGGAATATGGTAGTCGAAACAATTCTACGATTGATGCATATGAATCAGATGGTGGTGCAGCTACGGCTACTAATGCAGAGAATTATAACGTAAATGGGCTGAAGGTGAAGTTAAAAGTCGGTAGTGGTAATGCACACACGGTAACCTTGTCTGGGGTTAGTGCAACCGCAGCAACAGTCGCTACACAGATTGAGGCAGCATTAAATGGTTATATTTCCAATGAATCCCCGGACCTTATAACTTGTATTGATGCTACCGGATCTCTTAATATACGAGCTAGGGATGACCAAACGCTGGAAATCATGGCTATTGCTGGTGACGCTTACACAATTCTAGGTCTCAGTGAAGGTGTAATCCTTCCGACTGGACAACGGATATACGATGCAAATGATGCTTTCTTAAAAACAATTACAGACCTTAATTATTCTTGCGAGCATGTCGTAAGTGTTTCATATAATGGCACTACCGATAAAAACCTGCTTTTAGATAATCAATCTAATAGCGGTGTTTATGATGTATTGGGTGCTTCTCTTGTGCTTGCAGACTGCCACGATGGTTTGTTTACATACGAAAAGAACGTAGATTTTGAACGCGATGGAGACTATATAAGCTTTGTTGGTATGTCTGGTGAAAAACCTGGTAGCGGGGTACCTCTTTATGTTAAGTATCGTTATCAGCGCAATGCAGTAAAGGGTACAAGAGTTCTCACTACGGTAGCAAATGAGGAAGTTACCAAACTTGCTTATCAAGGTCAGGATGATTTGGGTCACAGTGATGTTGTAGAAATTACCAAGATATCTAATACTATTGGTGGTGACAATGCGTGGGATGAGTATGTTTTCTTAAAGAACTCTACTGCTATGCTTCACGCAACTTCTCAGATTGATTGGTCTACTGCTGGGGCACAGGGTGTTGGTCAACCAACAACAAATGCTAAATATTATGTATCTTATACTTACTGGGCGCATAGTGCAGAGGGTGATTATGTTTCGGCTGATAGTTATGATACTTATGCAAGTATAGAACTTGCACCTGATGGTGTAACATATTTACGTGATTGTATAGATTTTCGTACTACAAGTACAAGTAGACCCATCAATGCAGATAATCCAGTATTCGATTATGATTTTTACTTTGCACGCGTTGATAAGTTGGCAGTGAGTCCAGACGGAACATTGTCAGTTATTGAAGGAAATGCAGCAATAGAGCCCCCGATTCCTACTGACCAGGAAGGTAAACTTACAGTAGCACAGATAATCGTTTCTCCTTATACCTACTATGTGAGTGATGTGAAGGTTAGGAACGTCGGAGTTATGAGGACTACACAGTTAGGCATTTCCGATATGAAAGACCGTATTGCCAGGTTGGAGTACTGGCAAACTGTGAACGACTTGGAGAATCAAACTACTTACTCTGATGCCGCAATTGGCGCTAAGGGTTTGTTTACCGACCCCATTACAGGGCAGAACAAGATGTCATGGTCTTTTAGTAAGACCGGTAATACTGCTGGAGTTGAGGGCGCTGTTATTCATACCGCTGCTATTGATGCTAAGAATCGTGAAGTAAAGATTCCTGTAACACAGGTGCAGCAACTTATTACTCTGGATGAGTCTGAAAGTGAAAATATTAGTTTGGTGGGTAATCAGATAGTTCTAGGTTATCAGCCTGTTTTGCATCAGGAAAGTAAAGCAGCTTCACGTAGACAGAATTTGAACCCTGATTTAATCTGGTCCCCTATGAATGGTAGGCTGACTCTTACGCCTGGTGTTGATATGTTCTATGATACTGAGCAGTTACCAAGAGCTACCATTAACTATGATAATAATATGGCAGCGCTACTTAACATTTTGGATGCTGAGAGAATAGGTCAGATTGATTGGGGTGCATGGAATAGGACTGGCGGTGGCAGGTTTGATTTCCAAACCTGGTGGGGCGGTGGCAGGTGGAATTATATTGATTATGCGCGAACAGGTACTCAGATTGATTCAATAGTTCCAGACAGACAGGTAATAGATTTTGGGGATAGAGTAGTTGACCTATCCACAATTCAGTTTATGCGAACTAAGAATACTGACAATTCTCCCTTTGAGATAGCAGTTGTTGCTGATTCACTTATGGTGAATGCAGACCATAGGTGTGAAATAGCTGGCGTGAATGTTAATTTAACAGCTACAGGTGATAGTGTAGCAGGTACTAGCGTTACAAAGAATATTGTGACAATGGTTTATTCTACTAATCCTGTGAATGGAGAGGTTTCGGTTACTTCCAGGGTTGTACCTACAAGTCTTACTACTGTGAAAACTGATTCTGCTGGTAGGTTGACAGCTAAGTTTACAATGCCAGCAGGGGTTGAGTGTGGGACCTGTCTTGTCAGGATTTTACACGCAACTACAGATGATGTTAGTGAAGCCTCCGCAAACTTCTACGGTAGTGGTTTGAAGGAAACTAAGCAAGCTACCACATTAGGTATGACCTCCGCTCGCGTCAATACTACTTGTGTGTCAGGTACACGCTCAGATTGGTGGATAACAGATGCGTGGGGATGGGACCCGTTAGCACAATCGTTTCTTGTTATGGAAGACAATACATATCTTTGTGCGGTAGGTGTGTTCTTTGCAGCTAAAAGTGCAACCAAACCAGTGACCTGTGAAATCAGAAAGATGGTTAACGGAATGCCATCGAAGGATGTTTTTCAGTCTGTGACAAAGCAAGCGGCTGATATAACTATATCTGATGACGCTACATCTGAGACTGTGTTTACCTTCCCTGACGTGGTTGGTTATAACATGGAAGAATATGCCATTGTTCTAATGACTAACTGTGTTGATTATGAAGTGTGGAACTCTGAACTTGGTGATACTGATATCATAACTGGTAATGTTATTATGACGCAATCCCACGGTGGGGTTCAGTTCCATTCTCCTAATAATAGTACATGGCAACCGGAAACCAAGAAGGACCTGAAGTTCAAACTATACAAGAGTAACTTTGTGTCTGATTGTGCAATTGTGTTCGAGAACCTTACAGGTATCGAGGCGAGTTATTTAGTGTTGAAGACGATGGAATTTCTTGCTCCGGGTACTAACGCTAAATGGTCTTACTCGTTGGATAACGGAACAAGTTGGGTTGCCTATAGACCGTGGGTTGATACGTATCTTGGTTCTATTGCTACACAGGTTCGGCTAAAGATTGATGTAACATCTCTTGGTGGGGCGTATGCCGTAGTAAAAGAGTTTAATGGTATAGTGTTCTTGCTTCATGAAGATGAGGCTACTTATATAGGCAACTCAATTACTTTTACAGATGCAGAGAACTATCCCAACGAGGTCCGAGCTATCCTTGATTTGGATACCGATGGTGTTAATGGTGCAGGTTCTCGGTCGGTAACTCCTTATTACACTGTAGATGATGGTCTTTTCTGGTGTGAGTTGAAGGTGCAGACTGGTTATAACGCTGTTGCAAAAGATGACCCATTCATGGAATGGGAATTTTCCACACGACCTGATGCAGCAACAGTGACGGGCGCAACCAATGCTTCTCCTATAGTTATAACTTCTGCTGGTCATGGTTTTAACGATAACGAGATAGTTGTTGTTGCTACTGTGGGGGGTAATACGGCGGCTAATGATACGTGGAGAGTGGCTAATGCTACTGCTAATACGTTTGAGTTAGTAGACCCAGACACCGGTGTAGACAGTCAAGGGAACTCAGCATATACATCAGGCGGGACCGCGGTGTTGGCAGAGTTTACACAATGTAGACTTCGCGTTGATATGACTACTGCAAGTAAAGCAGTAACTCCAAGAGTCAGAAATATAAGGCTCTTATGTAATGAGCGTATATAGTGTCTAGTTTCGACCGACCACCACTAGGATATTTTAGAGTGAGGGGTTCACAGGGCTGGCTCAGATCAGCCCCTAACCCCTTGGATAAAAAGATGCGTAAACTCAAAGAACAAAATGATAATCTTCTGAATGAGATAGAAAGTATTAAGTCAATGATATTAGGGATGCAAAGTGACAGAGATACCAATATACAATGAGTTCGGAGATGAGATAAGAACTCTTTCTATACCTGCTGACTTGACATTTGTGGGCGGTAGGGTGTGTAAAAATGGCAGCACTTATTATAAAGGCGTGGGTGTGCCTTATGACACACACCTTACAATGGACAGAAACTGTCCTGGAGTAATAGAGAAAGCTAATGTGTTTTACTGTGGTTATGTTGCAAAAGACCCCAGATTTGAAGGTAAAGTAGGAATATTTCAACACAAGTATCAACCATACTTCTCAGATTTCATAGGAACGTGTGGTCCCAAAGAACTGAAGCTCATTAGGAACTCGAAGGATTTCGATAAGTCTGGTGTGCAGGTGCTGGATTATGTAGAGCATGATACAGAAAATCATCAGTATTACTTTGTGCTTGATTATAAATGTGATAGGAAACGATTTCTTCCAGATGGAGATACAGGGCAACTTTTAGAGCTACTTTATTATATGATAAGGAATGATTGGAATCTCCCTTGGGATAAAGCCAGCATCAATGATATTTCTGAGGGTGCTCATGTATTTGATGTGGCGGATATGTTTAAATCTCCACATTTGGTTCATAAACTGGGAACTGTTTATTCAGTATTTTATAGTCTAGCGAGAGCAGATAGGAATAGGTATGCTGGATTATTGCATTATATTGGGTTAGGAGAGGAGCATTGTGATGATACTTTTGCTGTGTTAGCAGCAATGCGTTTCCTGACGGATATAGATGTAAGTTATTATGATATGATTCCTCCGGAAATTGAAAAAGACAATAATATGCTTCGGTGGTTTATGATAGGTAATGTGCTTGTACAAGGAAGAAACTGTGCCCACCAAGAATTCCCAGAGATGGGTGAGACAGTTCGAATGTCTTACCGAGATAGAATATTTGCCAATAAGAACATCGAACACCTAAAAACAAATCTGTGGGATTTGGGTTTAGGTTCTATTTGTTTGGAGTAAAAGAATGAGTTTTATTAGTCCACCAAGTCAGTATGGCTCAGTTATAACGATGGGTGCTCCTTGTGGTTCAGATGGTGGAGCTATGTATGACCCACCAGCACACGACCCTAGTCGAATGCCCACTGGTAAAAAATGTTTTTTGACAACCTCCCCCCCTGTTATTATAGGTGATACTGCTATGTCTGTGAAAGACGGGTTTTCTCATATAAATTGGGTATTTCATACAAATGGAGACTGTGCTTGTTGTCCAGATAAGTATGCTATACCTGGAGTTGTGGTATAATGGGTAAGTACTGGTCTCCAGGTGGATCGGCAGATGCTCCTATTCAAAGTCCTGGTTGTAAGGATTTACCTGGTGGGTATGTAAACGATACCGTAGGAAAGGGTTGTTGGGCAATAACAGGGCAGACTGTTATAATTGGAGATAAAGCAGATTCAGTGATGAAGGGTATGGAGTGCTGTAACTGGAATTTCAGGGTTGATGGTACACAACCTTGTTGCCCAAATAAGTACTTTCTTCCTGGGACTGCGGTCGTATAATCATGGCTAAGTACGTAGGAGATAGTGAATCGCCGGTTACATTTGGTCCAGGACCAGCAGTATGTGGAGCAAGCCAAGCTACTGCATGGGATAATATAACAAAGGCTTGTTTTACTATATGGGGATTAGGTATAACTATTGGAGACACCACTGCTCCCGTTCACGGTGGTTTCGAAGTATTCAATCGGAATATGCATTGTAGTGGTACACAATGTCCTTGCGTAAATCCATATCAACTTCCCGGAGTGTTTGTTTAAATGCCTTTTGATCCTACCTTAGTAGATCAGGGAGATAAATTTTATTATGTAGAAGAGGGGCAGACTGCGCCCCCCGTCGGAGACGGAGTAAATTACTCCAGAGCATTAGGTTGGCAATCACCAGAAGGGAATTTTTATGGGCAAGAGCGGTGGGTAAGGGATTGGCCTAACCCTGTTGTCTGGAATGGTATAGATTATGAAGTAATAACCCTCGCGGGTTCCGCAGCCTCTGTCGAAACACTCCCCGTATTAGGTAATACAAACCCTAATACCGGATTGCCATATGGTCCACGCAAAGATTTCGAGATGTGGTCTGTTCCTAGACCCAATTGGCCCCCAGAAGATGCAGAATTTTTTGATATGCGTGATAAGGATTATTATTTCTGGGATGTTGATTTTCAAGAATGGAAGATAGTTAAGTGGTATTGGGATATTGATGACGAAGGCGCATTACCTAGACCTGGTTTACATAGGGGCTCTGCGCACGTTCTATATTACTATGATATCAAAGTTTTTTGGGATGGGCTTGCATGGAGAAGATGGAAACACTCAGCAATAGAGGATGACGAAGAATATAAGCATTTACCGGATGGGTTTATTGAGTTTTTAATACCCGATGCTAAGTTAGAATATTACGGTAAGTCGGCTGTTGGAATTACATTAGTAGCCGGTGGTAAAGGTTTTGTATTTGTGGGTAGTGAGAAGATGACTCCTACAGATACAGCTATTGTTTTCAATTCTTACCCAGCGATAAAAGTTGTAGATGGGCAGGTCTTACCAGAGTATGTAGAGTCTGGTACGGAGTATTATGTTTATTATGCTAATAGTAAGGTGCCTATAAGTGTCCCTGCTCTTCCTGGAGACTCTACCCATAATTCCACACCGGCTTGTAATTTTAATGGGAGGTTGTTTTTATCCAAAATAGCTCCTGTAGATGATTATATAGACACTCCTTCATTGAAGAATTATGCGATAATCGCGGGATTTATTGAGACAGATGTTACCTCTAAAGCAGAGGGGGGTCCTTACTTTCGACATAACTTAGACTTCTCCTGGATATCAAGGAGACCCTCTTTTTCTGCTACTTTTAGGGATTACTCTGATTTCTATTTAAGTTATGAGAGTCAAGATGAGATAAGACTGCTCCGTACAGACGGTTGCTATGGGCAGATTTATTTACCAGACGAGTTAATTTATTTAGGAGAGGGACACTCTGCTTCTCGTTTTGATTCTTGGATATCTGTAGACCCAGCTACTGATTTACCAGTCTATGTTGATACGCCTATTTTAGCAAATACGCATTATTGGATTTATTTAATAAATGAGATAGATGCAGTAAACTTCAATGCGATAAATACACTTACTACAAGACCCTGGCAGTCTTCTGATGAAGGTTCAGAAACTTATTATGACCCAGAGAAAGACTTACGTCTCAAGATAGTATTATCTACCAAAGAACATGAACATTATCGGATGACAGAGACTTTTCCTTTGTTCTTTTCTAGGTGTGTGGGGCATATATGGACAGATGCTAATGCTCGGTTTTTATACGCTAAGGATATATCATATATAAAATCTCTTGTATTAAATCCTACACATTTTAAAGGTCAAGCAGACTTTGCAATAAAACCAGATACGGTGAATCGGTTCAAAGTAGTTGAGATTGAGGGTACCGCTGGAGTTGTATATGTGGGCGGAGATACTATAATAACTCTTCCCTCTACGGATTCTGGTGTGCATACTGCAAATGTAACTGATTACATTCAATTATATACAGAAGCAAATATTACAAGTCCACTTAGTAATTTAACTAGAATTAATACTCATCCTAATACTACTCTCTATGTGTATATGGCTAATACTGATATTTGTTGGGGCGTTCGTGCTAACACACTGTTCTTTTCTACAATAGCTCCAACAAGAGGTTATTTATCTTCAAATTATCCTGGTACCTCAGCACGTTGGATAGCAACTGTAAGGACGGATGCTAATGGACAGTTTACAGGTAGTTGGTTGGTAGATAGTCCTGGAAACCAAACCGCTGTTTATGGTTATTTAGCTGATAGAGTAAATCATTTAAGTGCAATTGATGATAGCTTATTTGCTCATGACAGTTTAATTGATTTCTTATTAGGTTGGGGGTCTGACATAGACCTTGGTATGGACTCTTTTATGTCAGATATATGGAGTGATATAGCAGACCTGTATCAAGACTTTAGTAATCTAGACTCAGACCAGCGAAATATCATGAGTACCGCTGGGCATATGTCCATCCTTGTTGAATCCATGTATCACGAGTTAGACTTAATAGATTCGGACATTGATGCTGCCTACTCAATTATGTCAGATATGGACCTCATTGTAAGTGCAATGGGGGATGAGATTAGTGAGGGACGGAGTAATCTCTCTGCCCTAGACCAGGTCATTGAGAATATAGGGTCTGATGTTAGTGGTTTATTTGATACAATTAGTGATGTAGACAGCGTTCTTCTAGCAATGGACTCAGAGATATCCTATATGAGGTCAGATATTGCGGATGTTCAATCACTAGTCGGCGATTTAGTATGGCAAGTATCCGATTTGTATGATATCAATAGTAATCTGAACTCTATAGGTGACAATCTGCATCAAGATGTATCGGATATATACAGTAACATCAACTTAATTAGTGGTGATGTGGACGGACTGTTTAGCTTTAAGAGTCTATTTACACAAGAAGTATGGGACTTATTAAGTGATGCAGAAGTTATTTCTGCGCTTACAGACTCCTTGGATTCTGTTATTGGTTATATAGACGATGTTACAAGTCTAATTGGTGATGTGACCACACAGATTGAAAGTTATGAAGAACGTCTTGTTTCTGATTATAGTTATATTCACGATATGTACTCGTATTTGGAGATTAATATTGGTGCAATTAGGGATGATACTCTTATTTTACAAGATTTGCAGTTTTGGATGGAAATAAGGGAAAGCGCTCTACGCTCAGATTACTATGTTTTGAGTGATATTCAAAGGTCTATGGAAAGTGGGATATCTAACTTATGGAGTGATACAGATGTTCTCAGTGATTTAGCTTCTTATATGCGAGTAGATGTTAATAATATATTTGGTCACGTCTCTGACTTGTATATTATTGGTGACTCTTTGGGTGAGGATATAAGTGATGTAGGTTACTGGTTAAACGCTTTAGCAGGACACTTTAGTAACTTGGTTGTAGACATAGATTTAATGGAAGCGTCTCTTGGTATGAGTTTTACTGCCATTACTTCAGATACATTAGAGATATCACACGACCTTGGGCATCTCTGGAGTGAGTTTGGGGATCTGGAGGGGTATGTTTCACTTATATCTAATACTGCTGATTCTTTGTTTGAGGATGCTAATCTTCTAAGTGCTCATCTGAATAGTGTTGGGTCTCAGTTAAACGTGCTATCCGGGGATGTTTCTCTGCAAGAACTATACACCAGTATGTTAGACTCTCAGCTAGGTGTACTAGAAGGTGATTTAAATATTCAATCAGCCTTGATATATAGTATGAGTGTAGCAGCTCTTAATTTACAGTCCCATGTGAATACACAATCACTTTATTTACATAGCCTGAGTCATGGGTTAGATAGTCTGTCAGCAGACCTTAGTGCAGAAGGTGTACTTATAACAAGCCTTAATTCAATGACTGCTCTTCTGCGTAGCGCTGATTCTACAGCCGGTAATTTAATTCATAGCCTGGAGCATCAACGGGATAGTTTATTTTCGGATATTAGTGATTTGCAGATTCTGGACACACAGTTAGGGGGTAAACTCACATCCCTTAGCGGGCATGTTAACATCTTGTACAGTAATGCTAATACGCTATCCGGTAATGTATCTCTTATGGATATTCAGCTAGATTCACTATCCACAAGGACTGATGGAATTAGTGCTACAGTTTACAGTCTGAGCGGTAAACTAGACACTATTAGTGGTAGGGCAAATACTCTAGACCTTTATGTAGATAGTCTGTTTAGCCTAAATGATGATATGTATTCTTACACTATGGATTTGAGTCATCAGTATTCGGATGCTCACCGTTTGATAGGTTCCTTAGAATCTAATTTTGACCAGCTAGACGATTTACGGCTTTCGTTGACTAGTGACTTGGATGCTTTACACGATATTATGGATGACTTGGATAGCCATGCTGGTATACTTCGGGGACTGACAGATGCATTTAGTTTAGATGTAAACAACTTGTACTCTGAGGCATATCAATTAGGGCATGATATACAGGATGGCTGGACGCATCTGCGTAGTTTATCAATTGATGTGTCTGCACTAGATAGTTATATAGATACACTAGAGAATGGATTGATAAGTGGTTATATAGGTACAATTCCTAGAATTGTGACGTATGACTGGATTGGTAAGAGGTTTAAGTTCGAGGACCAGAAGTACGCTGGATTGCCAATTAGGATAGATTATAGAGATACATCTTATTTTTCCTTGTCCCCGATTGAGACCGGTACTCAGATTGTTTTTCCAAATGCTGGGGTACTTAATGTTAATAATGGGGCAGTCCCGCGTTTTTGGTTAGACTTTTGTAATTTGTCTCCAGGAAATTTGTATTATATTTATCTGAAAGTAGCAATGAGTGACGTAGTAACCTTAACTACGGATTGGGTAAGTCCTAACTATTGGTACATATCAGCGACTCCTCCAACAAATAGGCTTACAGCACTCTCTACTAGAAAGTCAGGTACAATGGACTATGATGATAGTATTTGTATCGGATATATAGTAGTTACATCTACAAATAGAATGAGTGGAAATTGGAATCTGTGGAGTATTTATCATCAACCCACCCAGTATTGGGAAGCTGCTATTGGTAACTCCAATACCTCTATATCGCTTCCTGGGTTTATTCGTCCAATAGAGGAAGTAGTTTGTTCGTTGAGTAGGACTGGTACAACTAGGGCGTATGTTTCTAATTATGGTACTTGTTATTCAGCTTTTATAACTATTGGTTCTGCAACTATCACTTATTGGGTTGGTGGACATAGCGGGGATTCTTCCGAGGTTGATTGTGAGCAACCTGGGGGATCTGCATCAAGGCACACAGAATCAGGATTAGATATTTATTATGGTAGCCCTCCTGTTGTTGGTAGGAGTGATGCTGTAGCTTATTTATATCAAGTACCGTTTCCTCCTCATTATGTTTATGTAATGGGTGCTAATTATTATTATTCAGTAGTAGATGGTGCCACTGGGAACTTTCGAGTAACTAGAACCCCGACATCTTATCCAATAATATTGTAGTAAGAAAGGAGATTATTATGGCGGTATCCAGCATTGATTATGAAAAAGTGGATATGGTTTTACTTAACATCATTCAAATGATATCATCTCTAGAGCACATGGTTTCCGCACAGAATGTAGACGGAACATCTGATTTTATTTATGCTTTAGATACCTATAGAAACAAAGTGGCTTTATTTATTGAGGTTCAAGGAAAAAGATAGTTTGACAAATCAGACTTTTCAATTTAGTGTAAATATTATTTTCACTGGGGAGGCTTTATGAAGCGTGTCACAACAGTCATAGCAACCAAAGATAGGAAGTATGTGCTTCACCAGATACTCTGGTCGCTTAGGAATCAAGATTATCCCTACTGGGACCTTATTATAGTAGATGATAGTGAGGGTCCATTTAACATCGAAAACTGGGAAAAGGATGAGATGTACAAGCGCATCATTGCAGAGTTGAGAAAATCTCATAAAGTGCAGATACTTGCAAGTCCTAAGACCAGTAAAGTAGGTGCAGTTCTGCAAGAGGGTTTTCTATGGGCAGAGAAGAACTGGAGAAACCCATTATTCTGTCGAGCAGACGATGATCATTGGTTGAACACTGACTACTTTTCTAAGATGGTAAAGGTGTTCGATGACGACAAAATAGCCTGCGCCGCAAGTCTTGTGTTAGACCCTGGTGCAGATATCCAGTCTTTAGCCGTAGGGGATGAGCGTAGACAGACGTGGGGGAAGGTAGCGACAATAGCTAATACCCCAAACCTTCAATGGATTCGGCATGAAGACCAGAATCTGATTGATGTGGAGCATCTTACGTGTCCAATGATAATGCGTACAGATAGACTTCGTGAGATAGGTGGGTTTGATACACACCTGTTCGATCATTTTAGGGAAGAGTCTTTTCATAGCTGGCGTTTTCATGTAGAGGGACATCGCGTAGTCATTGTTCCGACGGCAGAAGTATGGCACTTAAGAGCCCCCTCGGGTGGAGTACGTGGTCAGGGTAACGCTCTGGACGATGCACGTAAGTTTAACCTAGTTCGAAAAGATATGCAACCTGGAATCCACCTCAACCTTACGCACGCGTGTGGTGATTTAATCGCCTCAACCCCGATGTTCGCGGAGCTTCGTAAGAAACATCCCGGTCGAAATATATCGGTTTGGCATCCACTAGCAAAAGACGTACTTGAGGGTAATCCTAATATAGATGTGATATGTAAGTCAGCGTTGAGCGACCAACGAACACATCGTGTAGAGTTAAGTGTGTACGGGTGGATGGGGAAGAACGAGTGGCGTGGTAGTTTGGCAAATGCTTATTGTAAAGCTTTGGACCTACCCGAGTTAGACAACCCATCTCCTGAATTATATAATGTAGAACCAATGGGGGAGATTGAAAATTATATAATAGTTGCTAATAATTCATCTGCTAAGATATATGACTTCAGTGATTTCTCTAGAACCAAGCACTTGGAACCTATTAGTAAGTGGGATTCTATAATTCAAGAGCTGAGGAATAAATATAATTGTGAAGTAATACAGTTATCTGGCGCAGAAGTGGTAGATCCTCTTCAAAATGTTCGTCTTGTGAATAATGTGAATTATCGGGATGCCTTTCGTTGGATTAAAGGTGCACGTTGTGTTGTGAGTATTGATACAATGGCTGCACATGCTGCCGCTGCTTTGAACGTACCATCAGTTGTATTATTCGGACGAAGTGATGCCTCGATGTACGGGTATGATAAGAAGAATATTGTGAATCTACAAGGGATGTGCCCGAAAGGGAAGGACAAACCATGCAATGGCGGAGTTATGTTTCAACAGGACAAAAGAGTGTGCCCTTTACCGGGACATCCATGTATGAATCATAATGTTGATGAGATTATAAGTGCTATTGATAGTCTACTACAGGGTAGGTCGTCAACATGAGTAAGTATACATTAATTGTGGGGAAGAAATATAATAATTGGACTGTGTTGTCTAGGTTTAGGGGGGATACTGGAAAGTGGATGGCACAGTGCAAGTGTTCTTGTGGTAGTATTAAGACTGTTTTCATAGATAATATTATTCGTGGAAAATCCCAATCTTGTGGTTGTTTACGTGTTGAGGTTTGTGGCAATAACTTTAGAACTCATGGTGGTAGATTTAGTAAAGAGTATGCGGTCTGGTGTAATATGAAGAGTAGATGTTATAACCCGAGAGTTAAGAAGTATAAAAACCACGGTGGACGTGGCATTAAGGTTTGTGACAGGTGGTTAGAGTCATTTGAGAATTTCTACGCAGATATCGGGAAGATACCCAAGGGTATGACCTTAGATAGAATTGACAACGATGGTGATTATGAACCGGGAAATTGGAGACTTGCTACCCAACGAGAGCAATGTAACAATAAGGGGAATAATCATTGGGTTGCATACAAAGGTGAGACTAAAACAGTGGCACAGTGGGAGAGGCATTTGGGAATGAGAGCTGGTACCCTGAAGAGTAGACTGTATCGTGGTTGGTCTGAAGAAAAAGCATTGAATGATTTTGTAAGGGCTAAACATGCTAACTTATGATGTCGTAGTACCTGTATATGACCGATATGACATGACGATCCAGATGCTGACCTGCATAAAGAATAGCACTGTCCAGCCTACGAACATTTTCATGTTTGATAATGGTAGTACCGATGAGACACCAACATTGGTAGATAAGTTTTCTATGCTACCTATTCGATATCATCGTAGCGAGACTAATCTTGGGGTGAATCCAGCGTGGAATTATTGTATGAACCTCGTTGAATCAGACTATGTAGCTATATTGAATAATGATATTCTATTTGCTGATTATACTATAGAGATGGTCTTGACTGTTCTGCATGACTTATCTCAAGTTGGTATATGTATTCCGCATGAGGTTAAAGATAAGCGAGAGCTATTAAATACTAAACCCAGGATTCCTATAGTGAGTGAAAGGGGCGGTAGAGTTCCAGGTTTTCATTATTTTATTCGAAGAGATTTGTGGTTGAGTATAGGACCAATCAGTGATAATGTATTGGTGTGGTATGGAGATGATCACATATGGAACGGTTCTAAGAGTCTTGGTTATTTAAATGTCGAGTGTTTGAATGCTCCTTTGTTTCATTATGGACATGCTACTTTATCTAGCCATTCAGACGCTAGAGAGTTGTTAAATGGAGACCATGGAAGAGGACGTAATCGGGGTATCTCAGAATTATTTGAGCCTTATAGACCTTTCTATAAGGAGAGTATAGGCAAAGCGAAGCAGCCTGTTGTATTTTTAGAGCTGGGTTTAGGTGAGGCACAATCCGCTAAGATGTTTTTGGAGGTAATTAATAAGTTTGATTACAAAGCGGCTTTTGTGGATACTAATATTAGGTGTAAGGCGGAGGAATTAGGTGACGTAGATAGAATATCAATAATTAAGGGGTCTTTTAAAGACAAACATGTATTGGATATATTCGAGGAGATAACCCTACTTCACGTAGATGTGGACCCACACTCATATACAGACACGAAAGAGATATTATCTCTCTACTTGCCTAAGATGGTAAATGGTGGTATTATTTTATTTCATGATGCCTCACCGAGAAAGTTTGGTGTCAATCAGGCATTAGTAGAGAGTGGTCAGGAAGTAACTTTTTGCCCTGAATCTGGTAGGTTCCCAGAAGCAGCACCCGCAATGTTGATAAAGAGGTAGCAGATGCCATTTGAACCAGAATATATAGCAGTTACTTTAGATAGTCCAGACACAGTTATGGACGCGTGGGGAAAGATTAATACTAATATGCTTTCTCTTCAGGATGAGATTATATTGATGGAATCAGAGATTGCAGCGTTGGAGGAAGCGTGATTATTGTAGATGGAAAAGACATTGCGGTTCCGGGGACTGTCGTAGTTGATGGTGGCGATGCAACTCCATCTAGTACTTTCTTTATAGTGGATGGTGACACAATAGGGGGGTCAGTAGATATACATACATTTATGCCGGAGTTTATTACTACACCTAGTGTTAATTTAGATGGTGGCATAGTTACAATACCCGGTGGGGTTGTATTATTTGATGGTGGAGACGCTGCTATATATAGGTCATATCCTTTTTTTGATGGTGGTTATACTGATTCGTCTGCAAAACATGATACGTTGTTATCTTCTATGATGAAGACTAATAAGAATTTAATGAATTTGCTTATCAAGTTCTCCACCTTACGTTTACAATTGGACCTTTTGAAGGAGTAATTAAGATGGCTGTAATAAAAATTAAACGGGGAACCGCAGCGGTTATGAGTGGTGCTGTGCTCAGTGATTATGAAATTGCATACACTTCAGATACTAAGAAGATTATTGTATACGATGGCACTAACAAGAAAGAGTATTCTCCTGACGATGCCGTTAATAATATAGCTCTAACCAACATCGCCCACGGTGCATCCCGTGGTATTATGGTGTATGCTGATGCAGGGTTCGACCCGACTCTATTAGCAGCACCCGCAACAGGTTTAGTATTAAAAGGCAAAGGGACTACTGCTAATTTAGTATTTGAACAAGTAGCTGCATCTGAAGTAACTGCTGGAACATTCCCCACTGGTGATTTCATATTCTCTCGTGTCCTATCCTATGGTGCTGGATTAGTTACATCAAATGTTGCTATTGGTACTAGTGCGTTGAATGCAAACACCACCGGAGTCAACAACACCGCTGTAGGTGCATCAGCATTGGCGGGGAATACGGTGGGGCATGAATTGACAGCAGTAGGTACTTCTGCTCTTCAATTAAACACTACTGGTTTATATAATACCGCTGTTGGGTATGGCTGTTTATATGCAAACCTAGTTGGTGGAAATAATACTGGCGTAGGAATGTATGCACTTCAACAAAACCTTGCCAGCAGCAACTCGGCTTTAGGATACTGTGCACTTCAAGCAAACACCACCGGAGCCTACAACACCGCTGTTGGTACATCAGCATTGGCGGGGAATACTGTGGGAAGCTGGAACACTGCTTTTGGTAACGCTGCACTTGCTGCAAACCTTGCTGACGCTAACACTGCTTTTGGTAACGCTGCACTTGCTGCAACTACTACAGGTACTCAAAATGTGGCTGTTGGGCCTAGTGCACTTACAACCAACCAAACTGGTAGTTCTAATGTAGCTATGGGGTACTTAGCTCTTAGATACAATACTGCTAATAGTAACACTGGAATCGGTGCATCAGCACTGGCTGCCAACACCACCGGAGCCAACAACACGGCTGTTGGTACATCAGCATTGGCTGGGAATACTGTGGGGACTGAGAATACTGCGTGTGGTTATTGGACGTTAGCAGCTAATACAACGGGTGTGAGAAACACTGCGATTGGGTTTGAGGCACTTTATACTAATATAATTGGTTATGATTGTGTTGCAGTAGGGTGGGCCGCTCTCTTTGCAAATACTGGAGCCGGTAATACCGCTGTAGGAAGTCAAAGTCTCAAAACTAACTCAACAGGAACTTGCAACTCTGCTTTTGGTTATCAAGCCCTCACTGCCAACACCACCGGAGTCTACAACACCGCTGTAGGTGCATCAGCATTGGCGGGGAATACTGTGGGGAACTCAAATACTGCTGTGGGTTATTTGGCATTAGCTGCTAATATAACTGGTGTATTTAATACCGCGGTTGGTCAGTCAGCACTAAGCGTAAATACGACCGGGGGTAATAACACAATTATAGGCTATCAGGCATGTAGGGATGGTAGTGGAGGTAACAATAATACTGCTGTTGGTATGTTTTCGCTTACAATCGGGGGTGCTGCGTCTAGTAATACTGCATTAGGGGCTTACAGTTTAAATGCAAATACTACTGGTGCCAACAACACCGCTGTTGGATTTCAGGCTCTTAACAGTGTAACCACAGGTTCAAACCTAACTGCAATAGGCTATGATGCTAATGCTTCTGCTGCTAATGCTGCTAATGAAGTAACATTAGGTAATGCCAGTGTTGCTACATTGAGATGTCAGGTTACTTCTATTACCGCCATATCTGATGAACGAGATAAAACTAACATAGGTAATATCCCAGTAGGGCTAGAGTTTATTAATCGCCTTAAACCAAGGGAATTTACTTGGAATATGAGGGATGGTAGCAAAGTTGGGATACCGGGTATGGGCTTTCTCGCCCAAGAACTTCAAATCGCACAGAAGGAAGAGGGTGTAACAATACCGGGCCTAGTCTATGATGTTAATCCTGAAAGGTTGGAGGTAGCATCGGGAAATCTACTGGTTGTTATGGTAAAAGCTATTCAGGAACTATCTGCCAGGGTAAAGGAACTGGAAGCTAGATGAATATAATTATTGGAACTCCTTGTTATTCTGGAACAGTTTCGGTCTACTACTGTGCTTCTATGGTAGAAACTATTCGTATGGGTGAATCCCTTGGTATTACCACTTATCCCATCTATCTCAGTCACGATGCGCTTATCCAAAGGGCAAGAAATGACTTGATTGCAATAGCATTGGAGAACAGTGCCGATGCGATGATCTTCGTGGACGATGACATGGAGTTTGAGCCAATAAATGTTTTCAAGCTATTCAATTATCCAGAGGATGTAGTTGGTGGAACTGTGCGTAAAAAGACTGATGACGCAGAGCTTTATAACATTAACACACAAAATTTGGATATAGGAGAGAATGGTCTTATCAAAGTTAATAGTTTAGGTACTGGATTCCTCAAACTTAGTAATAAAGCCATGCAATCATTATGGGACAATAGTCCTGAGTATGAGAATGAAGGCAAATTGAGAAAAATGATATTTGACGTTAAGATAATAGATGGGGAGTTGGTGTCGGAAGATAATGTGATGTGTAGGAGATTAAGAGAGTTGGGGTATAGCATTTATTTAGATCCCGAAATTACCAATGTTCATATTGGTGGTAAACGGTTCATAGGAGATTTCATGCGCTTTAGAAAAGAACTACTAAAGCCACAACTAAAAGTAGTAGAAGGGGAATAAAATGGCAGCAGCAGATGTTTTGGCTAGTATAATTTCAGGTACGGAATCATTTCGTATAGTGTGGCAGGAAGCAGGACCGGCTGAGTCTGGGCTTTATAGTTCAGTGTTCGGTATGTTCATGGCACAGCTTTCACCAGAAGGCTTAAAACTAACCAGAGGCAATAAAGTTATTGCCGATATCACGACAGACTTCAGTGCATTGACTACTGCGGTTGAGGCTCAGATAGGGGATGTGGCAGATGCAGCAGAAGGTGAGTTGGCTGAGTTTATTGCAGCGGAAGCAACACCGACAGAATTGGCTATGTCAGAGAAGATTGCTACGTTTAAAGCAGTAGCAGCACTAAAAGTATAAACTGTAAAACAAAAGGGAGGTAGACAGATGAAGACGACAGTGACAATTATAAGTAATTTACGTGATTCGGACGGAAATGATGTGGTATTTAGCATGGTTATAGACGGGGAACAAGCAGCTATTGAACCTGCTCTAATGTCACAGGCTAAGATAAGAGTTCCTATGGAAAATGGTGGTAGTATTTGGATTAGCCAAACAGAAATTAAGGTGATAACCTTCCGTCCGGTGGAAGAAGAAATGATTCCAGAACTAGTAGTAGAAGATTAATTGTAAGCAGGAGGATTTTTAATTATGCCTACGTACTTGAACTCAACGGCGCGCAGTATTACTCTGAGGGGTGGCATTTCAGGGAAGAAGCACGCGACTGTAAGAAAGAATTCTTCTGCAACTACAGATTTTTATCCAACTGTAATCCCTACAGGAATCACGTTTTCCAGTCACTCGCCATTAGTATACCCGTTTAGGGAGCTGGCATCTATTACAGAGTATCCATCTGATACTATCGCGGTTACTGGATATGCAACACTTATTTTTTATAATCGTACTGGTGACGTGGTGACTTTTTATGCTAATGGAAATGATGCCGATGTGTTGCAAATCCCGCCTGAAGTATACTTGACCTGGGAGTCCGATGGCAAGGCAGGTAGTATTGTTTTTACATCCGGGGGTAATGAAGGTGCAATAACTTTATGGGGCACTTAGTGGGACAAATTTAATGGGCTAGGGAAAGCTACCCGAAAAGTGGAAACCTTAGCCACCTGCCCATTGATAATACTAAGGAAAACACAATAAGGGGTGCGGTAATGGGAAAAGTCATTAATTTAACAGGACAAGTATTTGGGAGGTTATCGGTCTTAGGATTTGCTTTTACTGACGAAAAGAATTCTTGGTGGTACTGTATATGTGACTGTGGGAATACTACAACAGTTAGGGGGCTGTCTCTAAATAACGGTAGTACAAAATCGTGTGGTTGTTTTAAGCGAGAAATGCATATTGAATGGTTCACTAAGCATAACCACACTAAACGTGGGTGGTCAAGTGGGACGTATAATTGTTGGCAGAACATGAAGAATAGGTGCTATAATCCTAAATATGCCGGTTATCATAATTATGGTGGTCGCGGTATTAAGGTTTGCGATAGATGGTTAGACAAGAAGCATGGTTTTGAAAATTTCTTAGCTGATATGGGAATGCGTCCAGACGGTATGACCTTAGATAGAAAAGACAATGATGGTGACTACGAGCCTGGTAATTGTAGATGGGCTACTGCTAGTGTGCAGTCTAATAATCGTAGGTGTAATAAAAGGATTATCTATAATGGTGAGGATAAGACTAGAGCCCAGTGGGCGCATAGTTTAGATATAAGTATGAGTGCTTTGGATTACCGTATACAGAATTGGACTCTTGAACGTGCTCTGAATACACCAGCAGGTAATAGAAATAGGATTAATAAAAAATGAGTAATTTCACTGTAATTTCCCCACCGGCTCATGGGGCTATTGGAAGTCAGGGTAGTCAGGGATACCAAGGTAATCAAGGTATAGATGGTGTTCAGGGGGATGCTGGGTATCAGGGTACTAAAGGTTATCAAGGAAATCAAGGATATCGTGGAAACCAGGGTTATCAGGGTACAACTGGTATTCGGGGTTTAGGTGGTTTTGATGGGCCACAAGGTACACAAGGTACTAGCGGTTTTCAAGGAACACAAGGTAATCAGGGTAATGAAGGAATACAGGGAACTTTAGAAGGATTACAGGGTAACCAAGGAACTCAAGGAAATCGGGGTTTTCAAGGTACACAGGGATTTGACGGTAATCAAGGTACTGATGGATTTCAAGGCACACAAGGAAATCAAGGGGAAGGACCACAAGGTCAACAGGGATACCGAGGTAACCAAGGATTCGACGGAAATCAAGGAACAGATGGCTTCCAAGGATACCAAGGCTTTGATGGATATCAAGGTACAGATGGTTATCAGGGATACCAAGGTTTTGATGGTTCTCAAGGAACACAAGGAAATCAGGGTACGCAAGGAGTTCAAGGTGATGAAGGTGTTCAAGGAACACTTGAAGGTCCTCAAGGTTATCAAGGTACTGATGGTTATCAGGGATACCAAGGTGATGAAGGTCCACAAGGAACATTAGAAGGACCGCAAGGTAATCAAGGGTTTGATGGAAATCAAGGTACCGATGGAAACCAAGGAACAGACGGTTTTCAAGGAACACAAGGATTTGATGGGAACCAGGGCACTGATGGGTATCAAGGATACCAAGGTACCGAAGGAATACAGGGAACCTTAGAAGGTCCACAGGGATATCAGGGATATCAAGGAGATGGCGGTTTTCAAGGAACACAGGGCTTTGATGGAATCCAAGGAACAGACGGGTTCCAGGGTTATCAAGGTACCGATGGTATTCAAGGAACAGATGGTTTTCAAGGAGTACAAGGATTTGATGGGAACCAGGGCACTGATGGCTTTCAGGGATATCAGGGAGATGAGGGTCCACAAGGAACTTTAGAAGGACCGCAAGGATATCAAGGAAATCAGGGAGATGATGGTCCACAAGGTACATTAGAAGGACCACAAGGATATCAGGGAAATCAAGGAGATGATGGTAATCAGGGAACACAAGGATTTGATGGTGTTCAGGGTACCGATGGAAGTCAAGGAACACAAGGATTTGATGGTAATCAGGGTACCGATGGAAATCAAGGAACACAAGGATTTGATGGTGTTCAGGGTTATAGGGGAAACCAAGGTTATCAGGGAGATTATGGTCCACAAGGTACATTAGAAGGTCCGCAGGGATACCAGGGATATTCGGGGACTCAAGGATACCAAGGAACCGAAGGAATCCAAGGCACACTAGAAGGACCGCAAGGGTATCGTGGTACTCAAGGGTACCAAGGTACAGAAGGTATCCAAGGTACTTTAGAAGGACCGCAGGGATATCAGGGATACCAGGGATATAGAGGAAATCAGGGATATCAGGGAAATCAAGGGGTACAGGGATACCAAGGTGTTCAAGGCACTGATGGTGTGCAGGGTACTGACGGTTATCGCGGAGTACAAGGAACCACTGGTTATCGTGGTTCACAGGGATATCAGGGATATCGTGGAAATCAGGGGTATCAAGGGAATCAAGGTCCGCAGGGAACTTTAGAAGGACCACAAGGAACGCAGGGGTATCAAGGGACTGAAGGAACACAGGGTACATTACCTGGACCACAGGGTTATCGTGGCAACCAGGGATACCAAGGTAACCAGGGAGTTCAAGGGTATCAAGGGTATCAGGGTAACCAAGGATATCGTGGAAATCTTGGATATCAAGGAGCCCAGGGAAACCAGGGTTTTCAGGGAACACAAGGAACTCAAGGAACTCAAGGAAATCAAGGGTACCAGGGAACTGATGGCTTCCAAGGAACGCAGGGATATCAGGGGTCCCAAGGTACCGATGGTTTTCAAGGAACACAGGGCTTTGATGGAATCCAAGGAACAGACGGGTTCCAGGGTTATCAAGGAACAGACGGTTTTCAAGGAACACAAGGATTTGATGGGAACCAGGGAACAGATGGTTTTCAGGGTACGCAGGGATTTGATGGGATTCAAGGTACAGATGGGTACCAGGGTTATCGCGGGAACCAAGGATTCCAGGGTGATGAGGGAATCCAGGGAACATTAGAAGGTCCACAGGGTTATCAAGGATACCAGGGTAATCAAGGTACGGAAGGAATACAAGGTACATTAGAAGGACCACAGGGGTATCAAGGTAATCAGGGTGATGTTGGTGGAGACCAGGGATACCAAGGAACACAAGGGAATCAAGGTACACAAGGCACACAAGGAACGCAGGGGACCCAAGGCAATCAAGGTAATCAGGGTAATCAAGGAACACAGGGTACTCAAGGGACATCCCTAACCCTAGAAAATGTTCAGGATGATTTAGGTGGAACTGTTGGTGGTGACGGGTTTATCAAAACAGCCAATAGCCATCTTACTGTAACCTATGATGATGCTGGTGCTGCATTAACCCTTGGCGTTGTGTCTAATGTGCTATATGCACCTGTGGGCATTGAGTTAGGCAATGTTGGGCATACCTATGATATCACTGGCACAACATGGGTCACTCCTGTAGCTGGCGGGACGTTAGGATTTATTCCTGACGAAACGGTGACTAATCATAAACTGGCTAACTGCTTAACAGCTATAGGCACCGCTCGTGATAATACCTATCTGAATGTTCGAGAGACCGCTGATAGTGCATCGGCAGTAGCACCGCTTACTGTCCAGTTCTTGTTTACAGGTATTACCAGCTTCACGACAATAGACACACGTTCGTATTATATTGGTGCTGTAAACCATTATATGAGCATTCAGTTGTGGAATAATAGCACTGGTGCTTGGGATACGTTCGCAACATTTGCTGGTGAGGCAGATTATGTGTCCAGAAGTTTAGTAGTCTTTAATGGTGCACCTTATATTAGCACTGGGGCTGTTAAACTACAATTTATCCATACATCTAATGGGACTACTGCTCACTCACTAAGGTTTGATTATATAGCTTTAGCTGATGGCGGTGGTGGTGGTGGTGGTGCTAGTATAGCATCTGCCGTAGCGGTGACTGCCGTTGGTGGGCTTGTTGCAACTAATGTTCAGACCGCATTAGCAGAACTTGACTCAGAGATTAGTGCTCTTAGCACAATAGATGGGGGACTTATAGAATAAAGCTTGACAAATAAGATTAATTGTGCTATAATACGAAAATAATGAGGATTGAAATGGGAGGCAGATGATGGAGACATCAACAATTACCGTGGGATGGCACCTTATCGTGAAGGGACGTACCGACTACACTGAGAGTGCCATGACTTCACTTCAGGGTCTATACGATTTCGCTGTGATAGGGGTAGATTCTAGAAGTGATTCTGATGCAGTATACGAACTATTAAAACATTATCCTAATGTATCTTGTTATAGGCAGAACTTCGAAGATTTTAGGCATTTCGGTAAGCTGCGACAGGATGTTTTAGATAGGGTTCCCCCCGCTGACTATATCGGCAGAAGTGATTCGGACGAGGTATTAGCTTCTAACCCATTACTAATTAGACAATGGCTTGCTGAGACTAGACCAGAGGCTGTTAATTTTGCTACACACTATCTTCATGATGTAGGTTGGAACAAAGCTGGAACAATTGTAAGAGAGGGTAGTGTGCGGATATGGAAGTACGGTACCCGTAGGTGGGGAAACCCTGTCCATGAGTATCCGTATGTTATAAATGGTGCCGATGCTCCGGTAATGAGTGACTTCATTTTTGAGCATATCAAAGACAATCCGGCAGAATACAAGGTAGATTTGCATATTGATTTGTATCAGACTGAGATAGATAAAGGAGACATCAGTTTTTTATTCCTCCAGGCTAAAGAATATCTGGTAAAGGGTGAAACTAATAAAGCTATTGAGTTATGCTTCCAGCTTCTGAAACATGGGCAAACTGATGGACCTTATTTTGAGGCTAGTTTATGGGGCATGTGTGAACTGTGTAAGGGTCAGGGAGACTTCAAAGGATTGCTTTGGAGACTTCAGAAACTTGTGCCTATAATTCCCAACTATCTCTTGCTAACGAAGCACATTGAGGAGACGCGTGAGGTGTTAGGTGACATCTAATATCTCTATTGCAACACCAACACATAATACACGTTTTCTATTAGATACCTATAAGTCTATACAAAATCAGGATTATTTGGAGTGGGTTTTATTACCCAATTCTGGCATTACTGCTAAAGATATACCACAGGAGATTAAGGATGACCCTAGAACTGTCATTATAGATGATGGTTTTATCCCTATCCATACCAATGGACTACCTAATATTGGGTCTTTGAAGAAATATGTATTTGGTAAATGCAGTGGGGAGTGGATATTAGAACTCGATCACGATGACGAGCTGGTAGATGGTGCCTTAGATAAGATTAGTGCTGCGGCGGAAGATACCGAAGCAGTGTTCATATATGCTAATGCTGCAAGTTTTAATAATGATGACAGGTCCCCACGCCTATTTGGTAACGCTACTAGTATCACTAACGAAGATACCTTATATGGCTGGAAGTATAAGGACTTTTTTTACAAAGATATTTTGTACAAGGAAACTATCTGCCCACCGTTGAATCCCTATCATACATCACTGATTCTTTATCAGCCAGACCATCCTCGTGTATTCCGTAAATCGGTTTATGAAAAAGTGGGCGGACATGATGAGACTCTGAATGTGTTGGATGACTCGACGCTTATGTGTAAATTCTACCTTGAGGGTAAGTTTATTCATCTCGACGATTGTTTGTATCTTTACCGCGTATATGGCTCTAACAGTTGGCTAAATAGGAATAAAGCTATCCAAGATAATATGCATAATGTGCAGAAGCAATTTATCTATGATATGATTTTGCATTGGGCAAAGACAAATAATTACACAATGTTGGACATTGGGGGCAGGTTCAATACCCCAGAAAATTTCATAAGTGTGGATTTAAAGGACGCAGATGTTAATACGGACTTAAATGATGACTTTCCGTTCGAGACATCATCTGTGGGTGTAATTCGTGCGTTCGATATAATTGAACACTTATCAGATAAATGGCATACAATGTCCGAAATATTTAGGGTATTAATGCCAGGTGGGTATGCGCTTATCAGAGTTCCCAGTTCTGATGGTCGTGGGGCTTTCCAAGACCCAACTCATCGCACGTACTGGAATCCCAACAGTTTTTGGTACTATACTGACAGAGAAACGGCTAGATATATTGACAACGACCGCGTAAGATTCAAAGCAGTGACTTTATACCAGTACTTTCCTGGACCGTGGTTTGAGGAGAATAATATTCCATACGTCTCGTGTATTTTGATTTGCTTAAAGGATGGCTATCGTCCTATGGGGCGTGAATTAATCTAAAATTAATGGGCTAGGTTACCGGAACCGAAAAGTGGTCTTCCTGAACCACCTGCCCATTAAACAACAAAATCGGGGGTTTACTACAGGGGGTAGATATGAGTAAGTTCATTGATTTGACTGGGCAGCGGTTTGGTAGATTGATTGTAAAGGAATTTGCTGGCATGGATAAGCGGGGACATTGTTCTTGTTGGATTTGTGTTTGTGATTGTGGGAATATTAAGAGTGTCAGTAGTAGTAATCTAAAAAATAGAAGCACAAAACTTGTAATAGAGGTGTAGTTATATGAGTATTATCTATGGGCGGCACACTTTTGGACATCAACGTATTGAAATACTTTATGGTGAGTATTTTGGCGGCGGTGATTTAACTATTGGGAATTTCTGTAGTATAGGGGATGGTGTTAGAATATTCCTTGGCGGGAATCATAATACTAATTGGGTCACGACTTTCCCATTTGGGCATACATCACAGGACGTGTTTCCTTATCATGGCATAGGGCACCCTAAGCCAGGTAAATCAACTGTGATAGGAAATGATGTCTGGATAGCAAACTGGTCTACAATAATGTCGGGCGTGATTATTGGGGATGGAGCAGTGATTGCTTGTAATAGTCATATTATTGAGTCTGTTCCACCGTACGCTATTTATGGTGGTAATCCAGCTAAGTTAATACGCTATAGATTTGAACCAGAAATCATTGAACGGTTATTAAACGTGGCTTGGTATAACTGGACAGACGAGAAAATTAATGCTAATCTGGAACTGTTGTGTAGTTCGGATGTTGAAGTTTTTTTAGATAGTGTGGATGTTTAATGGGTATGGTTTTACTTGGTAATTGTGCACAATGTGGGGCTATTATATACACTTATGATACATACCCAGTGGGAAATTTTCATATAAATTGTTCTTGTTTAGGTGCGGTGCTACTAAAAATGGGGACTCCTTATACTGAGTATTTACCCATGCCTTTTTTAGATTCACATTATGAAGAGGAGGAGTAGTGTTCTCTAAGATATTTGGGAAGGATATTAACGAACAAGTAGTTGGTATTGCTATCTTTGTTATTGCAGTGTGTATGTTTATTGTTCTGGCTGTGATTGTAATATCCCCCCTCCTTGGTGACAAGAAGAGTGAGACTACTATTTCTATTGAGGTAGTGAAGGTGCTCATTGGGCTTGTTAGTACAAGCTTCGGATTTTTGATTGGTAATATGTCAAAGAAGAAGGAGGAAGATTAGAATGTGGATAGCACTTAAATTAGCACTGTCTTACCTAATAGGTAACAAAACTGTACAAGCGATAGCATTAAATGTAGTTAAAGATTTGGTGGCACACGGGAAGATATTAGTTCCCATAGCATTGGATGGTATTCGTGATGCTGCCGCTAAAACAGAGTTGAGTGGTTCTGAGAAGTTTTCGTTTGCTGTATCTAAAGTTACTGAGAACTTCCCTACTATCGAAAGGAGTATAATTGATACTGTGGTCCAGACTACCTATCAAGCATATTCTAACCCAGAAGTGAAAGAGCTTTCATAACCCCTAATTTTATTAAGGGTATCGTTAATTTTTAACAATAAGGAGATTGATTAATGCCTACGTACACAAATACCTCTGATGAAGTGATAGTAATTGGTGGTATGACGTTTCAAGTTGATGAAGAAAAAGAGACAAGTAGATACTTTAGAACTAAACCCTCTACTCTTACTGGTGCTATAACTGCAATAACTGCGACACCTGTTGTTGGTGGCACTGGTTATCATACTGGTGATGTCCTTACTCTTGCGGGAGGAGTTGGCGGAACTGTATCTATAACACAATCGCAAGGGGTTATATCCGCAGTTGCATTAGTTACTGGCGGTACCGGTTATACTATTGGCACTAAAGCAACAACTGGCGGTTTTGGTGCAGCATGTACAGTTACTATCACAGCAATAGAAGGACTTACACTCACAGATGATGAGCCGTTTGTAACGCCCCTTACTTTATTACTTAGTGAAACTAGTTTTCCTACTGCATCTGTTTCAGTGTTAGCGTATCCCGCCTTGTATATTTACAACGGGACCAATGCTGCGGCTGGGATTAGATTTAATGGCGCTTCTGCTAATGCTATAACAATACCAGTGGGCGAAAAGGTTATAATTAGAAACGATGAAAGTATAAATTCGATGTTAGTTTACTCTGGGGGGACTGGGACGGCAGTAGTATACGGGCTCAAGAACAAAAATACTATTGAAGTTTAAACGCGCAGGTACCTTGACTTTTTAGATAATTTGTGGTATGTGCTTGCTGTTAGATGGCAGCTTCGGCTGCCAAATTATTCTTTAGCGGGGTTAATACATGGTGTACGAAGATTTCATCTTTTTAAGAACATATAGTCGTTTCCTTCCAGAACTTCAGCGGCGTGAAACCTGGAGTGAAACCGTCGATAGATACTGCAATTTTATATTTAACGAAACGAAGAACTGCCAGAATATACCCACCAAGACAAAGAAAAAAATTAAAGATTATATGCTTACAAAAGGTGTTATGGCAAGTATGCGACTTGTCTGGTCTGCTGGGGAGAATGTAAGACGAGACAATATAGCTGCGTACGGTTGTTCAGGCTTCTGCTCATCCTCACTAGAAGGGTTTGGTGAGGCAATGTATATCGAACTTGCTGGTACTGGAGTTGGGTTTTCAGTGGAAGCGAAGTGGTTAGAGCAACTTCCTGAGATAAAAAAGCAGCGGAATTTGCCCACATTGAGGCATGTTGTTGGAGATAGCAGGTTAGGTTGGAAGAAAGCAGTTGATTTTGGTATACAGGAATGGTTCAACGGTAGAGATGCAGTGTTTGATTACTCTCAAGTGAGACCAGCGGGAACTCCCTTAGTGATATCAGGCGGTTATGCTTCCGGTCCTGAGCCTCTAGCGCGCTGCTTGGAATTTTTGAGAGAAACAATAATAGAAGCACAAGATCGTAAGCTTAAATCTATAGAAGTTTTTGATATGATGTGTGAGATTGGGTCTGCAGTGGTTTGTGGTGGTGTTCGTCGGACTGCTATGATATGTTTATGTGATGTAGATGATATGGATATGCAGAATGCAAAGCAGGGTAACTTTCACCCAAGAAGGTTCATGGCAAATATCTCAGCAGTTTATAGAAAGAAACCTGATGTCCTCAAGTTTACCCAAGAGTTCATAGATATGGCTAAGTCTGGCTCTGGTGAGCGTGGCATATTTAATTTAGTGGCAGCGAGAAAACGAAGCCCTAAACGTAGAGATAAGAGTGCTATAGTGATATCAAATCCCTGTGGGGAAACACTACTACGTGATATGGGTTTATGCAATTTAACTGAGGTAGTCATTCGAGCAGATGATGATTTTGATAGTGTAGCAGACAAGATACGAACAGCGACCTGGATGGGATGTATTCAGTCTACACTTACATACTTCCCTCATTTACGTCCTGAGTGGGCTAAAAATGCAGAAGAAGAGAGGTTACTAGGGGTATCACTTACAGGACTCTGTGATAATATAAATCTGATAACACCAGAGACACTACGCCATTGGCGTACTACCGCTGTGAAGACTGCTAAACAGGCATCAGCAGCACTTGGTATAAATATGCCAGCAGCTATAACGCTTGGAAAGCCTAGTGGTACTGTGAGTCAGATGGTTGATTGCTCTTCAGGTATGCACTCCAGGTGGGCTAATTATTATCTTAGACGCGTACGTATCTCGATGCACGATGCTCTGTTTAGGATGATGGTTGACCAAGGTATGCCTTATGAGTTAGACAAAGGCAACCACGATACTGCAATATTCTCGTTCCCTATGCGTTCTCCAGACGGAGCGAAGACTCGTGAGCAGGATACAGCAATTGGTCAACTTGAGTGGTATAGAATGTTAGTAGAGAATTGGGCAGAACAGAACATGAGCTGCACCATCTTTGTTAAAGATGATGAGTGGTTGGAGATTATAGCTTATGTGTATAAACATTTTGATACTATTAATGGAGTTGCTTTCTTCCCATACGAGAACAAGTCGTACGCGCAAGCTCCGTATGAGGAGGTATCAGAAATAGAATATCATAGACTGTTGAGAGAACTCCCAGTCCTTGACTTCAGTAAACTTTCAGAGTATGAGAATACAGATACTACCACAGGTAGTCGAGAATTTGCCTGTGCAGGTAACTCTTGTGAGTTGTAATGAATAAAGAAAACAATCCCAAATATATCCTGCAGCCAAACGTGATGCTTAAGTTATGTGAATCGGATGAAGGGAAACGGTTGGTACATGAGACAGTTAGCAATGCGCGCACTGCTATGGCAACACAAGGCGTGTTAAATTATCTGGCGTATGAGTTGAATTTGATTTCACGTCAGATGAGTCCACAAGAGCAGCAGATGGTTGCTAATATTATTTACCACTGCCTCTTCGTTGCTAAACACGGGGACTTATTAAAGTATCTTGCCACCATTCCTGACGATTTATGTGATTTTGGTGAAGTTGAGCAGCCTATGGGTAACGCCTAATGGAGTATGAACAGTGCCAATATCAGAAAATACAGCGCTTCAATTACTCCGAAACATGGCGGGGATAATTGTTCGGCTAAAGAATTTAGATTCAAAGGTGGATGTTTTATTGATAGAACTTTTTGCGTTAAAACAAGAGGTAATCAAAGATACAACTGTCGATAAGGACGTAGTATGACTTGGTTCTCTATAACACCATTCATAATTCTAGCCATAGTTCTGTTTCCTGTTATCGGGTATCTTGTATATCACCGTATTCGGGATGTGAAGAAGGTTAAAGTTGAGACTCATAATAAGATTGATTTAATCCTTGAGAACACCCTCGCCCACGATGCGTACTTGCGCCAGTCTGATGTGCAGAACAAGCAGATACTTACAGAAATAAAGGAAACAACCAGTGGCACGTCTACAAGGCTAATGGATGTAATTAATAGACTAATTAATGGTAGGGGTAAAAATGAGTAAGTTAAGGGTCTTTATATCCTGGGTGGTAGGTGTTTGCTTTATCATAGCTGTTTGCGGGATTGCTTACTTCTACTATCAATACCAAGTAGAAGATGCACATGTAGCTCGTGAGCATACCCGGCAGATGACAAAACGTGTTTTGGAACTATCCGAAAAGCTGGATCGCAATGGTATCCTCGCTGTCGAGGTATTGAAAAACAACGCTATGTTATTAGAACGAATTGATGCTGGGCTTGCTAATCATACTTTGGAACTTAAAGAGCACCGTAAATATATTATAGATAGCCATGATAGGATTCACGAAGAGATAGAAAGTGTGTTTGAGCGGTTGCGTGTCGAATTTATGGCGAATAGAGAAATGCACAGAAGGACCCAGGAATGGTTAAAAATACCACCTATAGAGGTTAAGTAATTGAAAAGCGCTGGCTAGGATTCATGGTCCGAAAAGTGGAAACCTTAGCCACCTGCCAGCAAATAAACCACTAAGGATAGACACAATAAGGAGTGGTAATAATGAGTAAGAGATTGAATCTAGTGGGACAGAAATTCGGTAGATTGACCGTGCAAGAATTTGTCGGTGTAGTTAAGCGTACTTCACGATGGAGTTGTTTGTGTGATTGTGGAAATATAATAGAAGCACGCGGACCAGATTTAAAAATAGGTAACACAAACTCGTGTGGTTGTTATAAGTTAGATCGTATTAAGGAGACACAAACAAGACATGGGCAATGCTTACGCAATGGTATTGAGACCAGAGCCCACCTAGCCTGGGCAGATATGCAGCGGAGATGCTATGAGATTGGTCATAAAGCTTATAAGAGCTACGGAGGTCGGGGTATAAAAGTCTGTGATAGGTGGTTAGGTCGAGACGGATTTGTCAATTTCTACGAAGACATGGGGGATTGCTCTGATGATCTGACATTAGATCGTATAGATAATGACGGGGATTATGAACCAGGGAATTGCCGATGGGTTACTATGCTAGAACAATGTAACAATAGAAGAAGCAATAGATGGATGACTTTTGAAGGAGAACGAAAGACTATTGCGGAGTGGGTAAGGCATACTGGCATAAACTCTGCTACATTAATACATCGGTCAAATATTGGCTGGAGTGACGAGAAAGTATTAACTACACCAGTAAGGAGGCATGTTGAGTACAAGCGCTATTGTTATAGTAAATGACGTAGCTGAGTGGAACGCTCTAGACCTGGTTTGGAATTATCTATCAAGGTTGCTAGATTTGCCTGGCCAGGCAACCCTGTTGATATTAATGATTGGGTTGCTCATATGGACTATTGTTCATACTAGGCGGGATAATTATCTATGGCTACAAATGAAGAGTTGGATTCAATCCTCGATGGGCTTAATAATTTTAGTTGCTATCTTCATGTACATCTCACCTATAGTCCTTCCCGATAGTGACTCCTTTGCGCTGTATCGAGTAGTGGTGTTAAGGTCTACCTCTTTCCTTGTAGGCTTGTTCTTTATAACAGGCGGGATACTCTTTGTTTCTAAAGTCTTATTCCCTGAAGGGTTGTTTAAACAGATAATTGAAACAACTTATGGACCCACAGCAATATTATGCAGTATAATACTGGGGCTTATTTACTTGGCTACGTATAGTTAGTGGGGTGCAGATGAGAATATTACTAATCATGATCATGATCACGTTAATGGGATCATCTATGGCTACATGTGATAATGATACTCCACCTGTGGTTATAGCACCAGCACAGAAGTATCAATTCGGTGACGTCAACGATATGGTAAAACCTAAGCCACCAAAGGCTAGAAAGTGGGCTCCATCAAAGAAAATGAATGGTGGTTCAATAGAGTCAGCACCAACTGAGGATGGAAGAATACCTACCCCGTTTGATAAGGACCCAAGGAAATGAAGAAGATGACAGTGAAAGAGGTAAAAGAGAAACTACGTATTGGAACGCCTGAATGGGAAGCTAGTATGGCTAGGGTAGCGAAGATTCTACGAGAGGAAGACGAGAAGCGAATGGCTGAAAGGAACAGGCATCCTATCTTTAATCTTGATAAATATTGTGGGGTTGTAAAATGAACGATAAAATAGAGATGCTTAAAAAAGAAGTTGAGTTCTTACGGGAGCTTGTAACCAAATTGATGGTAGAGCGGGCTGGACCAGTGATTATACGTGAGATAGAAAGGAATTCATATCCCAATCCGGTGATTCCGCAGCCCTATACTAATCCATACCCTTACCCAACTGGACCTTATTTTAGTGGGGACCAGAGATATACCCCCAGTATTTTATATGGTGCAAATGGTTTTTGTTAAAGGAGAACATTATGAGAAATTTAGCGTTAGCATTTATTATCGTTGCCGTGCTTGCCCTTATCGGCTGCACAAAACCTTTTACACACTGTTGCTTTCCTGGAATAAAATGTGTTCAGTTAGAGGAGAAACAGTGTAAAGACCTCGGTGGTACTCCAGCATATGATTGTGGGAAATGTAAGTAATGGACCGAGATAGCCGTGAGTTTGCGATTTACACTGGAGGAATAGTATTCCTGATTATTATTATTATATTCCTATGGTGTATCCCTGCCAAAAGTCTAGCGCCTGAGTATGCGGCGAGTTGGGAGAAAGAACTCAACTTCATGATTCTGAAGAACCCCAAGTATGTCATGTCGGATAAGATTAAACCAGACGACCCTATAGAATTAGGAGTCGATTGCAGTCGCTATATGTATCTAACGGCTAGACGGGCAGGAATTCCTATATCGCGGACCACTGCACGGGATATGGCTACAGGTGGTGGTGGATGGTTAGGTAAGGATGTTAAGTCAGATGACGCTGACCATTTAGACTTAAGTTTTTGGACCTGGAGTGGAAGTGCTAGAACTTATGGGCATGTAGGTGCTTTCATGATAGGACCAAAATCAGGTCTACTCGAAGTTACTCATGCAAGTGAAACGCGTGGAGTAGTGTTAGATAAATTAAAGGGTAAGTTATTAACTGATCTTGTAAAAGTTCGAAGGCTTATTCTGGGCGATAAATAGCAATGGAGTTCAAACTTGATGACAATCAAGTGACGTGTGTAATGCTTTGGAAGAATAAGCATGTAAAATACTGTCCCATAAAGAAAGACAAAATGCGTTGGTATACTATTGGATTTGTAATGAATGATAAGTTGAGAGTTTACGCTGAGTGTGCATGTGGCAGTCGTATTAATTTGAGCGATGTAGAGGAATGATGGAAGAAAATAAAGAGTTATTCGATATAACTAGAGATATAACACACGAGCCTGGTTGCTATTGCCGGAAATGTATTAAACTTAAATTGATACGCGAACGTGAAGCAGCCGAAGAGTATACCGATTATAACGGCACTCCTCTAGATATTGAGGATATGTAGTTGTATAGAAGATTACGTCGTGGCAAAGAACAACGACATACTCACGAGGAATTGCTTGAAATTATTAATGACATTTGGGAGATTCAATCTGAAGGAAAGAAGCTCCCATTGTACCAAAAAGGAGAGGCAAACAGCGGTGATACTGCTAAGGAATTTGATTGTGATGAAACTTGACTAATCAATATTAGTATTATATAAGAGTGTTGATGTAAAAACTTAGGGAGTAAGATTATGAAAAAAGGATTTGTATTTGTAATGTTTGTGGTATTGGCGGCAGTAAGTATAGCTTCGGCACAGAGCCCAGGTTGCGGACCTAACCCGATGCCTATGATACCTAATCAGCAATTTAACCAACCCATATCACAAACTCAGCAACAACAGCAACAGAAGCAGGTGCAGACTATACAAGCACAGGCGGATTTTCAGGCATCTATGGCTAGGCTGCAAACACAGCGTACAATAAGCCAGATACAGAATCAAGGTAATCCACAGATGCAACAACAGTCAGCACAGCAGTTTCAACAGCAGATGCAGCAACTGCAACAGAACTATCAGCAGCAGATGCAAAATCTGCAGAGGCAGTAATAATGAGCATAGTTGTCGAGTCTCTAATTTTGTTGCCGGATGAGTTCTATTGGGTGTGGGCTGGAGTCGTTTGGTGGATTTAAGGAGAAACGTGAAAAATAACGAAGAATTTAGAATAGAAGCGGCACGTATGTCTAACACAGACCTCGCAATTAAATACGACGTATCTAAACGCACAATAAGGAGATGGAAATTGGAAAGTAGGCAGAGTATGCCTCCCCCCAGAACGCCAAAATATGACGAATTTATGACGGTTAAGGCAGACCGGGCAATGGTAATAGGAGATGTAGAAGTACCGTGCCACGACCCAGAGATATTAGAACAAGCATGTTCTATAGCTAAAAAGTTTGATATTAAAACTCTCATCATCAATGGAGACTTTATATCACTCGATAGTTTCTCTAAATGGGCGCGCTCAACGGTTTATAAACTTGCATTTAAAGAAGAGTTAGAACCAGCAGTAAAGATACTAAGAATTTTTCTGAGTCTATTCTCTGAAGTGCATTGCACTACAGGGAATCATGAGCGACGCTTGGCTCATAAGCTTGATGGGGAGATAACTATTGCTGACTTCTTTAAGAGCCTAGCCGGTGTGGAGTTCTCAGAGTATTCTTATTGTGTTCTTGAATCGGGGGGGACGGAAATCCTTGTGGCACACCAGGATAACTATAGTAGACTCCCGCTCGCTGTTGCTAGAGAGTTAGCTTCTATTTATCATAAGAATATAATATGTGGGCATACACATCATCAAGCGACCGGGTTTGATAAATCTGGTAAGTATTGGATTGTTGATGGTGGTTGTATGCGTGACCCATTGCATACAGAGTATAAGTCTACTAGAATAAATACTTTCCCGAAATGGAATGCTGGTGGCACTTTTGTTATTGATGGTAATCCATATTTATTCAACAAGAGCAACTATAGCTTCTGGATTAATCGGGGGGGATAGGAACGTATTGACAAACCTGATGATAGGTGTATTAAATAATATAAGTGGAGGCACCACTACAGCATTTGCTGTATAACCGTAGCGTAAAGCTATACAATAAGGGGTACTAAATTGGCAATCAAACGATTTGCGACACTTGTACAGGCAACAAAGGGAATTATATCCAAATTTGATTATGGGTATGCAGAAGATAAACAGGTCATGCTCATCTCTGACGGCGTGAACAAAAGAATTATGGGTAAGTGTATGCTAGGCGCAACATCAGCGATACCGCCTGTTGGTGTTATTACTGAAGTGAGTCTACATAGTGGCGGGGCAACTACATACGTAGTTGGTAATACATTAGCAATTGCTGGTGGTACTAGCGGAACTGTTACTGTGACATCTGTCGATGCTGGCGCTGTAACTGGCATAGCAATACTTGCTGGCGGAACTGGCTATGCTGTTGCTCATGACGTGGCAGCTACAGGTGGTGGTGGTACTGGTTGTAAAGTTAATATTTTAAAAACACTGGATTATACCGGTGCTTTTTTCTACGATACTACTACTGACCTACTTTATGTTTCTACCGGCATAGCGTGGGAAGCATGTACTACTGGTGAGACCGGATCTCAGGGTCCTCAAGGAACTCAGGGTAACACTGGTCCACAGGGCACTCAGGGTAATCAGAGTGGAGTAGCTGGTCCTCAAGGTACACAGGGAAGCCAGGGAAATCAGGGTAATATGGGGAATCCAGGGAACTCTGGTACTCAAGGCAATCAGGGTAATCAGGGTACTCAAGGCAATCAGGGTAATACTGGTGCGGCTAGTACTGAGGCAGGTCCTCAAGGTAATCAGGGTACACAGGGCACACAGGGTAATCAAGGTACTGTTGGAGAAGGAACCCAAGGTACTCAAGGAAATCAGGGTACACAAGGCAACCAAGGCACTCAAGGTACTGTTGGAGAAGGAACCCAAGGTACTCAAGGAAATCAGGGTACACAAGGCAACCAAAGCACTCAAGGAAATCAGGGTACACAGGGTAACCAGGGAACACAAGGTACCTTTGCTGCGTTAGCAACTGTGGTCTCTGCCCCCGATACGCCAGCCGCTGGCAATGTTGCATTCTACGCGTTGAAGGTAGGCAATGTTACAACCTTGTATGTGAAGTATGATACAGGGACTACTGATGTACTATCAACTTCTGGTTAACTAGAATTGGCGGGTGAAGCACTGAAGATGAAAGTAATTATTAGCAGTGTAGAGGGTGCCGCGCGGTTCAGGAATTGCCTCCCTACCGAACCAATTGCAGCACCCCCCGCCTCTCACTTATCTAATACACTATCAAGGTTATTCAGGAGGAATGCCTCGATAATATGGTGAATCTCCACATGGAACGGGTCGTTGATGATATGAAGGAGCTTGGCTTTTATATGCATTGAGGTCATATCTCCATAGAAGACTTCAATATCCTCTATATCTATTACTGCCGCATTACCATCCGCTTGCCAAACTAGCCCGATTCTCCGCTTTGGAGACTTGTAATCACGCGCCTTAGTTAGCTCCTGATTTAAAGTTTTCACAGCCTCTTTCACTATGTTCTCGTCTTCTTTTTTCATGCCTTCCTCCAAATTTATTTACATTAGTATAACATAAGTTTGTTGAAAAATCAACAGTTGACAATTTTTAAAAAGTATGGTACAATAATGGCTGAAAATAAGAAATGTCCGTGGTGCGGGATCGACTTCGAGCCCAGAGATAAACGTCAAAAACATTGCTCGAAGCGTTGTGGGGAGCGTATGAGATACGAAAAACGAAAAGGGGCAATCCCTCTCAGGTATTGCTGCATATGCGGGTCTCCTATAAAAGCTAGAGGTGAGCATCGTAAGACATGTGGTAAGAAAACATGCATAAGCGAGCAGCGGAAGCGATACAAACTAAAGATAAACAGTGATTTATCTGAGGGTATGTCTGTAGATGAAGTGCGTGCATTCTTCGGGATGAGGAAAATCTCCGTTGGGGAGATTAGGTGTCTTGGGTGCGATAGAATTTTCTACTCAGAGAACACTACCACTAATAAGATGTGTAGTACCTGTAATGAACAGGCTACCAGATATTATAACACCGAATCTTATGGTGCTGGACATAAGCAACATTACACATGATAGCCTATATTGCATGGGATTTTTTGTTATCTAATCTAGAGGGTAATACTATAACCCTCAAATCCCCTACTAAAAGTCAGGCAGATAGTCTGTTATTTCTTATATCATCTGGGTTTATGACTAGAAAGGGGAAGACCTATACACTTACTGAAAAAGGTAAGAACCGAACCGAACTGATGAGTAAGCATAGAACTTTAATGAGAAAGGGCATCCCTCTATCTAAACGTGTAAATACACTCCCAGAGTGGTTTCTATTAATGAGAGATAATAAAGTAACGAAGTGGTATAAAGGAACGGTGAGGGAGAAGAATATTCGGTTCATGACGGATAGGGGCGGGATGTTTGGTGGCGACACACTCTTGTCTAAAAAGCTGGTAAAGAAAAATTTGTATCTGCATTATTTTCCAGCCTCCCAAGAGATGTTGAAGGCAGCGGTAGACCTTACAAACAAAGTTTATAAGATAAAGCCTAAGATGGTACTGCCTTTCTTCTACCAACGATACTTATTTTCCAGCCCTGGTATAATTTGGTTCAAGGATTTAGATAAGAAACTTTATTCTATGTCTTGTGTCTACTATGATTATCTGACAACTTGGTCAGGCAGGGCTAAGTTTGACCCTAAGTTCGGTGTGGTGGTTGTTGACAACGAGACACTCTTTACTGTTGAGTGCAACAGCGCTCCTGGTAGAGCAAAACTTATAGGAGATTTAACAGCAATTATAGGTCAAGTAAATACTAGTAAGGAGCCATCAAATGCAGAAGTGTCTTGACAAAGAATGCCCAAACTATCGGAGACTAAAACAAGTTCCGTTTAGAGGTAATGTCAACGCTGATGTAATGCTAGTTGGGGAATCACCTGGAAGAATGGAGTTGGTAGAAGGACAACCTTTTGTTGGTCCCTCTGGAGACCTGCTTAAGAAAGTAGCATTTCTTACCGAGCTTAATCTAGATAGTTTTTTTCTATCAAACGCTGCTGTGTGTAGGATTGATAAGGATGCTTATACTGTAAAAGAAGTGAACACTCTTCTCCAACACTGTAGAAGATTTATGGTTAGAGCTGCCACAGCTATCAAACCTAAACTGATTGTTACACTCGGGGATATAGCTACATGGCAGGTAATGAGGCAGCGTAACATAAAGAAGAGGCACGGTGTTTTTGTATGGTCTGAGGAGTTTAATTGCTGGGTGCTTCCTACCTATCACCCGGCTTATTGTCTACGCGCTCACAGCTTTACGTCTGAACTAATCACAGATTTTGCTAAGATTAAACGCTTTCTTGATAGTGGTTGTGTGCCAATTGATCCCATGAGCACATTCAGATTTAAAGAACTGGAGAGTTTGGATAAGTTGTTCGATGAGAAACCAAGGGCAGTTGCTTTAGATACAGAGACACAGGGACTTGATTGGCTAGGCAATAACAATCTTCTTATATCTTATTCACTGTGTGCTGATCAGGAGACCGCATACCAGGTATATCTGCATGAGATGTGTGAAGATAATCCGGATTTTTATGTTGATTTTACTGCCAAGGTCGGTAGAAAGAAGGTAGAACAGAAAATAGGGGTTAGGAAGTCCACCAACTTCGATAAGAAGCTGAGTGACCTTGTGCGTTTGATAGAATCTCCAGATATTATCAAGTACATGTTCAATGGAAATTTTGATTTACTATTCATCAACGCGCTCTGTATTCGTGAGGGACTTCCCCCCATTAAACCAAGAGCTTATGGTATGGATGTTCAGGCTGCGGCTCATCTTTTAGATGAGAACCTTCACGCCAGAGCATCTTTAGAGCAGGTTAGGAAGCACTTCACTACCCTAGATTCTTCTTACTCTACTGAGTTTGACAACAAATTCGATAAGTCCAATATGTTATCCGTTCCTTGCAGCGAACTATCCTACTACGCGTGTGCCGATGCAGCGACCACTTACGTCTCTGCTATAAGTACGCGCAACAGACTTCTTGAAACTAAACGCGTAGCTAATTATTTCTCTAAGTTTGTGATGCCTACAATATCAACGTCGCTGTTTGAGTTTGCTAACAATGGCGCGTTGGTTGATATGGAACAACTTCCTATTGTTAAGGATACAATATCTAGAGAATTAGTCTCATGTTATAAGCTTGCTGTGGCACTCATCCCCCCCGGTGTATTGGAGAGACACACACCACAAGGGATAAAGCTTACGAGAGCTGGTTTAATTAGAGATGTGTTGTTTGCAGAGGATGGTTATCACTTGGAGCCCATTTTCAAGACTTCGAAGGGGGGCACCTTTAGTGTAGATGCTAAGGCTAGGAATTATCTGAAGGATAAAGGCAGGATTCATAAGAAGGCTTTAGAGTTTATAGTGGTATATGAGGAGTGGAGTAAATTAAACACTTTAGTCACTAGATATATTAAGAACTTCGAGCAGTCAGTCAGGTCTGACGGTAGGATTCATCCCACCTATTCTTTAGTTACTGCTACTACTGGGCGTACGAGTGTCAACGCGCCTAACTTACAGAACATACCTGCTAGTGGTACCGGCAGGGAGATGCGTAGGCTTATAATAGCCAAGCCTGGTTCAGTATTCTTAGCGTTGGATGCGTCTCAGGCGGAGGTTAGGTGGATGGCTCACTGTTCTGAGGACCCGACCTTGTTGGAGGTATACAGGAATAAGGAGGATGTGCATACTAAGACCGCAGAACTTCTTTTGGGTAAGACTAGGGACGAGGTTCCTGAAGACGATTTCAAGCTTGCGCGTAAGCGCGCAAAGTCTCTCGTCTTTGGGTTGTTATATGGGATGGGGGTATATGGATATCAGAAATATGCCAAACTTCAATACGATATTGATTTGACTATAGATGAAGCTAAGCATTATCATGCACTATTCTTTAAAACGTATCCAGGGATTGCAGCCTATCATAGTAAGATACGGAAGTCAGCCAGGAAACTTGGTTACGTTTCGTCCCCCCTTGGTAGACGTAGGAGACTCCCTGAGATAAATTCACTAGACCAGGAAGCCGCGGGAAGGAGTGAACGACAGGCTTATAACCATTCTATACAGGCGGCTGCCTCAGACTCTGTACTACTGGCTTGCAATGAACTTCTTCGAAAGGGATTGTTGAATCCTAAAGAGATAAAAGCAATTTTATTTGTTCATGATGAGTTAATCTTCGAATGTAGAGAAGATAGGGTTGACTTTTATGCACCAATAATACAATATGAGATGGAAAATCTCCCCCTGAAGGAATATTTTGGGGTGGAATTGAAAGTGCCTTGGGTAGTAGAGGCGAAGGTAGGATATAATTATGCAGATTTGGAGGAATATATTACATGACTGATGAAGAACTACAAGAGCGGAGTAGAATAAATTTGGGTGTGACTAAGTTTAGAACACAACGAGTTAATGAAGTCACACCTTTAAAGACAGGTGGGTCTGGACCTCCAGATATGCTTGGGCGCGGGCGCGAAGATAAAGACCCGTTCATTGATTACTACGGCGCGTATGAGGCTATCATCCAGCCTGATATGATACCTTCGTCACTATACAGCACATATGAATCATCAGATGTTTTACAGGCATGTGTTAAAGCTATGCAGAAGAATGTTGATGGGTTTGGGTATGAACTTGTCTTCAAAGGCAATGATTTAACCGAGCGAGATTCTTCAGAAGCTCAGCGGCAGAAGATGTTACTTGAAAACTTCTTTGACCAGGTTAATGAGGATCAGTCATTTCAATCAGTGCGCGTTCTTGCGCGTGAGGATTATGAGGTGGTAGGCTACTCAGCCATAGAAATGGTTAGACGACCCAAGACTAACCTTCTCACTTTTGCTTATTATAATCCTGTTACAGATACCAGGATGTGTTATTTGGATACAGATCCGGTTAATGTAAAGACTATAATTATACGAGACGGGAATCCCACTGCTTTTAATATAAAGAAGAAGTTTCGTAGGTATGTACAGGTCAACCAATCTGATAACAAACTCAAGTGGTTCAAAACCTTTGGGGATACCAGACCGATGGACGCGTTGACAGGAGAGTATCTTACAACCAAAGGTGGCGGTAAGAGTACAGAATTAGCTACTGAGTTGCTTTGGATTAAGAATAACTTTGGCGGGAAGGCTTATGGTGTGCCGCGCTGGATAGGCGCGTTGACTGAGGTTGCTGGCAGGTCTACAGCACAGTATGTGAACTTCGACTTGTTTGATAACCAAGGCATCCCCCCTATGTTAATCATAGTGGAGAATGGTTCGCTGACGGATGATTCTAGAGCAGAGCTGCAGGATTTAATTCAATCGTTTAGAAGTGCAGACAATTTCAACAGGACAGGTTTACTGGAAGCAGTGCCAGAGATAACAGGGCTTGATAATGATTCGAATGTTAAGATAAGAATTGAGAACATGATTTCTAACAGGAACCAAGACCTCATGTTTAAGGGGTATATGGAAAACTCTTACGATGTAATTCGTCAGGCTTTTAGATTACCCGCCCTATACCTTGGGGGGATTGGAGTTTATTCTTACTCCAGTGCCTTCACAGCACAGATGCTTGCTGAACAGCAAATCTTTATTCCTGAACGAACATCGTTTGATGAGGTTATAAATCGTACTGTAGTGTGGGGGGAGTTTGAATGTTTTCTCTGGGAGTATAAGAGTAAGGGTCCGCAGACGGTGGGCACCAATGATATAATCAATGCCATGAAGTCTTTTGGTTCGATGGGAGCCACTTCCATTAACAACGGAATTGATATGTTGAACAATCTTATGGGTACACAGATTAGTAAGATTAATGCGGTGTGGGCTGATTATCCGTACGCAATAGTAGGAAAGTTACTTGACCAAGGTAGGTTGGTTATACCTGAGTTGGAAACAGCATCAGGATTGCCCCAGGATAAACCTCCGGTAGATACAGCCAAGTTACCTGATACCCCAACTACTCCTACGGATACCCCTCCAGAAACACCAGCGACCCCTCCGGCTAAGCCTCCCGCTGTTCCTTCTCCTAAGCCTCCGGCTATCCCGACAACAGCGGTATAAAAAAAAGCCCCCATCTGGGGGCTTTCTCTTTTAGTCACCCAATCCTTTAAGAATCTTCTCGATTACCTTAGTAGTCTTAGGATTGAAGTCACCCTCCCTTGACTGCGTAATGGCAGTCTGCAAAGCCCAGCGTAGAGTATAAAGTTCACTCTCGGTTAGTCTCATCGTTATGATATTTATCGGTGGTCCTGCTTCTACTCTTCTGTCTATCTTCTTATTCTCCATGAATATGCTCCCATGTACGCCAACACCGTAATCGGTGGTTCTTTCTTTACCTGGTTTCCTGTTCAATACGTCCAGGAGTGTGCTAAGGTCATTAATGCTGCCCAGTGGTATACTTTTAATCCCTGTCATCGTAGTACTCGCTCCCTTCTTCCTCTCCTGATGCGCTTCGTATAGTAACAGTGTTACCCTGTCTGTTACGTGTATACAACAGTTCGTTATCTCCGCTTCTTACATCAGTCTGATTACCCTGTTGCCGCCATACCTGAACTAGCTCACCGCTGCTGTTCCTAACATCCTTGCTTTGTGCCCAGCTTTGAGCTGCTCCAAATAACACTAGGATAATAATTAGTAATTTACTCATGCTGCATTTCCTCCTCCCTTACTTTACTAGCTCCCATCATTATTTTAGTTCGTGTTTCGTTCCAGTTTCCAGTACCATCCAGCACTTCAAATATCTTCTCAGAAAAACCAGAAGAGAAGATAACATCATCACGCTGAACATCAACTGGTGTGCTGCCATAAGAAGATAAATCAAACAAGTAACACTTAGCGTTAGGCATAAGCTTCTTATAATTGTTCCATGATTTTCTAAATGATGCTCTCCTTTCATCCCAAGTAACTGTGTTAGTAATGGGTAGATACAATCTAGAGGTACTACGAAAGAAGTCCTTATCAGAAAGGGAATAAATTTCCATGTCTGAGAAGAACATGAACACCTCTGCCTTTATGTTGTTATCTGCAGCCCAATCAATAACCTTATGCCCCTGTGTGGAGAACCCTATCTGGTGGGGGTCATAGTAAGCTTTCTCTAGAACAGAGGAGCCACTATGTACAGGCATCCAGATGTCACCAAACACACCATACAAAGACCTGGGATTATGCGCGCTAATTAACTTACCCATAAGCAAACCCACATCTACAAGCTGAATTTTAGACTTAACGCTGAGTGGATTACGCATGGACCCTGACACATCACAAGCTATTATAGTGTTCTGTTTCAAGTTAAGCCCAGCAATGTTCTGTACTGAAGTCTTCAGAGCCTCTTCAAGTGCGCGCTGGAATGCGGTGGTAATGAATTGGTTTCCTCCCATAAGCTCTAGCTGGTCGTGAGCAGCAGTCCATCTGAACGGGAACTGCTTAGACCTGAGAATCTCATCTTTGTTGGTGAGTTGGCTAACAACCATATCAATATAGACATTATCAACATCGGCTTTAGAAATATTAACCAGGTTACGTAGAAGTGCCATGTAGGGAAGCTTGTGCCCCTTGATAAGTAGCTCCCACGCTTCTCTCTTATTCATACCAGATGATAGCACGGTTTCCCATGTTTCAATCGGTGGGAGATTACCCTCTTTAATAGCCTTATAAGTGGTATTCTGCTCCTCATTCATGGGCTTCGGATGGGTGATACGCATAGCATCGAGGAATGTGATTTCCTCTCTGCCCTGCTTGTTGTACTTCCTGAACTGGAACGCGTTAAACTTACCGAATGCTTTTGCAATACCATTCTGCATAGCCTTCGGAAGCTTCTTTAGGTCCCTTCTGCCAGTCTCTTGCTGCCATGCTGCAAGCAACTCTTTAATCTCGTCAGCCCTAGAGATGACATCTTGCACCATCCACGCTTCCAGCTTCCCGCACTGTGCAAGATAAGTCAGTAACAAGATGGGTGTGGACCTGAGATACATCTGATGTCTCAAGTACCCTGCAAGTCTACCAACAAAGTTCTTGTCGCAGATGCCAACAAGTTCCTTGATGCGCGCATTTGCATCAGCAACCTTGCAGTAGTTGGTGTCCTGTGCCAGATAACTAGCGGTCCTGGCGTACAGTTCCATTTCTGGATTCAACATACCATAAGCTTTTGCACCCTCATGGTTGATTGTATCCCTCGGATTAACAGCTTTTTGATTGAATCTTGACATGTTCGCCTCCCATATGTGTTGGTGGAATTAAAGGATGTGGAGGGTAGTGTTGACTAGAGTTTGGTCAAAGTAACAGTTTGAAGTATCTCTAGTCTCCGCCGCTCCGCTTTAGGCTTATTCAGCCATTCTGGTGGGTGGGGGAAGAGTTGAACTTCCAGTGTTTCATTATATGTAGTTGGGTTACAGCCAACCGCCCTCGCTACTAGGCTAACCCCCCGTTACTTGGTAGGGGCGGTAGGATACGAGCCTACACTGGCAGGAGTCTAAATCCTGTCTCTCTTCCAATTGGAGTACGCCCCCGTTTATTGGTACAGGAGGAGGGAGTTGAACCCTCAATCCATTTCTGGCAACGGATTTTAAGTCCGTTGAGTATCCCAGTTCCTCCACTCCTGCATTTGGCTCCCTGAGCAGGAATTGAACCTACGACGCGAAGGTCTTCAACCTTCCGCTCTACCAACTGAGCTATCAGGGAATTTGTTGGAGCTGGCGGTAGGAGTTGAACCCACAACAAATGGAGTACAGAACCATTGTTCTACCATTGAACTACGCCAGCATCTGGTCGCGGGACCCGGTAACGCTCCGGGATGTGCTGGTTTATGAGACCTGCCTGTAATCTTCTACTCCCGCAATATATTTGGCGGCTGGTAGGGGAGTTATAATACCAACCTTAATCCAATCCCTTCTTAATTTACTTTTATTTATACCTAGATCCTGCGCCCATTGGGAGAGTGTTTTAGTTTCTCCTTTATAGGTTACACGATGGTTTCTTCTGGTATTGTTGCTTTGTTCCTTGTTGGTAGCCCACCTACAATTCTCAGGAGCGTAGTCCTTATTGTTGTCCTCGCGATCCAATGTTAAACCTTCTGGACAATCACCCACATCATTATAGAAGTTCTCAAAGATGTGCCATCTTTCACAGACTTTGATTCCCCTGCCACCATAGTTTTTATAACCATCCCTATTGGGGTTATAGCATCTCTGTATCATACTTATCCAGCACGTATACACTTTGCTCTTTACTCCGTGTTGTGCGTGACCGTGTTTAATCTTATGTTCATTTTTTACTTCTTTTTTTAGACATCCGCAGGACTTTGTGTTCCCCTTTTTTAAATTGCCTCCTGTGACTTCTACAATATTCCCGCAATCACAGACACAGGACCATACAGAGTCTCGAAAATTATCCCTACCCACAAAAGAGTCTACTGTCAGCCGATTAAATTTTTTATTAGTTAGGTCTAGCATCACTAACCAGCCGATTCTTTCTCTTTCAATAGCTTTTCCATCTCAGTAGGTAATTCTTCTAACCACTGTGAGACAGTTTTCAATACTGCTTCTGGGGATTTATCTTCTTGGCGGTTAGAGGCTGCGTCATAAAGAGACGAAGAAAGACGTTTTATGGTTTCATCTTTTGTCATTTAATCACCCATTAAAAAACTCCCTGTGCTGTTGAGCTTATTGCTCGGTGGAAAATTAATCCGGGCACAAGGATATATTTTAGTAACGTGGGTATTATTTGTATCAGGGGTACTCTGGGATTTGAACCCAGAAAGTCTCCCGATTAGGAAGAGTGTTTAACCAGTTACACGAAGTACCTGATACAGCCGCCGCACGTTTAATAGACTTAACTTCGGGGAATTTGCGATGCAGGTTATGGTTTCAATTCAGATGAAGTAACCCGTATCTGCCGCCACGAAGTGTTAATGAAAGTAACTTCGGGGAATTTCCGATGTAGGTATTGTCGCTCATTTTGGAGATGAAGTAACCCACATCTATCGCCACGAAGTTTTAATAATACGCGGGAAGATATTACAAATGGTCCGTTAATACATATCCCTATGAGTTATGAAGTAACCACTTGTTATCGCCACGCGTTTCTATATTTGGTCCCTCAGTGAGTAAGCTATAGGAGTATTTTCTTAGCATGAAGTAACTCCTATATTCGACATGAGGGCATTCTCACTCGCATAAACTTTTGCCCAGTACCCTCTTGGGGGTTTTTTAACTTCTAACTTTCTACAAAGCTTAACGATAGCACTATCACATACTCCCAGTAGCTCAGCCACCCTTGAGGAAGGCATTTCCCAAACCAGTGAAGCTAATTCTTCTTTAGGAATATACAGTTTTTTGTAGGATTCTATTCTACATTTGGTCCCGCAGAATTTAGTCTTCGATTTGAGGGGGGTAAACAGCTTCCCACATAATATACAATTAATAGCGCAAAGCTGTTTTGGGTTGTGTATTCTACTGTGCTCTGATCTAGACAGCACTGTGATATTATCCGGGTCATTATTCAATGAGTTTCCATCTATGTGATGAGTATGCTCATCACATGTTAACCATCTTCCTATTTTTAGAGATGCAACGTGGCGGTGATACAGAATCCTCCCAGTCTTATTGCTTAGTGGATGGTCTGCATCAAAAAAGTAATAGTACCTACGTGAGCCAGATAGATTTAGTTTTATTTCTTTATTATAAATCATCTTATAGTGTCCAGTATTACTTTAAGGGTAGGTAGGAAAGTTTATAACAACACCATTCCTACCTTCTTCAAAAATTATCTGCTTCCAAACTAGGGGGTATTATACCATTTTAGAATTTTTTGTCAAGCATTAATTTTTTGAAGTAGAACAACGGCACGATACACCCTATTAGTGCCACAAAAAAGCCCTATCACTCCGAGTAGTTTCCACTCAACTTTCTTCCAAAGTGGTATTCTTGTGCAAAGCCACACGACTACGCCCCCCACCTCCACGATTTTATACAGCTCGGACATAACTCTGTACGTGATAGGCATCTTGGCACCATATTTAGCAGCGTCTGCTGGAGTATATGGCGGGTCACACATGACCAAGTTGAAAGCGTTTTCAGAAAAATAATTAGATAACTCCTCAGCTTTACCACACTTTGTGGGATTTAAGGCAGGATTTATATCGAATGTCTGTTCTCCTTCTGCTGGTTGGACCATCCCAGAGTATAGATGCAGTATCTTTTTATTATCTGGGAATAAAGATTTAACGCGCTCCACATATGATGGAGGGTAAGAACCATGATATGGTTGTGTAGCCCGGTAGTTGTTTCCTATTATCCACTGCCCATAAAGCCTACCTTCTTTTTCCATGATTGCTGAGTGCGGGTACATTTTAATATGATTTGCTAGATTATGCACGTGGTATCTCACTATTCGGAAAGCTCATAGCTAGGTCAGCCTTCACGTACTCGATAAGTGAATCAAATGCCGGTTGAAGTTCATCCTTCTTAGGAGAACTAGCATACATCATTTTACACGTAGATACACCTTTCAGTATCCCGGCTAAATATGCGCGGTCTATTTTTACATTGAAATTCTCAGCCTCAAACTCATTCATTGCCACCTCTTTCAAAACATTCATCGTAACCTAATCCATGAAACTCTAACAGACCTCGCATCTTCTTTATGGCTCCGCTCTCAAGATGTGCCTCTACTTGCAAACCAAGTTCCTTACACTCTCCTATGAAAAGATCGCCCTCTTCTTTCAGGTCTATCCATACTACACCCCCCTTAAATATCATGGGCATTCGTTTTATCATTAGACCTCCAAGACGAACAAAAATCCTCCTTTGATACTGCTTGGTGAATAAGGTTACAGTAACAAAAGGTATTCTCATCTAACCATCTTCCTTTATCACATTCTCGAAGGTTTGTCGAATCGTTGCACTCATGACAAGTTTTAGGCTTTCCCCGTGCTAGTAAACTATCTAGATCATAAAACACTGGGATGCCCAGGCGTTCTGCTTCTTCCTTTTCTGCTATAGCACCTCCGGAATTTTCCCACCCGGTTATCATAAATATAGCATCACTCACTTGGACCCATGCCATACTAAAATCTTTGAATTGCTTAATAGTTAATTCTGCCTGTAGCTGAAAGTTATAATCCAACCAAGGGCAGAAGGGAGCAAACCCTTGTGTGAGCAGCTCCACTGATATTCTTATACCGCGTCGCATGTTGTTAAGAACGTCTATAACATTGTCTGCGTTGTATGGTCCAGCAATATATACACGCTTCATACTTCCTCCCTGTTTATTTCTCTTTTTAAATACCACAATGCTTTACGTAAATCTGTCATACCACCTTTATCTTTGTACCGAGCTAGGTATTTTATTACACACCCAAGGTTGAAGTTAAGTTCCCAGTCTTCAGCAACATCCACTGGCATTATAGAGCGTTTGGTGTAGTGAGCAGGATTAATTGGATCATCCATCATCTTTTACTCCTAATATCCTTTGTTGGTGCGCCAATAGGATACCTAAAAGGCAGTCCTGTATCATCTCGAATGTCAAGTAAGGATGTTGGTTCTTTAATCCTATAACCATCGCTTTAAATTCAACCTTGAAGGTATCCCAAAACTCCTCCCCTGTAAAATCTTCCTCTGATTTAAGTTCCATTAAAACTCACTCCATATAGGTTTTCTGTTAATGTAATCCTGCCGCATACCTTTTATCCACAACGGTATATTTATCGGTGGTTTATACCTATCCCATATTCCAATCTGGTCTATGTATTCACTCACCTCTTTAATGTCCGAAGGAGTGATTTTGTTAAATAAAGCCCGCTCTTCTTTTAGCATGTGATACAAAGCAAACTTTAATCCATGAATGTAGGCTGTGTTATACTCTATGTTGTGTGACAGCTCCATAGTACGCAAAATTCTTACTACTATGTTATCTACTGAAAACTTAAACAGCTTCTTATAATCAAGATTCATTTCTCTTCCTTTCTATCCTTCCATAACTCATACCCAAACCAGATACATATTGTTAAGAATGTTAAAAGCAAGACGACAACAATACTCCATCGAACCAAGTCGGGGATGAAGCTCATATCACAACATATTGGTATTAGCAATAGCAATTTCTGCCTCCTAAATTAATCATCGAGCGGTTCTCCTTGACCTCTCCAATCACGTTTCAGTTCTTTTGTAATTGCCTCTTCCATATCCATGATATCATACCAGGAAGCCCATCCATATTCATTTTTCCATTCGCCCTCTGCACACCAATGATTATACATGAGAGTATATCTGGTGGAACTCCTACGATGACATACTGTTTCATTGCTACTGCCAACAGCGGGAGTCCCAAACCTACAATTCTTGCATATTATTTCTGGTGACATTTTACCTCCACGCGATGTAATATGCAAGACTGAATAACACCGATGCTATAGCTGCTGCAATGATAAGCAGCGACACTGCACCAGCAGCCTCCATTAATTCACCTATATCTATACTCATATCGATCCTCCTTTGCTTAGGGCTCGTTCGTCAGACCAGCCTCTATGTAGCCTAGACCTTATGCCCATACCCAAACGTTTTTCCCACTGAGCCACTGTTCTTTTCTCTCCATCATGCTCAATCCAATGATTGCTTCTTGTATTATTGTGTTGTTCCTCTCGCGTAGCCCACCTGCAATTCTCAGGGGTGTAGTCACCATTGTTATCCTTTCTATCTAGCGTCATACCTTCAGGGCAATCTCCCATGTCCTCATAAAAGTTTTCAAATGTGTGCCACCGTTCGCACACCTTAATGCCTCGACCACCATAATTCTTGTAGTCCTTGTTACTTGGGGTGTAACATCGTGTAATCATATGTTGCCAAGTATTATACTCTTTACTGCTCCTCCTCTTCTTACAATGACCATGCGTTGTTTTACGTAAACCAAGTAATTCTTTTCGTAAACAACCACAAGATTTTGTATTACCATTCTTTAGACTATCTCCCCTAACTATCCTAACATTACCACAATCACAGACACAGTTCCAAAAATAGCTATCACCATTCCTACCTGCGAATTCTTGCACTGTTAATCTATCAAATTTCTGTCCTGTAATATCAATAAATTTTCTCATGGTCACCCCACCTGCTTTTATCATAGATAAGGTAGAGTTCCATCCCGCCGAACATGAACCCTATAAGAAAAGACAAGTAAAATATTGTTTCTAGTAAGTCTATCACTGGCTATCTCCTATAGTAAATCCTATCCATCCTGACATTAGTGCCACTAGCGCCAAGTTCAAGTAAATTATATAAGAGCCTTCCGGGAGGTGCATTATAACGCACCACATATTAAGTAAAACTAGAATGGTATTAAACACACTCCAACCTATCATTTGCGTCTCCAATCTCTGGTTAAGAATACTGGAAATAGCCCCAGTAAGTCATTAAAACACTTACTATATCCTTGAGCAAATGTGTCATCATCATCAATATTAGGGCTACATCCACGTTGGTAAAACTCCTCACGTCTAGCTAACTCATCAAATATTCTCTGCAATATCTCAATTCCGTTCACTGGGCACCCACTCTTCGCTTTAGTGCTTGGACTTCTCTCTCTAATCGTTCAATCTGAACTATCTCATCTGCCTCTGATATCGTTGTAATTAAAACGGGGCTGCGTGTAAAGTTGACGAGGACTATAAAGATACCAACTATCATCATAAGTGTAAGAAGTTGAAGTGCCACGCTAAACGGACTGTCTGGATTATTCATGTTCTCTCCTTTATAGCTTGAGATAGGCGCTCGTATATACTAGGCTCACCCAACTCCCCTAGCATCATCCTACCCTTTGCAGTTATCACATAGTCTCCCCTGCAACCACAATCACAACCATCTATTAATCCTCGTTTCATTAATCTCCTCATTTTTGCTAGTAATAAGTTATCATCCACACCCTCTGGAAAGACTTGATGGACATCCCTTTCATCCCCAAAGTACCAGTTGCACCAGCCTACCAGATTCTTGGTTTTACCTATATCATTGTGTTTCATAATAAACTCTAGTATAGGTTTGTCTGGGATATCACTACACTTCATGTTTTCACCTTTTCCAACTCCTTCATTTCAGCGAGTATAGTAGTAAGCAAGTCTTTTTCAATGGAATTCTGTTTCCGGGCTTTCTTATCTTCTCGTAGCCAGTGCTTTAGTTCATACCATGCCTTCTGTACTCGTACTCTTTTAGCTTCTTCTAGTATCTCTTTCTTGTTCATCTGTCCTCCAATCTTTTTCTGACCCACTCACTGTTCCACCCTACCCAAAAGAAGAAGTGAAATATGAGGTGGAAAGGTAGATAAAGCAGTTTTATGAAGAATATTGGGATTCCCCACAAGAAGTATTTTATTTCCCAGAGTTTCAAAATTCACTCCATATCAATCGTTTAGGTTGTTTGTGTTTCAGGAACTTCAATAAGTCTTTTTGAAGGTCCCATATCTTCAATTCTATGCCTCGTAGGTGAAATGCGTCCTTATCTCCAAGGGCTATTGCCATATATATTCTGTACCTAGCCTGGGCGATCAATTTCCTAATTTCACCTATCTCTTTTATTGTCATATTGGTCTCCGTAGGTGCCTACTCTCGTCTATTGAATGAACATCTATCTTCAAACCCAGGTCCTGTACCTTGTTTTGTAATTCAAACATTGATGCCCAAAGATTAGTATGGTCCCCGTGCTCTGGCTCTTTGTGACATGTCTCGACCTTAATATAATGTGAACAGAAGTCATCTGAATCCATTTGGATACACCTACCAGTAGCATCATTGAAATTTGTACAAGTTCCTTTATAAGCTGCCGGTTGTATATTCAATCTCCAATGCTGACAATTGCCACATGTATTTCTCATTTGCTCTCCTCCAGTATTTTTATCCTTTCCAGCATTTCCTTAGCTATATTCTGAATTTTAATCTTGTCCTCAAGTTTGTTTACCCGACCCTCAAGTGCGGATATTTCAGTTGTATGCATGTCCATTATCTCCTCAATTGAGTAGACAAGGGACTCTGTAGCAAACTTGGGTAGCTGCGGTTTGTCATAAGGTCCCAAACAAGCCATTAGGCGCAATACTTTCCTGTATGCTTCCTTCCTTTCTGCATTAGGAGTTGCATCCCTACAGTTTTCTACTTGCCACCTCAGATATTCCAAAGGTGACATCTCCTTCTGTTCTGATATCATTTTACCACCCTCCAATCTTTCTTCTTTTCTTACTTCTTCAATTCGCTTGAGTACTGCCTTGGGTATATCAACATAGACTAGACCCCATATCTCGTGTAGTTCCTTAGCTATATACTCAACGCTCGGAGAACTCGGCATCTTATTTAAAACTCCGCGTATGTCACTGAACAGTATCTTAAAGATTTTATCTATTACATCACCCATTGTCTCATATTTAAAAGATTCAGTGGGACCTGGATGATAATCTTCTGGAGTGAATATAGGCGTTGGGGTCCACCCCTGTAGACCATAGGCTTCCCATCTACTAGAATTAATATGAACTGGTAAAACTGATATTTCATCTCCGGACCTAAATGTGAGCCATCCATCAACTATGAAATCCAATGGGATACGAATATTACATCCCTTCCTATAATGCTCTAGCGCCTGTTCGAAAATCATTCCTCCTCCGTCTGCCCTATGTTTACATAATGAACATATCTTTTATTATCCCTGTCCCACCGATACACTTGAACTGGATTGTTCAATGCAATCATATCTCTGAGAGCATCCATAAGTTCGTCATAGAGATACTTTGCATCCTCAGTCTCTATTAAGAACATAGGCTCGTTCTCGTACTCCGGTGTTGTTGTAGTTTGCGTCCAGGTAAATTCGGGTCTGGAAAACGGTGGGTTTAACTGCACGTTTTCATCAAGTTTTGGGTACTGTATGTTAGTCATGGATATCATCCTCCTCAGTGTAGTAATCAGATGCCTTAACTTCGCGCCAAAGGTTGTGTTCTAAATCTGTTCGATTCAACTCAAGACATTCTGGGTCAATATCATCATCAGGACCTTCTAAGTCTTCGAAAAACATGATAGATATTACCTCGTATTCAGAGTTGATGGGATAAGCCATTGAAATAAAGAAATGAATGTCATCAGACTTCTTTGTGTAGCAATAAGACTTCCCTGCTAGTAATCCTGGAATCAAAGCTGCAAATTTCATTTCTCCTCCAGTTCTTCCATTTTCTTAACAACGCTTTCAATTGTTGTTGCCCCCATATAATGAATCTGATTAGGATGTTTCTTTAACCATGTTTTCAACTCTTCCCATTTTTCTTTGTGCTTATCAATCAGGGTCCACACCTTCCTTTGCTGCTCTATTAAACGTAGGTGCTCTTTGTTATCAATCATTTCTCCTCCAACAACTGTAATACTTTTAGATATGAAGTTATGCCCCCGCGTACTAACCCCTGGAAATATACATCATTATTGTTAGAGTGCTCCAAGACAGATATCAAGATGTCATGTTGTGTCTGCACAGCGTCTCTTAACAGGAGCCATTTCGCGTCTTCAGTATGACAGGAGCACCCATCATACTCTAGCCTAACTTGACCGCAGTCAGGGCAGACCTTAGCGTCCACGATGTAAAATCTATCTTCACCCGGCACGTATGCTTTCGATGTCATGGTTTTTCCAGTTCTTCCATTATATGCAGCACTTTTCGTAAGGTTCCTTGGACTACTTTTCCAAATGGGAAGTCATCCCTGATATTGTATTGATACCCTTCCAGTAAGGCACCCTCAGATTCAGAGATTTCATGGTCAATTTGGACCTTCAATTCTAACCATCTTTCGTGGGATGTCATTTCTCCTCCAACTCTTTTATAATCTCCTGGATTCGCATCATGCCTTCCTGCTCTGCACATATTTCCCGCACTGTTTTATCCGCAGCAGTATCACATAGGTCCAATATCTCCTGCTCAATGCGTTGTTTCAGGGTGTTCCATCTATCTTGTGATGTCATCTTGTTTATCTCTACTACCTCACTTTCTAATCTATACCCTACTCTTTTAGGGTGTGTAGCGAAGGGGGCATCATAGGAGATTCTTTTACGTCTATCGGGTTCATTTTCATACATATCATTTGTTCTCCATATCACTCATAGTTTGCATTATCTCCGTTAGCATTCGTCGCATCCCCCTGTTTTCTGTTCTCAATACTAAATTGGGTATATTTCCTGTTTCCCTATCCTCCATTAATGAACATTGTTGTTGCTTTAGTTCCTGAAACCTAGCTGGTAGTATTTTCTTTAGCTCTTCCCATTTTGAGCCTTTCGTTTCTCCTGCCACTTCCAGCTCTTTATCATAACATTTTGTGCATACTCCGACCCATCGAAACTCAGTCCCCCCGCATTTATTGCAGCAGGGGTCCCCACTGATTACTGGCGGTCCGTCATAGATATATAGCAGTCTATCATTCATTGTCTTCCTCCTCAACACTCGTGCTTATGTAGGCATCATCAAGTAACTTCTCAACATAACCAGTTAGAATATTTACCTTAGTGTTTAGTGTTATCAGATACTCAAGGACTATATCAAGTTTATCAGGAACGTCGCCTGCTTTGGAACAACCAAAAACATGGGTTTGTTTTTGACAGTTGTGAGCGATACCCATTATGAGTTGTTGACCACAGAGGCTACAGGATATAGGTGTCATTTATTCCTCCATAAACTCCATAGTGCTATTGTAGTAGTTACAATAGCCATTACCAGGAACCATACTATAACTATTCCATCATTTCTAAATATATTATCGACAGTTATAGCTTCTATTACTGGCTGATTTAGATTCATATGTTCCCGCCTAATGTATCAAACATCTGGGTTTCAAAGTAGTTGTTATCAGGATCAAAATCTATTACCTGAACTTGATGAACTCCTAGTTTAGTTAGTGCTTCCTCCATACACCTTGCACAGAAGTGCTTTCCATTAATGGTCATAGCCTTTGTGTCTTCATGTTCTGCACAATAGAATCTATATTTGTGTGGTGTTTGGTACATTATTTTCCTCCGTACTTTGTTAGGTCCCACTTATGCCTCACTGCCGTAGCAATCCAAGCTATTATACAAGACGGAATCGCAATAGTTAAAAACAAAGCAAATGCTAATAATAGTGCCTTAGCACACCAAATATAGGCATCCCAGAAATCGAATATAGGCGGTGTCATTTCTCCTCCCTTCTATGGAAATAGGATGCCGCCTCACCCGAGCCACTACAATTCTTGCAGATTATTTTAATTCTATTAAACACATCTGGTAAAATCCAGGTTTTAGTCCAGGCTTTCTTCCCACACTCTTCACAAATAAACAACATATACTCCTTCCTCACTGGTGTGGTTAGCGTCTTTTTAATGGACCAGCCATATGTATTTAATCTCATAGATAGTGTAAATACACTTATACCTAAAAACTCAGCCCACTGTGTAAGGGTTCGTCGCTCACCATCATACTCAATCCAATGATTACCTCTCCGATTGTTTTGTTGCTCCTTCCATGTTGCCCACCTACAGTTTTCAGGAGTGTAATCACCGTCATTGTCTTTTCTGTCCAGGGTCATGCCTTCAGGGCGTTTGCCCATGTCCTCCAAGAAATTAGCAAACCCTCTTCTACCTAACCATCTCTCGCAAACCTTAATTCCGCGTTCTCCATACCATTTATAAGCAGGGCTTTTCTCGTTGTAACACCGAGCTAATATACCCTGCCAAATAGTAAACTCAACGCTGTTAGTTTGCCCATGTGTGGTCTTTTGTTCTTTATGGAGACAACCACAAGACTTTGTAGTCCCTCTCTTCAAACATCCCATCCGAACTTTGGTGATGTTCCCACAATCACAGATACAGTCCCAGTAGGAGTTGCCCTTTTTGTCTCTGCCAGCAAATTTTTGTACAAGCAGCCTACTAAATCGTTGTCCTATTAGATTAATCATGGTCTTGCATCCCATCATGCTTCACCGGTAGGTAGATAGAGATTACATGACGAAGGATTATCATGGTCTCCATATACTTTTCATAGTGATAACCCCTTAGAGCCGGGTTTACATTTAACTCTGCTTGTTGTCTCCAGTTCCTAGCTCTTCTCCCCAACCATTTGATTAGATTAAATAGTTCATCCTTCTGTGTCATTATCTGTCCTTTGTTTGATTCAGTATCCACACCAGCTCCCTGATGTACATAGTACATTCATTGTGCAGAAAGTCGTATCCCCAGGCTCTTATACCTATTGAGTGGTGTTTGTCATGGTTGTGCTGTCGAGCCCGTTTACAGGTGAATTTTATCAGCTCCAGGATATACAGTCTGATTTGAGTTACTTCATCAGTCATTTGAGTCCCCTATCACAAAAGTAGCAGTGCTGACAGGTGGTGGATTCTTCAACTGCACATACAACAAATGGTCTAGCAGATACTCAAGCAGGCTCAGTGGTGGATCACAGGTTCGGATGAGATCATAACCCATCCAATGGGGATGTCGTAAACCTAGAGGTGCCGTCTTATGTGTATTCATTTTAAGCCATGTTCCAGCCTAGTTATTAGACGGCGTATATCGTAGAGCATCACCTCTAACGGATGTTTATGATGACTACCAGTTCCAACCCAGGTCATCGCATCTACGAGTTCTTGAGTCTCATTATACAGCTTTTTCCATTTATCCAAGATGCGTTCCTGTTCATTTGCATTTGTCCATATCGGGGCTGTTGATGTATCTGAAGCTGCATTAGTAGGGAAGTGTTTCATTAGTAACTCCTCACTTGCCGTAAACTCCAAGCTGGTTTTTATCAATCTCAACTACTCTATTAAGTGTTTCATCAAATACTATGAGGGGTTTAGAAGAATCGGAGCCGCAACCTCCTGTGATTGGTGCAGACCACCCGCTCAATGCCAAGTTTAACTCCTCTAGCAACGGGATGAGGTCAGGTATGAAAGTCTTGTTCTCGTCTAATAAGTCTCGAAGTTGTCTAAACTCAGGGATTAGTGCTCTCATCGTAAGCTCTAGTGCCCAAGCTATTGGAACTTTTTCAGCCTTTACGTTCATGATTTCTCCCTTTTTGTTTCCTTTTCGGCATCATATCTAACGAGCTTTATCCAAGCACTGGCATAGCGTTTTAGAATACGTTCCAAGTCATACTTGTAATCAAGCTGGCTTTCAGTAATGCAGGGAAGGTGCTCTTCCTTCTTTACCTCATTTTTACAGACCATTTCGTTATCCCCAACAACATGGTATAAGAGTCTTTTGCTTTCCAGGTTTCGCACCACGAGGCGGTCGTTCTTAATACTCCACGTCCTAATGCACATCTTATTAAGCACTTTTGGGTTAGCTCGGGGATACTATGAAGGCAATTTGAGCATTCCTCATAATCTCGCTTTCTGCAACTAGACACTTTCGTTCCTTTCTATAAGTCGTTACAAGTAAATCCTCTGGAATATCCCTACCCTCTACTGCCTGTATAAAACGAACAGCGTTGCAGAGCAACTGCTCTCGAAGGTTAGGGTCCTTTAATATACTCTTGATGCTATAACGTTTACGCATATTCATATCCTTTGTGGAAGCTGGTGGCACCATCATACCGGATGCCCTTACGTCATCACTAGTACTTACGACAGTTTTGAGAGACTTTTTGGCCCACCATCTCTAGGGCAACTAATAATGTTACCTCTTACCCTCTATCTCTTTTGTGGGTACGTGAGACCACCAGCAAAGCTAAAATAAGTTCGTTTGGAGCCACAGTCCTGCACACAATCCCCATAAAAATAATGCAGCCCAAAAAATTAGATTGGACAATGGATCACCGGCAACCAAGCGAACTATGATGCTAGAGATATTAAACACGGTCATGATTATTAACAGGATTGTGTTCATTAGAACTCCAGACCAAATCCGGCATTGTTTTTTACCTCAACCTCAATGAAATCACTTTCATATATACTATCAGAACTGATTGAGTAAAGCATATATTTGATACCGTTTAATATCAGTCTCTCTGAATACTTCGACGTGAATATGTTTGTAGTCCTAAAGAACCACACTCCGTGCAATATCATCCAATCATCCTTACGCCAATAAGACTTTCTCAAGCGCCCGCCCTTCTTAAGTATCTGTTGTGCCTCTTCACTACAAAGCTTCATTCTACCCCCTGTTGTAAAACTAGTAGTTGTTCTACTAGCGGTTTTAGTTCCTCAAGCCCAGAACCTATTCGTTTAAACTGAACGACAATATTGCTAACCGATGTCTCATCCACATTTATTCCACCAAAGATTATTTCTAAATCCACTAAAGCAGAATGTATCCTCAAGTAGTTGGCACAGATATTGGTCACTTCTGCATCTTTTAGAATATACGATCTACACGTCATTTTCTTCCACACCATCCTCAACATCCCACCAGGTCACCCAGCTATCTTCTTTACGCCACTCTCCATCTGTGCACCAAAAATCTGCGGCATTGAGCCTTGCCATGTTGTCCCAATGGCATCGGTACAAACCACTTACCTCAGAATAAACACCAAACCTACAAGTTTTACAAAACATTTTTTTTCTCCCATACTCTCTCAACTTCTATTCTTATTGCTTCATGCATCGCATCAGCTATATCCTCATCGGCTTCCATAACTTTATCCCGTAACTCTCTGACACCCTCGCCCATCTTCTCACTCAGCTTCATCACTGTGGCTAGTATCGTGCGCGCATTAGCCATGTTATCGTACAGCTCATTGTAGTTATCCATCATTTCCTCCATATTATATGTTCATCTTTAGTTGTATCGTGGAAAGTTACATCCAACATGATATCGAAAGTTCTCATACCGATATTATAGTAGCCCTCTCCAGTAACATCCACCAAGTAAACATAATTTCCTGCTTCGATTTCATCCAGATGTTTACCTAACAACTGTCCACAAAACTCGTTTATATTAACGCTGTCTTCAATGCAATCTATTGTAACCCTATACCCTAACTCTATTGTAGACTGTGGTGATGCTTCTGGATTATAAATAACAATTCTCTTCTCAGTGTTGGCATATGTAGCCAGCATCATCTTCTCATTTTTAGTGAAGACAAAGAATTTGGGTACCCTCGACTTCATTTCCGCCAGCAGCTCCAACATTAGTTACCTTCCTTACGGTGGACTCTTAAAATTGTATCATTTCTTCTGCAGTAACCATCCTCCTCACCATAATAATCATCGTCTGCATCCCAGAAGAACTCCTCGTCTAGTTTCTCATTTAATGCAATTAGACTTTCTTGCATTGCTACTTGCCTTGTTAACACACGCTGGAGCATATCTAAGATTGTATCAATTCTGTTGTTAAGCAGCTTCATCTCGTCTTTCATCATAGCCCTCCCCATATGACCCAGTGTGGAAAAATCCAGTGGAGAACGAGTATTATTAATATCACCGGCAACGCCCATCTGACGAACAGTGCTATCCCCATTAGTATGATAATCAGCACTGCCCAGATTGTTATAAAAATAGTAGCCAGCGCCAACTCAAGTACATCTTTCATTTTCCTTCCCATTCTTCTGACATTAATACTTTATAATTACTGTCATCCAGCATCGCAAATATCTTTAATAGAGCTACTATATACGTAGTAACTCCAGGACATGTAATGGGGCACTCTGATTTTTTATTATCCCTTAGTTGTTTTATCGCCCATATCACATTCATTCTCGCGAGTCCACCTATTCCAGCATAAGTCTTTAGTCGGAAAACATTTACAATTACTAAATGAGTCACCCAACATCATGCCACACTCATCCCATGTCGGCTTCTTCTTATAATCTGCCCCTTGATACCACCATGCCGGGCAGGTATAGTTCCGCATCTCACTACCGGGCGGGAATGGTTTATTAGCAACCCAGTCTGCGTAAGGCATACCCCCGAAAGAGGGTAGTTGTAGAGTAGGATGGGAGCCACATACTATTCCTGGATTGAACTCCAATACCGTATCCACATCGAACAGCGGTAGTCTTTTTACCGGTGGATCATTGTACTGAAGCTTGAACACATTCCAGCCTTTACCATGACAATTATGACACACTACTGCGAAGCCTTCTCTTTCTGCCATACCTTTGAATAATCCAGTACCTCTACAGCTAGGGCACTCTCTTTTAATTTCTATAATATGGTCCACATTTTCTCCTTATGGGATGGGTAGTGGGATTCGAACCCACAGTCGCTTGAGCCACGGTCAAGGGCTTTACCACTTAAGCTATACCCACCATAGTTATTCTCTCAACATCTTTTTATTAGATGTTCTTCTACCATGTCCAAGTAAAGAGATACAACACAGATACCTCCGAGCAGCATACCAAGAAGCAACCCGCCTACGAAGGTTAGAATAAGCCATCCATCTTCCATCTTATTTCTCCTTCAATAGATATTTGTTGTTTATGACTTTGAAGCCCAGCCAGTGCCCATCAAGTGTATCAGTCTTAATTGGTTCGCATGTTCTTACTACAATCCCTTCTCGTTGGTTGTTAGTGCCGGTGTAGACACCCTCAGCATACTCTAGCCACTGGTCTATTGTCATCTCATCGTAGCCACCATACCCTATGATGTCTACTGTCTTCAATCCCAGCTCTGTGCAAAGTTCCTGCATAGCATGAACCGAGAGATACTCTCCACTAACTATACTAATTATGTTAAAGACGTATATGTCAATCTCTTTCAGCTCCATCTTATTACTCTGAATACCTGGACCAGCTAGCTCTCCTTGAATCACAATGCCCCCATCAGTCATGCGAGCCATCTTTTCTTCTAGGTTGTACTTAAGGGCTACCTTCCAATGTCCATTGCCTTCAGCTCGCTTTATGTTCAGGTTCCGGCTACATACACCGAACGGTTCATCTATGGTGGGGTTATAGTAAATAGAACTACTAGTTCCGTCAATCTTTGTAGACACATAGGCTCGTTTCTCAAGCATCTCTTCTAGCAACTCAGGGTATGCTTGAAGCCTGAATTCATCAGTCTTTGGCACATACCAAGGTCTACGTCCAATCACTTCCCCATCTAACTGAAGGGGTATTGGTTCAACATACTTATTGAAGCCCAGCGCCTCAGTTAAGTCATCGCCTACGTTAACACTATCATCTAGCCCCATTTCTTCTAATCCCATAATCAACCCTTGGGATATAGTGTGCCTCATATTTATGGTTCTAACACGAAATTTATACTTTCTAAGGAACTCAAACACTGGGATATCTGGGACAATAGTGTCAACTTCAATGTAAACAATCTTATCTCCAGGTTTAAATTTATCTTTGGGGCAGACCACATTCCAACCAAGTACTCTCACCTTCTCTATTCGGTCAGCGCCTGGTATCGGGTTCACCTCTGTTACAACTTGTATGCTGGTTAATTTTCTCTCCATTTTACATCCTTTCTACTGTAATCATATATGTATCGGTAAAATCATCAAAAAACACCTCAACGTTAGCATCCCTGAATGGGATGACTGTCTCAATTGCATTACCAACAAACTCTTCGTTCCTAGTAGCTTTAAGTTTAAGAACCAACGATGCTATGGTATTGAGTAGGCTTCTTTTATCGTCACTTACTTTTAATTCTGGCATTTCGTTTCCTTTCAGCTTGCTTCTTCGATTGATAGTTGTGGCAGCACCATTCACTACAATATATTTTACTCACTCTCCATGTTGAGAAGGTCTCCCTGCAATTAGGGCACACCTTCTGCATTATCTCTGTTACCCCATGTTTTCTTCTTTGGTTTTGTAACCACCACCTTCCACTACATCTTGTGGTACAGAACCGTTGCCCCGCCTTCATATCCTCGCACTCGTTTCCACACTGCTCACACATAGGCATCAGAAACCTCGCTCGACCCCATCAGTTGTCACTTTATCTCCACCCCAGATGCCTTTGTAAGTATCTGTGCTTCCGGCTGTAAACTTGTGGAACATTACAGATGCAAACCTAGCATACTTCTCTAGTTTTATACCCTGACTGTGATAGACTACTAACCCTGTTCTGAGTTTGCCTTCAAAACCAGGAGAGATTCTAGAGCATAAGACATCAACACCTGCATTGAAGAATGAAGTACGTGGGTATATAATACCACCAAGATACGGAGGTAATTTCACTGACTCACGAGATTGGATTATGAATAGAGTAGTTCTTATAGTGTAGTAGGGTACATCCTCTCCTGTGGAACCTCTGACAATCTCAAAACTACACGGTAGTTCATAGACATCATTTATGATGCCCCACTTAGCCGCAGAGGGTAAACTTCTATCCCTTCCTATAAATGCTGCCTTCCCAGAATCTATCCGGTAGATTTCATTTATAGATAAATCTACTGCACTGCCCTCTATAAAATTAACAGACTCATCTGATATATCATCTACTAAATCAATAGAATCTATTAAATTCCTTATACTTTCGGCGCATAAAAACAAAGTAACCTCCTGTAATGTTTACATTATCTTATTATCGGTCTTGTTAAAGCATCCTCAACAGACCATTTGTTTAATCTATGTGCAAGTGTTCCGTTGCCCATTCCCAAATGCCTTTCCCATTGTGTGATAGTCTTCCTTTCACCCTGAAACTCTATCCAACGATTACGTCTTGTGTTAAGGCACTGCTCCCCATGTGTACTCCAATGACAATTTTCCTTGCAATAATCTCCGTCGTTATCTTTTCTATCCAGTGTCATTCCGTCGGGAACATCGCCCATATCTTCATAAAAGTTTTCGAATGATTCCAACCATCTAAGGCAAACTTTAATACCTCTACCACCATAATTCTTATAGTTTTTATTATTAGAATTGTTACATCTTTGTAGCATATCACCCCAGCACTTAAAAGCCCTTGTTCTTACCCTAGATTTAGTCTGACCGTGTGTAGTGAATCTCTTCCTCACTTGTTCCTTACCATAACAACCACAGGATTGTGTGTTCCCACTTTTTAAATCACCAGCACAGACTTTTTTTATACTCCCACAATCACAAAGACAGTTCCACATAATCTGATGATGTTTATTTTTACCAGCAAGTTCTTGCACGGTTAATCTGTTAAACTTCTGTCCTGTTAAATCAATAGGTTTACCCATCTTGAAGTATGAGTGCCTCCCCTTGTGTTTAAAATTCCATTACTTAATCATTATATCACACTTTTTCGTTTTCGTCAAGCTCTTCTTCGACATTGACTTCCGTTAAAGTACCGTACCACTTCTTGTAGTAATCTACCTCTGCGAGAGTGACATGCTCCATTATAACTCTCCCGGTTTCCGGAGCGGTCATGGTGTATCTTTTTTCCTGTTCTCCCGTTATAATGAAATCCTCCTTCTCACCGGATAGGTGAGCGCCCTTTCCTCAGACCAACCCAATCCATGCAGCCTTTTTCGTAGAGTAGATGCATTCATGCCTAAGCTCCTAGCCCATTGTGCTTGCGTTTTTGTTTCACCCTTATATGAAATTTTATCATTATTTCTTTTGTTATTTTGTTGTTGTCTTTGTGTCGCCCATCTACAATTTTCTGGCTCGTAGTTACCATCGTTGTCTTTCCTATCCAATGACATGCCATTGGGACAATCACCCATGTCCCTATAAAAACTCTCAAAGGATTCAATCCATTTAGGACACACTATAATACCGCGCCCGCCGTAGTTTTTATATCCTGGATAATTTATATTAAAACATCTATTTTTCATCTGAATCCAAGCTCTATACTCTTTACTTGGTATCTTATTCCTCTTATGTCCATGTGTTGTATGGTTTCCCTCTTTAGCTAAGCAGCCACAGGACTGAGTATGACCATTCCTTAAACTACAGCCGAGAACTATCTTAGTGTTACCGCAAACACAGATACAATTCCATGTGAGTTTTTTATTAACACTACCTGCAAACCCCTGCACTTCTAACCTACCAAACTTTTGTCCGGTTAAATCAGTCATTTCTATCTATTTTCCTGTTTTCCCAGATAGCTAGCATCTTCCTGATCTCCTCTGCCCTTTCTACTGAGAGTACAGGGGTCTTAATTAATCGGGCTGCAGGTACCTTCACATCTATCTCTTCCATCTTTACTTCGTCTTCCACCAAATCCTCCTAAAAATATGGCTCGAAAATTTCGAGCGTTTCAGTGTTTGCTATCCGATGATTCAATATCGACTCGAAGGATAACAAGCCTACAGGTGAAAATGCTTCACCATCCCATTGCCTACACAACCATTTACCATTTATACAACGGTACCCAGAAGGAAGTTGTACCGTGTTTGCTGGTCCTGTGAAACTACATATAAGATATTCCTCTTCCCCATCGCTCTCTTCCATCCTTACCACATAAATGCACATCCGGCAATTTACCATTGTTCTTAGTATCTCTCTCGACTCATCCTCTATTTGCCCTCTAATGTTAATATCTATCATATTTTCTCCTTACATTCTGAAACAAGACACGCCTAAAAGCGTATTGTTGTTTGTACGAACAGAATTATCATTTGTGTCCGGTGCTATCATATCAGTCCTTCCCATTTTTTTTACTTCTGATAACACCATTGAAGACACGATGTATGTCACATTTTTTTCTGGTTTGGGTAGTCCTTTTATACTTGTAACACGTCTCCTAAAGACCGGGATACCTTGAATTGTTCTATCCAACTCTGAAACAAGTTGGGTTCTTGCAATTGTACCACTCTGTGGTATTACCATTATCTCTTTACCCCCTTGGTACACGTGTACCGCGTGCGGCGTTAGATTGACCAGCTTCTCCATCATTAGCTCCTCCTTTTGAGACTAAGTGATAGCACATCTTCCCCGCGCTCTCCTATCTCCTCTATCACAGAGGCTCCGAGAGCAGAGCGAACCTCACTAATGCTCACTTTAGTAGTAGCTACGAACAATTCGTTGAACTTCTTTGCCGATGTGTAATTCTTTTTCAGCCACCTTACCCATGTCTGTGGATGTATCCCCCACACTTCACGCTCAGAAAACACAGCTTTGAAAGTGTCACCATGAATCTCTTTCATGTCACTGGTATAGACACTCTTTATTGCTTTCTTTATCTCCTCTAGCTGTTTGGTGAGACCCTTTATCTGCTCGTCGAGTTGCCCCCCGTGCTCTATCATACTCACGAGAGTATTAGTTTCTTGCTTCACTCTTGCTTTCTTCAGTTGAATTACTTTCTCTTCCATTAGTTTCTCCTTTTTATATTTTCTTCATCACAATGATGAACCCTATCAACAGTGCCAATATTAGTTCAATCATCTAGATTTACTCTACCAGCCAGCAGCTTTCCATCAAATATAAGAGGCTTTTTTACAGTACCTTTTATATCTAGCTCCTTAAACAAAAGTCGTGAGTGCAGAACGCGTGAATTCTTACTCACCTTGTATAATTTGTGGGCTCCCTCATCTGATGGTCCGCATATAGCTATCCAGAAAGTCTTTGGTTGTTCATCATCCACAATGATTTGTGCAAAGTCAGCTCTACCACTACGAAAATAATCAAGCATGAGTTGCACACCTGCTTTGTTAATACTTAAGCTGCTGTACGTAGCATTCATAGATACCCCAGCCGCCTTCATCCTACTGTTGCCTCCAGTTAAAACCCTTATCATATTATTCCTTTCGCCATCGTTGACTTCTCATGCATATAGGGCAATCAATACTCTGTCGTCTAACAAGTCCATGTTGCCAACACAGCTCTGATGAGTCGAATTGATTAGGTTTATATCCTCTCGGTACTCTTAATACAATACCACGATTGGTTAGCCATCTAAGCGCACCGTATGCTGATGTGGAATCCAAACCAGTGTATGCCATCACCTCCCCTAGAGATACAGACCACCTGTTTGTTGCTTGTCTAGCGTAATAGATACTTTCCACGGCTTTATATGCTTCCTTCCTCCTGCTTCGTAATTCATCATTAGTAGGCATTAGAAAAACCTATCATTATTGTTATCATTATACATAGAGCCTGTCATAAAACCAGCACCAAACTCGGTATCTTTGCATTTATTTCTATCGCCCATGATTAGCCCGACTAAACATAGGTATACAAATAGACCAAGTACGAGTATTATTATTGTCCACATATTCCGTCCACCAATCCTTTCGGTAGTTGTCTACGATATTTGAGTAGTATTTTCTTACCAGCTTTGGCTTGTTTTTGTGTTAGGTATTTTTGTGATGCCAAGCTTTTTCCAAATACACTGTCATATTTGTTAAACCCTGAATCATCTTTGTTAAATGCTCCGTCACACCGCGTTGCTAAAATTTTCAATGCAGATAGTATATCATCAATCTGCCTTATTGTCAACACCTCATTCACTTCTTTCGAAATTGGCTTGACAACTTTCGGCACTACTACAGGTTCCGGTATATCCTGTTTATGGTTTACTACTTGGTCTATCACCTCCTGTTTTTTTACTATCATCTTTGCCATCTTTGCATCAATACTCCCCTCATAAACTAAGTGCTGTATGAGGACAGGATTAACTGCACCGATTCTATGTATTCTATCTTCACATTGACTGATGTTCCCCGGTACCCAATCCTGCTCCGCAAAGACTGCTAGGCTGCTGGCTGTTAATGTTATTCCAACTCCTGCTGCTTGGATATTTCCTATAAACATCATACAGTTAGGATCGGTTTGAAATTTGTCAATGTTTTCCTGCCTAACTTTCAATGGTGTCTGCCCTGTCAATGTTACAGAACCAGGGAACGCTTTGTTTATTGCAGCGATGACATCTGCATGGTGAGCAAACACAACCACCTTCTGATCGTTGTCCATTAATCCGCCTAGATACTCTATGACTGCGGGTAACTTCGCAACAGCAGTCTCGTGGCGAATCCTGGAGAGGTCTGAGAAGACAATCTGCTGTGCCTCTCTTAATAAATTAACCGCTAATCTGTAAGCGGCTTCATCTTTCGACACTAATGCTGCCGCTGCATCATCATTAAGCTTCTCCATTAATGATAGTCTTTCCTCCCACACTCTCCTTTCTTCTAATATCATAGGTTTAAGTTTATCCGGTAAATCAAATTCAATCACCTGTCTTGTTTTTGGTGGAAGCTCTGTAAGTACTTCATCTTTCATCCTACGAATCATTATTGTGGACCGGAGCCTATCACCAAGCTCTTTTAAGTTAGAACCCCCAGTCGCATCCCATCCCCACCTACCCATGTGCCCGGCACAATATCGTGATGTAAAATAACCATATGAGAACCAGCTAATAGGGTCTAACGCACGAATGATGGACCACAGTTCAGACGGGCGATTGACAATAGGAGTGCCTGTCATCATGATTCTCTTCTTTGCTGGTATAGGAAAGATTTCCCAAACCTTCAATTTGCTATTCCATTTACCTAAAACATTCTGACAACGCTGGGTCTTGGGGTTCTTTAAGTAATTCACTTCATCACATACTCGTAAATCCCATTCCTCCTCTCTTAGTTTGTTGTACCATCTCTTCAGTACGTCATAGTTTATCAAAACTATATTAGTCTCAGGAAAATATGTACTATCTGCAATGCCCACACTCAATGGACGCATCAACCACTTGGTAAGTTCATTTCTCCACATGAGTTTTAGTGAAGCCGGGCAGATTATTAACACTCTATTGATGCTTTCATCCATATTAATAACTCCTATAACCTGCGGGGTCTTACCTAAACCCATCTGGTCAGCTAGTAGGACTGCATCTCGCTTCAACATATACTCAATACCAGCTCTTTGAAAAGGATATAATGTAAGTCCTGATGGCTCCGGTACCTGGAAGTCTGTTTCTGAGGCTCGTGATTCCTCCTTTGTTTCCATCAGGTTTTTTAGTTGTTCTTTGGCAGCGTTGGTAGCGTACCTATATAATTTCATAGCGTTGGCAGGGAACCTGGTCCACCAAGTGGCTTTATCCGGGTCCCACTTGAATCCTGCGCTCTTTGCCAAGTCTTTTTCACCATATGTGCATTTAGCAAAGAACGCATTTTGCTTATAATCAAGGATCATATTACTTCCCCCGGAAGTATGGCACCGCGCAAGTCAGCCTTATTCTTCGGATAGCTTTCAGACAGTTAATATCTAACATCTCAAAAGCATCCACCAGCTCTTCACTAACTCCGAGTCCTTCACATGCTTCCTTTATATTACTGATACTCTCATGTAATGTATCAAAATTTATCACCAAACTCTCCCTCAGCTCTTTATTTTCCATAACCCCCTACTCCTTTCTTTTTAATTCACGGTCATATTGTTATCTGTATTAAGCTCTAACTCAGACTGTATCATATCAACTAATGCTAGTGTTGCACATCCTATAATGTCTGCATTAGGCATTAATGTTTCAACATCAGCCCCTAGTGAATACTTGATACTATCATCGGTTAAATCTACTATTCTACTAATAGCTCCACCAGCCATAGTAGAAGACGATTTTGTAGCTACACCCACAACAAGATAGAGTAGCATCATTACTAGGTGAGCCTCCTCCTCGTTAGTCATGCTCTTGAATTTAGCAACAAGTTTATGTGCATACGTTTCATCCAGCTCTCCCTTGCACCGTTTCTTACTTACTTCTATCAGTCTGTCAATTGATTCAATCATATTTACCTCCCTCAAAAATTGCTTCTCCATACAAATCATCAAGTGGTCCTTCAAATTCCCATCTGCATTGGTAGTTACCACATCGGTATATACTTGATAAGTATTGCGTGCCTACCAAATCAAAGGTATCAATAACACCCTCAATTATAGCTAGACGCACCCCATGCTGAACCAGTTCCTCAAGGAGGAGTTCATCCCCCCCACAATCAGGACATTTGAATTTTCCTTCAATCATCTTCTTCCTCCGCTTCCACTTCAAGGTCAAGACACGCATCTTCCAGACTTGCCATTGTTTCATATACCATATCATACTCACCGCTTATGCGACGAGGCATGTCGCCTTCATACTTCTTATCAAAATACTCCTTTATTTTTGTGAGAATTGATATATCACGTTCCAGTGACCTTCTAACTTCAGCATATACACCATTTCTTTCTCGTAATCTCATTTGTCCTCCAGTTCTTTTATTTGTTCTTCTACCCAACGAAGCGCCCTATCAAAACCATTTCTGTACGAGTTTGTGTATGCCATATGATCTGTCTCAACCAGCACATCGTCTGCAGTAGTGAGATAGATACGATTTTCAAGTTCTCTCCATCGTTCTTTTGGTCTCATCTTAGCCACCCCCTCATAGTATACCAGTACCCTGCTTTACCCTTGATTTTTACTTCAACCACAAGTCCTGAACTATCTGTGATTTCTACAGTCTCGTTGTATGGAATGCCTACGGAAGCACCTATTGCTCCAGCCTGAAACGCCGGAAATAAGTCTCCCTCAACTGCTGCTTCAACCACCTCTATTAATATAGCGGGTGATACATAGAAAGCAGTTAATGGTTTGATATTAGTTCGCATAGTTTCACCAAATGCCGAAAAACATAGCAATAGTGAAACCGCCACTACCAGAAAAAATTTCCTAGAAAAATTCCTCATTTGTATACCTCTATTTCATCAAGATAATACTCAGATGGGTAACTACTATCACCCATATTGGCACAATCTTCGTCGTGTAGTTGTTGTTTATATTCTCTAGCTGCCTCTTCCGTTGAGAAGAGTCTCATCAAAAGCGCGCCATCCATCTCTCCATCATCATGCCAGACCGACCAGACTTTCATTCTGTTATCTCCTTTTCTGTTAGTGTACCAGCAATAAGCAGCCTCTCCAGGTTGAGGTGTGAGTGCCAGTCACAATCAGCACATACATACTGTGAGTTTAATGGGTCTTGTGTTTGCCCTTCATAGTAGTCAATCATTCCAGGGTCTCCCAGATGCCACATTTCTTCTATGTTGGTTTGAATAATATCTTCTATCCGAAGCTCATGATTACCACAAATAGGACAAGTGAATACCAATATTGTCTTTTCTTTCATTTTACCCTCCCCTCATACTTTTTTATAATTCTATTAACTGTTATTGCTGGTCTCTGACCTTCCATATACGCTGGGACCCAGTTGAATCCTTCGAAGAATCCTGTAACTGTATAGTACCCAAGTTTTTTGACTAGTTGAGCTTTAACCTGAAGTTTCCAGTAATCAAAACCTTCAGGATATTTCTCAGGTGGTACCATTTGGTTTTGGCATAACATGTACGGATTATGGTTTGGGTCTCCTTTTTCAAAACAGTCTCTGCAAATGATAGAACTAAGTTGGTGATAGTGGTAATTAACCTTAATACTATTTGTAATTCTATCAACCATTTTGCTGCAACAAGAACATCTCCATGTGCCTGGGTTTACATTGGGAAATTTAGGTATTTTGCTGACATCTGCTCTCTTCATTATTTCTTACCTTCTTTCTTTCTTCTTTTACTCTTTCTCTAAAACTACACAATTCATGATAATCACTGTTCGTTTCGATTTTGCTGATGTTTCTAAGAACATCTGTTATTTGCATCATTCTAGTGAGGATACGTGGGAAGCTTTCTTCAACAGCACCCTCTTTAAGATCCGTTTGTGCTTCATCAAGCAAGCAATCAAGATCACTGTAAAGCCAATCACACAAAATCTCCATGTTTTTCATTCTACCCTCCCTCCATAACAAGAATTAAAATTGTGAAAATCCTCAATCAGACTCTCTGCTTTAACTGCTTTCTCGATGTTAAAGTTATCCCATACAAAATCTCCTCTCCCTACGTGCATTAGTTGATTCACCATCTGCTCATTACACATAATATTTACCTTCTCTCGTTTCCTTGTAATTGTTGCAAACTGACCGTCGTATACACCAGGACCTCCCACTTCTATACTAATGGAGTCAAATTCACATATTATCTTAATATCAACCCCGCCATTCCTGAAAACTGCTCTGACTAAACCATGTGGGTTATCTGTGGTTATTTCGTGTACCTCTGCCTCATTGAGATACTTGGATTCATACTTTGCTACTCTAGCGTACATATCCTTCTCCTTTCTCTTTAAGGTAATCAGTCACTTCTTCCTGCCAACCAGTAGCACTCCCCCACTCTTCACGTCCGAATAATATCTCTCTTTGTGGTCGCATTACCGGCACATTTAATATCGGGACTGTTACTCTAGCTACCCTCTCTCCGAAATGAATGAAGTTTTGATATACTTCTTCGCTGATGTATGTTCTACCATTACCAGCATCGTCAAGTAATTCAAACTCGAATATTGGTCTGTTATACAACGTGCCGTTAGGTCTCACGGAAAAACCAGGGTTCCCTTTGTAGGTCACCCCATATTGAACAAGCACTGATAATCTGCTTTCAATATTAACTCTAGTGTTTATTGAGCCTCCGCGCATCTCTAAGCTAGATTGTCTATTCATACGCTCGTCGAGTATGTCAACATGGAATGTGTTGTTATTCATTGTCCCTCCATAGTTTTACTTTTGGTCCTAAAGCTGCCATACTTCTAGCAAAACCTGTCTCTGCCACAAAGACACCTTTTGTTACATGACCGAGATGATATGTTTTCCAAAAACTATTATCACTTCCATCTGTCACAGTAATTGAAAAAACATCCTCACCTTGCTCATTCACATAAGCTACAACATTAACACCGAGCCTTTCTCCGTTTGCTTCTGTTCTAAGTCCAGTATGTTTTCCTCCACATCTAGTAACTTCTGAGGTGCTACCACACACCAAGCCTCTGAATCGTGCCATGTTATCTCCTTTCCTTCTTGGTTTTGGTACCATGCCAATAACCTTTCCGAACCTCTGGTTTATCACCCACCCAATAATTACCGTATGGTCTCGGTAGTCGTCGTAGCAGTTTTACTGTCTCTTTCACATCTTCCCAGTTGCAGTCATCATGGGAGCATCTATCTGAGTCTAGTTCTAGTGACTCATCCTTCTTAATTAGCAGCCTAGCTATACTAAACTTATTATCTCTGCATATAACACTCAATCCTCTCCCGTTCTCAAAGCGATAAATCTTATGCGTTAGCGTCACGTTCTGCCTCCTTTTTTAATTTCTCTTTTAAGATTCGACGGTTATAGGCTTTCTTTTTATAGAAAACTTGAGTGAATCTGCTCCAGGTATACCACTTCTTCTCCTTCTTCAGTTTCATCGTAGTAACCCTCCTCATAAAAATCCTCATCGCTCCATCCGTCTTGGTCCTCCACTCTTAGAGCCTTTTTTTCTTCAAGATGTAAATCCAGAATGTGTATCTCATTTGAGTAATTCCACACTTCCTGTGTATCGGCTAGTTCTTTATTATAGCCGCGAATTAGCTGCTCATAATCACGCATTTTCACAAACCCCCGTTGTTAATTAACGATAAACCCTCCCGCTCTATTAAAGACCTTCCATCCATTTTGTATTATCAGATTCCCAGTTATTTGCAATATCATCCTCATCCCAAACTGTAGGGTATTCGTCTTTGTCAGGTACTCTAGGTTCAGTTGATGACCAGTGTGGGAGTCTACCTTTGCTTGTATATACTTCTACTAAACTTCCAGTCTTTGATTTGTATGTGTAACCAGTTCCACCATAACCATATATACCATCCCATTTATTCCATTTATTCTCAACATATACGTGAGGAAAATGCCTCTCTTTGTGAAGCTCATGGAATACGAAAAAGTTAGCCAGGTTATCAATCATTTCTTCTACTATCAAGTAAGCTCTCTTACTGTGACCATCGTAGGACCCTATCCCTATGTTCATGAATGAACATCCAATCTCTTCCAGTCGGGATATATCAGAGAAGGTTCCACTCCCCATTTTGAAACCAGCCTCTTTTATCCTTGCTTCCCATGCTTTATTATCAAAGTCATAGGTCACTACATCATGCCCACCACGGTCGAACTCTACACCCCACATATACTTCTTACTCGTGTAGAACTCTGATGCTGTTGATGATCCAGTCTCCTCACCAGTAGTGAGAAGCACATCAACATTTATTCCTAATTTAGGGAGCAAATCCAGAATGATATATACTCCCGCTCTATCATCCAAAACGGGGCTGAATACAAATGTCTCATCCCCTACTATTGTGTGCTTAAAATGGTCCGAATCCTGCACAGAATCCAGATGTGCTACAGCTAGTATTGTTGAATTGTTATCTAAATAGAAACACGGTCTATTGTTGGTACCGAGCATCTCAAAACCTTGTGTCAACTCTACTTCGCTAGCATCACAGCATCGTTTGAACTCCTTAAAATCAATTAACCTTCTTATTACTTTAGCTGCTCTATCCGCAGCTTCTTGTCTCTTGCCTTTCATGCTGCCTCCTCTTCTTCAATTAATACTGCACAATATTTGCATATATTGTCCTCATTCAAGTCATCAAAGTGATGAAGTTCATCACATTCTGGACAACAGGAATACATCTCTTCTACACAAACTTCACACACATATGATCCATCCGCTGTCTCTGTGACTGTATTTCGTCTTACAGATTCATTACAACAATCACAATCTCTATATAAATCCTCATAACAACTTCTGCATAAACACTCATCCTCACCGTTACAATCCTCTGAATCGAAAACATTATTACAATGGTCACAAGTGAAGTAATGTTCATCATAACAATCCTGACAAATGTGTGCATCATCTCCCCTGGAATAAATCATATTACCTTCATGATAGTATTCTTCGCAACATACACAATATGTCCCAGAGTTAGACCATCCTCCACCAGTGCAGTTGAAGATTCTTTCGGCATCTTCTGATTCATTCCGAAAGTTTCCGGCACTATCTCCCCAACAGAATGTATCCATATACGGGTAATATCCATTAGATGGTAATTTGAGACTTACATATAAACTATTCTCTCCGTGTGTATAAACCTGATCATCATGTGGAGCACCTTGATACCTCCTGGTATCATATCCATTACGACTTGCCCATTCACGAAAGAGTTGAATGTGATTACCACAATCATCGGGATAAATTCTATCCATATACTTTATATTATCTTCACAATTCCACAGTAAGGCACGGCAGGTTTTCTCCCCGTTTACATATGTCAGCATTGATATTTTATCAGGATTTTCTGCATAGAGGAGGACATACTCAGAGCAACCGCCAGTCATACAAGATGAACCACCTACACAATCACGGTAGGCTTGCTTTATAGCATCGCCTTTTATCACCTTGAATCGTGTAGATTCACCATTTAATGCTGCGAATACGTTAGCAGTGAAGTAAGTTGACTTTTCTTCGATACCCATCTTTCGAGACAGAAATCTCCCCAATGTGGTTTTAGTTCTGCGACCATGATTGTACCTTTGGTTATCTTTATCAGAATAGGATACCATTTCTTCATTGTCGCTAGACTTACCAAGTAGAAATTGATTACTGTAAAGAAGTTGTTGGATGGGTGTCATAAAAGAAGGAAATTTAATACACGCTTCTCTCATTGCTGCGTGCAGCTCATAGAACCCTTTCTGCCATTTTCTTGCGTTTCTCATCGTCCCTCCGTTTTTTTGTTTCTACCCAATAGCATATCACGTTAAATCTTCGGTGTCAAGAAATATTTTGTTCTCGGCTTGAAGTTCCTCTGCAATCTCATAGAGTTGGAGTATAGCATCATATACTGTTTGATATTCTCCGTTCTCCCCTATATCCTCATCTTCAATCTCTGCGAGTGCCTCCTCAAGCTTCTCTGCAATCAGCCACATCCTTGTGCTGCACTTCCCGTACAACTCCATCCTTGCAAATTTCGATCTGTATGCCATCTTTCCTCCTTAGCCTTTTATTTGTTTCTATCGCTTCTATTATATTATGCTCTAAAACTTCGATTTCATCTATGATTCTATATTTTAGTTCATCCATTATACCTCCTGCATGTTGTCTGTTATATCACTCTCATAGAATGTATGCCATCCACAATTAGGACAGTAGAAACTATCTAGATGGGTTATAGTGGTAGTACCCTCATCAACCATTGGTACTCCATCTTCGATAAACATACATGCATCAGCCCTAAACTCCACACTTAGTTCATTATTGCCACATTCAGGACATACAAATTCTCTACTCATTTTACCTCCTCAAAATCTTCGACAAACTTGACACAACGGTTAAATTCCAAGGTGATACCTTCTTTCATAGCCTCGTTTCCTATATCTAATGTAGCTATGATTCTATAAATATGTTTTTCTCGCTGCTCTATACGTTTTATAAGTTTTGAGATGACTTCAAATACTAGTTGTGGAACCACAGCCGGGTGAAACTCCAAGAAGAAATTAGATGGTATTAAAAAGTTTAGTGGATACGATTCAAAATACATTGTGAATTTGCCTTCATCGTGTTTATACACAACAAACTTACTCTTCACTGCATTATCGTCCGAGTACCAAGGTTTGCCGGTTGAAGTCAACTCTGTAATCTGTTCTAATGTTGGGGCGGTCATTTCACACTCCTTTGTGCTTCTACCCATTTTTCGGCATATTCTTTAGCTTCTCTCAGTAGATTGAACCATTCTTTCTTGACTACCTTCCAGTTTGCGGTAGCCGCATCCCACTCTCTTGAAAAGATTGTTAGTCTCCACTCGCCTAGCTGTTTGTCAATATTGCAGGTAAACTTCTTTGTGTGTATAAACCAAGTGCTACATGCTATTTTCCATTTCATTTTCTTTGCTCCTTCACTTTGGTTGGCGTACATGGGCGGGATCGAACCACCATTTTCCCATACAGGATGGGCTGTCCTATTCCATTTAGACGACATGAACGTGGTTAAACTATCCTGATGTAGCATAAGAATGGGATTGTTTTCTCGTGCTTCTCAGCTTCTTCTCTAGTCTTAAACTTGCCAAGCGATAGGCTCGTTCCTTTTTTCAGCGGTAGCATCACTTCGAATTTCCGCTTCTTTTCTTTGCTCATCTTGTTGTCTCCTTAATTCCCTCAGTTCTTCAGCGCACCATTCCTGAATGATTAGTGAATGATAATAAAATATCTGCTCTGGTGTCATCCTCTTCTCCTTGCTCTTCTTGTTTCATATTTCTCTACTATGTCTCCATAGGTAGAGATCGTTAGTGTATTTGTTGCTGAGTCGCAAATGAAGGTAGTATTGTAAGTATCACCTGCATTTAGATACATGAATCTGAATCCACCACCGATTTCAGGTATAAACTCCACACCATGAAACCCCAGTAATTCATTGAGGTACAGCATCATCAAATCAACAAGCCGTAACCCAAACATACGGTCTTTCAAAACACTTGTAAGAACCCATATATCAAACACCCCTTCATTATCCTTAAGCAGACTCCACAGGCGGACTTCTTCTGACATTGGGTAAGCTAGCTTACAAGTTTTTATCAACTCCGCAAGCTCTTCTCTTGTGAATTTAGCTTTAAGATTCATTCTGTCTCCTTCTGTATTCTCGTACTCGCTCTTGGAGAAGCTTCTCGCCAAAGGTTTTGTCAGGGACTATTCCCTTGGCGATTAGTGTATCTCCAGTGACAACTTTCTTGACTCCCAATACCCTCTTTATGATATGGCAATGCTTAACATATAAGCTCTTGTCATATCTCCCCGCCCCCTCAAGGTAGGTCAGTCTAAGAAACTTAGACGTGCCTACCTCTATCAATCGTATCATCCTGCCGAGTCGCATTTCATGAAGCACTTTCAACTTCATGTGCAACGTCATGAACTTACAGGCGAAAGTGGTTAATTTCTTAGGCATCCTGAGTCTAGTAGAAAACTGCTCTATTAACTCCGTGTATTTTTGGTGCCCATTGTGGACAGGCGGAGCAGCAGAAACTCCCTTACCTAAATCATGTGTTAGTAATGCAAACCGTTCATGCAATCCCACACCACGCTTTAATATACGCATAGTGTGTTCAAATGCAGTCCCATCATGCTTATCAGGGACTTTTAGCGCTTGAATCTCAGGGAAATGCACATCAAGCAGCCCGTTTAACTCTCTAAAAAATCTATCAGGATACGGTGCTACCAGAGCTTTAACCATTTCCTGGTACACCCGTTCAGATGAAAGTGCTTTCAATTCTTCTTTCAAGGACAGCATTAACTTTCTAGTGCTAGGATGTACCTTAAATCCCATTTGTGCAGCAAATCTAGCTACTCTGTAAACCCTTAATGGATCTTCCGCGAAAGCCTTAGAGGTATGTCGCAGAAATCCCCTGAATATGTCATACCGACCACCGTACGGGTCGATTATTTTCCCATCACTTACCCGCTTGGCAATAGAGTTGATGGTTAAATCCCTTCTAACCAAATCTTGCTCAACAGTAATTTCAGGGTCTGTTTGGATTTCAAACCCGTGATAACCTGTACCATTTTTTCGTTCAGTCCTTGCCAGTGCAAGTTGAGCCGTAAGATTCCCGAAGCGGATTCCATCCATTGCCACAAGATACACCGGGAAATCTTTACCGGCAATCCTGCTAAACGGTAAGAAGCTTACGCCTGTCACCAGGTAATCCCTGTCAGCGGATTCTTCTTTACCCATTAATGCGTCACGTACAGCCCCACCAACAAGGTAGAGCTTTCCCCCAAGCTCAGTAATCATTTGGTCGAGCTGTCTTTCGTCCACGTTACTCCCCCTAGTTAATTTTCTGTGCGTAATCCCTACGCTTTTCCTCCCCACGGTAATCATCACTACTTATGCCGCGCGGCTTTAACTTACGGATTTTCCGTAGAATTGGGTACAATCTATCCGGTGTTACATCCGAATAGTGCGGTTTGCAATTAGTGAGCTGATTATAGCACGGTTTACAATTCCCGTGCTTATCAACCTGTATTACCGATATTGAGATTCTAGGTATGTAGCTTATAACTGCTCCGTACCCATTACTCATAATTATTGTTGTCACGCATTACCTCCGTGATAAGCAACCCCCCAGGAATACAGGAGGGCTGCTTCGGTCATGATTATAATAATAGTATAATATAATTTAGCACGGTCTAAATACTGCTGCCACGCTGACCACCCCCTTCACGTTGCACTGTTTAGCTACTACGCGAACATGCAACGGCATACTTCGAGCTTACCAGTCCAGTGAACGTACCGGACTTCGATTGCTTTACCTGATTTAACCGCAATCAATCCATCAGGCACGGAGTATCCGCCTTTATACTTTTTGGCAATCCTCCAGCCTTGGACTTTTAGCTTTCTTAGAATTTTACGCATAGCTTTCCTCCGTCAGAATAATATTAAGACATTCCTGCACAGCATCAGCCTGGTTAATGTTCACCAAGTACTGTTGCCACCAATACGCTTTATCCTTGTCATTGAATTGCATTTTAGCCCGACAGTACCGAACAGCCGCGTGTGCAGCTTGCTCCTCGTAATGGTCCCTTCGGTCACGCGCTTCCAGAATTTGGGTATCCTGGATTGTTGTCGTCTGCATTTTTACCTCCCACTTTTTTAATAAGTCTCCACTGAGATAATCCGCCTACCCGGTAGCTTGAGCTGCACCCGTTAGGACTTGCTTTCGGACCCTTGGAGCGTAAGCTCATCACCGCTTACCAAGGATACTTCATTATGGTGCACCATAATGCCTCAGTTTATAACAATTATCTCAGTGGAGACTTATTAAAAGTCTCCATGTCTAGTTTTTTGGATGTACTAGGGAAACCTTTATGACATTACCTGTCATAGTGCAGGGTTTTGGGGGTTTTTAGTCCCCCTTTTACATGGTTGACCACCCCCTTCACGTTATTCAGGATGGTGAATTATTATTTGGAGTAAGCATTCACCCCCAAAAAGATTTGCTTACCTCCCACTGTTGCAATCATCGGGTTACCAAGCGTTGACGCCACCTGAGTTGTTTTACCGGACTTTGACGGACCGAAGTCTTTAGCAAGATTGATTGTAATGGTAGCCGTTTTGCCGTCCTTCGAAAAGTCCACATTTACTCCGTTTCCAAATGTTTTCATTAAAAAACCTCCAGTTTAGAGCCTGGTTAGGGCTTTAGTGAGTGTTAAACACCCATCGCGGAAGCGATTAGGAATTGCCCCCGCATAAGGGCTCAACTTCTCAATAATACCTCCAGTTCTTTTACTGTCCTTGGAGGACCGTTATAAGACCAGTCCTCCACCTCTAACAATTCACCGTTCATTACCCTGAGCATAGACCCATCACTCAGGATTATGGTCGAATATCCTCTTAATTTATCCTCCACTACTATGCTGGAGGCTTTTATCTCTCTAGCTGCCGTCATCTTACAAATCCCCTTACGGCTGTAATTCGTCCAGCCGCGTCCCTTATTGCGCCTTCCGGGCTAGTGTCAGGTGCCACACAGTCGTAGCGGGTACCTTTTAACGCTGTTAATACAAGCCCACTTACGATATAGAAGTCAGGTCTATTAATTGGCGGTAGTCCTTCGACTTCACCATAAACCTGTGCATAAACTGGATAGCACGCTACCGTCCCATCCAGTACTCTTTCTGCTACTACACGGGGTACTATCCCGCTGGGCAGAAACTCCTCAATCCCAAACTCCGATTGGAGCCTAATCGGGTGAGGAGTACAGTTTATTAGCATGATTCTCCTTTTCGTAGCACGGTCTTAACCTGAAAGTGCTTTCAGGTTTTAACCCGGAGCCTTTGCGCGAGCCCATTATGCTCCGGGTATCCTTTTAACAGCATTAAAGGGACCTCCAGCCCTTAGATTAGCCTTTAACGTAGCGGTTAAGCCTATCCGTCAAAGACTTTATACGTAGGCTAACTACCGCGTTAACCGCTAGAAAGCGGCAGGCTAGGGCGGCAAGGAGTTAGCCTATCTATAAAGCCTTTAACACTTCTTTTTCTTTAACGGGGTCTGAAGTCCCCCTGTTAGTCATAAAATACAATCACCCATTTCTGGTACACATCCGGCACCGGCTTTAGTGATCATACATCTGCAGCAAGGATTGCTGATTAGGTCCATTGCCCTTTTTAGTCCCATAGCGTAGCTGCTTTCAGCTATTACGCGATTTACTGTGGCTTTAGTTTGTGTTAGTCCCTGTAAACGCTCTACCGCGTCTAGGGCTAACCCTAATTCCAATCCTAGCAATGTCTTTATTGTATTCATTAGTCGCTCCTTTAACAGTTACTTAAAACACCGTTAAAGAAAAAGAAGGGTAAAGGGTAGCTCTAAAGTGAGGTACCCTTCCCAAAGAGGTTTTTAAGCTAAGCTTATTAGTATCGTCGTTCCATCTGGCAACACTTAGCGGTATTGCCTTTTACCATTTAACGTGGTCCACTAAGTTTTCTTGCCTTTTTCTGTGGCAATTCCCCCATTATAGGAACTTAAGCGGGGTCTTTTAGTGTGAAGGCAGCACAGTTGTCCCTTAGAGGAGCCATAACTACCAATTATGGCTTTTAGTCCCTAAGCGGGTTCCTGTGTCCACAGCCAGTCCTTTAATAGTGTGGAAGTATTGCTAGTGTCCTTTTAGATGAGCGGTGTTGTGGTACAGGCATATTCCCCTGAACACACGCACAAATCTAGCAGCTTACACCGTTTCGAGGGTGTGGTCTATGTTGAGCGGGGTCGTTGCAATTTGCATTGCATCGTTCCTCCCTAAACACAGTATCTCACATCGTTTTTTGCTAGCAATCAGACGTTCCCAGCGATCGCGAGGGTCGATAATGTCGGTCGTCGCGCCCCCGCGACCCTGATCAAGCGCGCAAGGTCGACCTGGGAGCGAGGACGACCTGGGAGCGACCCTCGACCTGGGAGCGACCCTCGACCTGGGAGCGACCCTCGACCTGGGAGCGAGGACGACCTGGGAGCGACCCTCGACCTGGGAGCGACCCTCGACCTGGGAGCGAGGACGACCTGGGAGCGACCCTCGACCTGGGAGCGAGGACGACCTGGGAGCGAGGACGACCTGGGAGCGAGGACGACCTGGGAGCGAGGACGACCTGG